GTAACGATGGCGGATCGGACAGCGCGCCAAGCGATTATAGCGGCTGGCCGAACATCGCCTACACCAGCAACAAAACGTGGTGGGCAACGGGTTCAAAAACATCCGCTGCTGGCGGTGACGGAGCGCATAATAACATGCCGCCGTACTTGGCTGTTTATATGTGGAGAAGAGTAACTCATCAAGAGTATGAAGCTGGAGCTGACGGTGGCTAATATCTTTATCATTGGAATACTATTTGGCAATTAAAAATTTTAAATTTATAGGAGGAATAAATTATGGAAATGTTAACTCTAATTATCTCTTTATCAATTATTATGTGGTATATTATTGATCGCTTTAAGGAAATGTGGGAAGGCACAAAGTATGGCAAGTATATCACTATGGCTGTTTCTGCAGTGTTCGCATTCGCCATTTCTTTCGGCTTTGGCGTAGATATTATTCTTGCTCTAGGTCTTGTGCAGGAGGGATCTGTGATTGGCACAGTAATTACCGCACTTGCTTTAATGTCTGGTAGCTCTGCTGTTTCAGAAATTATTGAAAGAGTTAAGGGCGGAAAGTAATATATTGAGGTGATTTAAATGGAAATTATTGAAGCGTTTGCGACACAAAATAAATGTTATAAGATTGGTTCGACACTTACTCCAAGTGGTTTGATGTTGCATAGCGTTGGATGCCCACAGCCTAGTGCTGCGGTGTTTGCTCGTAACTTTAACCAGTATCAGCCGGGTGGTCAATCAGTTTGCGTACATGCATTTATACAAGCAGATGGTTCTGTGTATCAGACTTTGCCTTGGTTGATGCGCGCATGGCACTGCGGCGGTGCGGCAAATAATACCCATATCGGCATCGAAATGACGGAACCTAGCTCTGGAATGAGCTATGCGGAAGCGGCTGAACAGATTGCTGGGACATATCACACAGCCGTGGAATTATTTGCACAGCTTTGCAACACTTATGGCCTTAATCCACTGGAAGACGGTGTGATTATTGGTCATGCAGAAGGTCATCGTAGAGGCGTGGCTAGTAACCATGCAGACCCAGAACTTCTGTGGAACACATATGGCATGGGTTACACTATGGACGGGTTTCGTCAGGATGTATATGAAGCCATGAACAAAAATAATGGTAATGATGAAGAGGAGGAAGACGTAATGAGATACAATACTATTGATGATATTCCTAGCTGGGCAAGAGGAACTATTAGTGATATGATTGATGAAGGTTTAATTTCTGGCACTGGTGGAGGCAATCTTGATTTGTCTGCTGATATGATACGTATGCTGTATGTCATGAAGCATATGTTTGACGCATGCAATAAGCATTATGAGACAATCGAAGATATCCCATCTTGGGCGCGTGACACGGTGCAGCATTTAATCGACACTGGTGCAATTGCTGGCACTGGCAATGGCAAACTAGATATATCATACGATATGCTGCGCATGTTGGTTGTCTGTCAGAGAATGATTGATTCTAATCGTAGTACGGATAATAAAGAGAATTAATTTTATAAACAAATAGCCTATATGAAGTAGTTATATGGGCGAGGGAGTGTAGCAATACACTCCCTCATTTTTTATGGACAAAAAGGAGGGATAATATGAAAAAATTAAAAGGTGTTGATGTGAGCGAATGGCAAGGACAAATTGATTGGGATGCAGTAAAAAAGGATGAAATTGATTTTGCAATTCTTCGCTGTGGCTATGGAATGAACTTAGAAGAACAAGATGATATTTGGTTTAAAAGGAATGCTTTAGAATGCGAAAGAGTTGGTATACCTTATGGTGTGTATCTGTACAGTTATGCAGATACAGTAGAAAAAGCTGCTTCGGAAGCAACACATGTACTTAGATTGATAAAAGGTCGTAAACTTGAATATCCCGTTTATTATGATTTAGAAGACGTTAATACTACTGGGAAATGTAGTCAAGATTTAATTCTTCAAATGTCTAAAAAATTTGTTGGCATTTTAGAAGACGCTGGTTATTGGGTTGGTATTTATGCCAATTTATATTGGAATGAGGCATATCTGACTGATTCTTGGTATGACACTAAGGCAAGATGGATTGCTCAATATAATTCTGAATGTCAGTATCACAAGGACTATGGAATTTGGCAGTATTCTAGTTCTGGAATTGTCAATGGTATTTCTGGATGCGTTGATATGAACATTTCTTATTTTGATTATCCTGCATTGATTAGAGAAGCTGGTAAAAATGGATTAACTTTTTCGCAAAGTCAAACAGAAACAGTTTATACTGTAAAATCTGGTGACACTCTTTCTGACATTGCCACAAAATATGGCATTACATATCAACAACTTGCTTCCTACAATGGAATTTCTGATCCTAATGTTATTTATATAGGACAAAAGATTCTTGTTCCAAATACTGAATCAGTTGTTGCTTCAGGTAAAACATTAGATGAAATTGTATTGGAGGTATATCGAGGCGAATGGGGAAATGGTTTAGAACGTCAAGCACGCCTTGAAGCAGCGGGATATGACTATCAAATAGTACAAAACAGAGTAGATGCTCTATACAGGTAATAACAAAAAATTGTATATCGTAGTTTAAAGGAGAAGCCACATGGTTTCTTCTTTTTATATTTAAAATTAGTGTAAATATGAATCTCTCGGAAAGGAGGAATTGTTATGCGTGTCATAAGTTTTGATCAAAGCACACGTCGTTCTGGTTATGCCATATTTGAAAACGGTCAATATATAGAATCTGGCGTTGTTGATATGAACAAGAGCAAATTAGAAACAGATAAAAGATCTTTTGAAATGGCGAAAGAACTTTGGAAGGTTATTAAAAAGTCTAAACCAGATAAACTTGTTCTAGAAAATGTGCAACAACAATCGAACCCAGCGACTATGATAATTTTGGCAAGATTGGCTGGTATGATAATTGGTTATGCGGAAGCTCATAATGTCAATGTGCATATTTTGTTGCCAAGCCAATGGCGCAAAGCATTAGGATATTCTCAGGGGGCGAAAGTAAAACGCCAAGAGCTTAAGCAACAGAGTATTGATTATGTAAAAGAAAATTTTAGTCTTGATTTATCAGAAGATGAATGTGAAGCAATTTGCATAGGAGTTGCGGCGCATAAAATTTATAATTTCGCCAACGAAGAAGTTTGGGGCGAAGATTAAATATGAAAATTAATAACAAATTATTATTTAATATATAAAAATTTTTAAATTATGGAGGAAAAGGTTATGAAGGTTAATACATTTGTTAAGAAGGTTAAAGAAGGACAGTTCAACAATGCAGCAGATATGATTAAGGTTTGGTATATTCCAATTCAGACTAAACATGATATTGCATTACGCACTTTAGAAAAATGTTCTGCGGACAATAATGGCTATTTCTATGTGGACGATTTTGAAAAAAATATTTATTTTTCTATGTTTGCGTTCAATGCCTATACAGGCGTAGATATTGGCGAAGATTTCGAAGCGCTGCTAAAGGAGTATGACATGCTACGCAGCAATGATATTTTAGACACAGTTGAGCAACTGTGCAGGAAGGATTACAACCATGTTGAGGAAGTGTTGCATTATGAAGAGAAAAAATTAATGCGTCAGAATTCAATTGAGGCTTCGTTTGCGCAGATGGCTAATGGAATTAGTTCAAGCCTGACAACTTTAGCAGATGCTCTTGCTAAGAAGGTTGATGGTTTCGATATCAATAGCATCCTTCCAGAAGGTGCAGATATTGATGAGCTTTTAAGCACACTTGATAAATTAAAATAATTATTTTATAGGAGTTGATGGCATATGGCCGCAGAAAAAACATTAGGCGATGCTATACAAAAACTAATAGACAATGTTGAAACTGTCGCAGAAATTGCAGGCAATATATCTAGACTGCAAGCTGAAAAAGATTTTAATGACGCAGTAAAAACGGCAGTTGATAAATATTACGAATATAAAAACGGAGCTTACACAAAGTGTGGGAGACAACATAATTTATATGACATCTATAAAGTAAATTCTGATTTAAAAAAAAGAGGCAAAACGTTTACTATAACAACGAATATTGATATGAATTCTGCTCCGTTGGAAGGTGCATACCACAGTAACTCAAGCAAACACCAAGGCGGTGGTTCTTGGGAAAGTGGTGGCCAAGTTGAAGGCGATTATGTATTTGAGAACTTCTTACAAGGCGAACACCCATGGACATATTTTAAAGACGGAGAATATATGTATGGTGAAACTGTTGGTAAAGAAATTCCAGATGACTTTTTAAAAGATTTTATTAAAAATTACGGCAGTAGATATTTTGAAGATAATTTTCAAAAAACAATAGCTCAGTTGCTAAAAGTATATTTATAATGTAGGAGGTGATTCTTTTGGCAGAAGCGAGTTACACTTCAAAAATTAAATATAATATTGATGACCTTATGAGTAGCCTTGTTGCATGTAAGACTCAAGCTGAACAGGTGGATGGAGTTTTGGCAAATATTGGCAAGCGTGGAAATCTTAATAATTTTATTAAGCAGTTTGTCGCTATGGACGATGCTGTTAAGGCACTTAGGAAAGAACTAGATTCTGTAAAGGCAGGCCTTGGAGATAAATTAAATAATGGTTGGATGAAATCTTTTGACGAGATGGTTGAAAAGATGTCTCAGATTTCAGAGCTGTCCAAAAATGTGTTTGCGGGGCTTAATAGCGTTAATTTAAAAGACAAAGGTGCAACAAAAGAGTTACGTAGCTACGCAGAACAATTAAATACAATTCTTAATAATGTTGGAATTGACAAGCAAATTGATTTAGAACTGTTTGATAAAAAAGATATTGAAGCACAATATAATGAACTAATTCAATTTGCTGGAGAATTGAATGGGAAACTGAGTGTTGTATTTGGTGAGATTGACCCATCCAAGCTTGGAGAAAGTATTAAGTCTGCAGGCGGAAAGGTCAAAGATGATATAAAAACAACTGGTAGTGAAATTTCTGCCGAAGTTCAAGCACAAATTGATGAACTTAAAAAACAAAAAGCAGCATATCAAGAAATTCTAAATATATTTAATGGCGAAGGCAAGAGACTTAAAACCACGAAAGAAAATGATAAAATTGCGTTGGTTGGTCTTGTTGAAGATTATAAAAAGGCAAAGGAAGAGTTAGCGGAATTAGAGAGAACTGGAAAGCCGGGGAAAGAAGAAGCTTTAATTAAAAAAATAAAAGCTGCCAGTATGCTAAAAGAAACTAGGGCTTATGTATTTGCACACGGAAGTCCTGCCGCTGCGGCATATGCTGCAAACGAATCGGCTGAAACATCTGAAGACGCGGAAAAGTTTCTAGAAGATATTCGCACCAAACAAAATGCAACACTTGATAAGATGAAGAGTGATTGCAGACAAAAGATTAAAGAGATTAAGACAGAGATTGCACAATTGGGCAAAGGGGTTCCAGAAACTAAAAATGAACCTGAAAATGCAACAATGTCATATGAAAAACTAACGAAGTCATTAGAAAGATATTATGAGTTGCAGAGTAAGCTTGATACTATAGTAGATAACAACGAGTTTAATAAAATTGCGGATGAAGCCGATAAAATTGCAGACAGCTTCAGTAATATGGATAGTGCCTGTTCTGCTGTGTTTGATGAGATACAGGCTGGGCTGGGAAAAAGCGAAGCATTAAGCCAATTAGCGGACATTTTTAATGTTCAGCCTTCTGGTGCAGAGGCAGGAGCAAAAGCTGCACAAGAAGCTGCTGATGCAGCAAGTAAGAAGGCCGACGAAGAGGAAAGAGCTTATCAAGCAATTACAAAGAGCATTGAAGCACAACGAGTAATGTATCATCTCGGAACAGGGTCTGCTATTAATGGGACAGGAGCTCGAAGTGATACATTTGCTGACATGCTTGACAATCTAACTACAAACGCGAATGGGACTCGCTATGAGAAGTATGGATTTGGATTGTTAGGTAGCGGAATTTTTGGTGTTCAAAATCCAAGTACAATTCCCAAAGATCAGGCGTCAAATACTGGTAAGTTTATATATAGCCTAGACTTGTCTAAGTATAATATGTATTTGCTAGACACTGAAGAACGTGCTGCAAATCTAATGGATTTCATGAGCAAGCTTCAAAAAATTGCAATTCGAGGAGCGGTTCCAAATTATACTGGATTCAATGAATTCTTAGGAGATACCGATCTCAATTCTCTTTATGAGCAATTTACGACGCTCTTTGATAAAACGAAATTAACAAAGGAACAATTAGGTTCGTTTATTGACGAGATGGTTGCGCAACTAACTCAAGCGGGGTTATTTTTTGACTCAGAAAGTGGACAATTAGATTTTCGTAATATTTCAGGCGAATTGGCAAATTCTGATAACATTTCTACGAGATTTCTTAAAAAACTTGGATATCAGGGAGTTAATGTTGGGAATACATCCTTAGATGGCTTTGGACAAGGCTCTGTATTATTTGATTTTAATGAGTCTGATATAGTTGGTTATTTTAACACTATTGAACAAGCCGCACAGGATTTCCAAAACAATTTAAAAAGCGGTTGGGTCGGTTCGAACGAGCAATTACAACAATATCTTGCTAATATAGAAGAAATTATTGCTAAAATTAATACAGCAAAGCAAAATAAACTTCAACTAGTCCCTGATTTTGACACTTCTGGCTATGACAATACATTAACGTTATTAAATAATGTTAAAACAAACATTTCTAACATCCTTTCAGGAACTGCTGGCACTGGTGATTCTAATTTTGCGACTGTTACGGACAATCAAACCGCGCAGCTTGAAAAAGAAAAAGAGCTTATGCAAGAAATTGCCGCTCTTAAAGAAAAACTAAATGCTATTCCGACAAATCCTGTTGACGCTTCCGAGCTTGACGCGGCACAAAAACAAGTACAAGAATTGGAAGAAGAAATCCTTCGTATGGAAGGTGCTTTAGATTCGTGGAAGAATGGTTATTACGACATCCAAAATGCTCTAGATAATTCTGTCCCGATGAGCGAAGTCGATAATATGACTTCAAATGATGTCGTAGATGAATATAGAGCAAAAATTGAAAATTTGTCTTCTGTAATTGATGAATTAAAAACCAAGCTTGCTGAAGCAAAAGCACAATTAGGTAGTACGACAGAAACGAAGCAAAAAGGAACAGAGGCTGCAGAGCAAGAGCTAACAGTAGAGAAGCAGCAAAATGAAGAAGCAAAACAGCAATTGGCAATACAACAGCAAATTACAAAAGAAAAAGAAAAACAAAATCAGAGCGATGTGTCGAAGATTTCGAAGGCAGCAACTGGGGAGGTTGCTAGTGGTCAAAGCACAGGAGAGCCTGCAGCAACCGCACCAGAAGTAACTAGTGCTAGTGGTGTACAGGAATCATTTGCGGCTGCAACGGAACAAAAAAATCAATTTGTTGAAGCTAATGCAAGAGTTAAGGAAAGTGCGGAAGCTTCTGCGGTTGCTATAGAAAAAGAAATAGAAAAGGCTATAGAGGCTAGTGAAGCTTTTGCATCCGCCACTCAAGCTAAAAATGATTTTGCTAATGCGAACCAAAATGTAAAAGATAGCGCGGATAAAACTGCTGAATCTCTTGGTAACGAGGCTGCTGCCAGTAAGGGTACAAGGAAAAGGAAAACTTCTCAAGCTAGTAGTTCAGAAAGCTCTAATGATGGTTATAAAGAATTAGATAATTATAAGGCATTAATAGATGCAAACCAAAAGCTATCTTCTGCTTTTAGGAAAATTGATACGGAAGTCTTCGTAGATAAAGATAGTGATCTTGGACAGTTAAAGAGTAGATATGAAACTCTATCAAAGGAGATACAAGATCTAACAAAGTCCGAAGAAGCCTTTGGTAAAGTGTCAGAAGATGACATGCAAAGGTTGAGTGCTGCGACAAAGCAGCTCATGAGCGATTTTGAACAGTACGCAAAGGTAAAGAAGGACTCAGCGAAGCAAAGCAATACCTCATATGGGGCAGATGTTGTCGGACAAGTCGAAACAAAGCATACTGGGTTAATTAATAGCGTTAATAGCAAAGGCTATGCCAATGCCTCCGGGCTTACTACTCAATTACAGCAATACGAGCAAGCATATCAAAGAATAATTACACTGCAAAAAGAGCTTGCAAACATAGACATCACTTCGGATTTGGGTAAGCAAAAGGCCGCAGAGTTTGATAGTGCAGTTGAGTCATTTAATAAATATGGCAAAGCAATTGAAAATATCATTAAGAAGTCCGAAGAGATGAAAAACAAAGTTGGTAATATCACTCGTGCGGTCTCTGATGGCTTTGATATTGGCGACGAAGCAAGCAGAAGAAGTGAATTAGAAGCATTTGCTAATTCTTTTGATGGGTTAGATAAAAAATCTATTCAGTTCGCTGACAACTATTCCAAGGTTACTTTTACAATAAAGAATGGCAATGGCGAAGTAGAAAAACTAACTGCATCGTTTAATCAAGCGGGAAATGCTATTAATGCTTCCGCTAAGAATATGGGCAAAGCAAGTAGTACGCTTGGCTCTTTCTTTAGCAATGTTAAGAAAAAGTCTGGTGAAATTCTTACATACTTTACTGGCGCAAATATGGTGTATAAAACTGTTGCTCAAATTAAGCAAGGTATTACATATGTAAGAGAAATTGACGCAGCGTTAACAGAATTAAAGAAAGTTACCGATGAAACTGATGAAACTTATAAGAGATTCTTGCAAGATGCATCTAAAACTGCTGGGCAGATTGGTTCTACTGTTAAAGATTTTACTAATGCTACAGCAGATTTCGCAAGGCTTAATTAATAGGCCCCCTGTATGGCGACATATAGGTAAACATCCATCTTAAAACGGGGAAACTCCAGAGATGGACAATCCCGTGGGTAATGTAAAACATTTAATATAAATTATATGAATAGGAGGTGATAAAATGCCAAGACGAATAAATATTGTTGGAGAACTAGTGGTAACAAAAATGTTGTATGGATATAATGGAGGAAAACACACATATTGCGAATGTATAAATGAAAATGGTGTTGTAGTAGTAGTTCGATTAGATGCATTAAGAAACGGTAGCACAAAAACGGCGAGTGGTTCATTAAATAAAGGAAAAGAAAAAGATTTGGCTGGGAAACAATTTGGCAAACTTATTGTTAAATACAAATTGGACAAAAGAGCATCTAATGGTTGTATTATGTGGTATTGCGAATGTGAGTGTGGAGGAAATATAAAATGTTCTTCCGGAGATCTTATTAGAGGAAGAGTTTCTAGTTGTGGATGTTTAGTTAAGCAATATTACGATTCTATAGCTTATAATTTAACAAATCAAAGATTTGGCATGTTGGTGGCAAAAGAATATGTAAAACGGAAAGGTAGTCCGGGTAATTATAAACGACTATGGAGATGTGAATGTGATTGTGGAAATGAAGTATTGGCGTCTGTTTCAGATTTAGTTGGGGGATGCACTATTAGTTGTGGGTGTCAGTCATCTAGCTCGGGGGAAATTTTAGTAGAAACCATTCTAAAAAAATATAATATCAAATTTGAGCGAGAATTTACATGGGATGACTGCAGAAATATTTTGCCACTTCCATTTGATTTTTATTTGCCAGATTATCATATGGTAATAGAATATCAAGGAAAACAGCATTTTGAGCCAATTGATTTTTTTGGTGGCGAAGAGGCTTATGAGAATAGAGTATACAGAGACAAAATTAAAAAAGAATATTGCCATAGCAAGAATATTGGCATTTTATATATCCCATATACATCTAGGCCAAATGAAGTTGAGAATATTATATTAAATGTTTTAAGTCCTGTAACGATCACAGCGTAATCGGTAACGGTTATGCGTATGGTGGACATCTTATTAAGATGAAGAGATGATCTGACCTGCAACTATAATCTAATAATGAAATTGCAGAGGTAGGCAGAAATGACCTACCCATTTCCTTTAGTGGAAATAGTAACAAAGTGAGGATATAACATTGAGCAAGCATCTGAATTGGCAAAAGCGGCATCCGTTTATTATAACGTTGGTGACGACCTAGCCGATATTGGCGAGGCTTCTGATAGTATCATTTCTACTATGCACGGATTTGGTATTGAAGCGTCTAATGCAATGGGAATTGTAGATAAATTCAACGAGGTGGGAAACCACTTTGCAATCAGTTCATCAGGTATTGGACAAGCGCTATTGCGTTCTGCTAGTGCTATGGCAGAGGCTGGCAATACACTTGATGAGTCTATTGGGTTAATTACAGCCGCCAATAGCGTTGTGCAAAATCCAGAATCTGTAGGTTAACATAATAGCCTAACAATATAGTAATATATTGAAAGAAAACAGCTATATCGGTTAAAAGCCAGAGATGGTCAAGACCGAGGAAAGACTTTGCAGTGTGCAAAGTATCCGTAACGACTGTAAGACCTTTTATGGTAACATAACAGGTTCCGCTGTTCCCCTACTCCGTATAATGACGGGAATGAGGGTGAAGATCCAGTCTAGACTACGACAATAATCTAAAAATAAAATCGTAGAGCAAGGCCGAAAGACCTTGCCGCCGATTACATAATCGGTCAGTACCATTTGGTTTTCGTGGGAAAGTAATAGATCGACAGCAATGAAAACCTTATCGCTTCGTATTCGCGGAGCCAAGGTAGAATTAGAAGATGCAGGTGAGGACGTTGATGGCATGGCCAATAGCGTCTCAGAACTGCAGAAAAAATTGTTAGCTTTAACAGGCGGTAAAGTTGACATTATGCTCGATGAGAATACATTCAAGAACACTACAGAAATTTTACGTGAAATGTCTCAAGTATGGGACGACATGACGGACGTAAATCGAGCAGCCGCACTAGAATTGCTAGGCGGGAAAAGACAAGCAAATGTTTTATCCGCCGTTATTAAGAATTTTGACTTAGTAGAAGATGCGATGCAAACATCTGCAGATTCTGCTGGCAGTGCAATGGCCGAAAATGAAAAATACTTGGATAGTATTCAAGGAAAGATTGATCAGTTTACAAATGCAGTCCAAACAATGTGGATGAATTTTATAAGGTCTGATGTTGTTAAATTCCTTGTGGATGTTGGCACTGGATTAGTAAATATCATAGACAAAGTTGGCGTGTTGCAAAGCGCACTTATTACAATTGCTGGTATCCAACTCGGCAAGTTTTTCTTGCCAGACCTATGGTCAAAGTTAACTAATGCAATCAAGAGCAACATAGCCACATACGCAGGAGAAACTGCAGCGATAGAAGCGCTAAATGGAGCAAAAGTAAAAGAAGCGATTTTAAATTCGACTAAAATTGGTGATGCAACAAAAGAAGCCGCTATAAGGACAATCCTAACTGGTAAAGCAGGAGAAGAAACTGTTGCAACGAACTTAAATACTGCAGCGAAGATTAGAGAAGCACTTGCAACGCAAGGAATTGTTGGTGCGGACGCTGAAGCAATTATTGCTGCCATGGGGCTAACTACTGCGAATACTGGACTGATAGTGTCTTTTAAAGCATTGGCCGCAAGCATCTGGGAGGCAGTGGCGGCTGCGGCTGTTTGGCTCGTAACAAATCCTGTTGGCTGGGCGATTTTGGCCGTTGCTGCAATTGCTGCGTTGACTGTGACTATTTGTGCATTAACTAAGTCTCATAAAGATTACGTAGAAGAACTTAAAGACACTAGTGAGGAACTAGACAATATTCGCTCGAATATAGAGTCTCTCAACTCCGAACTAGAGACTACGAAGAGCCGTATAGAAGAACTCGAATCTAAAGGCCCATTAACTCTTACGGAGCAAGAAGAGCTTGACAAATTAAAAGAGCAAAATGCCGAACTTGAACGTCAAATTCGCTTGGAGGAAGCAAGAGAAGAACGTGCTAAAAACAAGCAAGCAGAAGCTGTAAAGGGCGCATTGGATACCGATCAAGATTTCAAGACGCGACCTACTGGCACGCTTAATCTTAAAGACACAAACAATTTTGAAGACGAATTAGGTAAAGTAAAGAACGCCAAAGATAAACTAGACAAAGCGGAAGCAGAAGTACAGGATGCCTTAGACTCTGGTATGGACACCAATAGCAAAAAGTTCCAAAAACTAGAAAAGAATTTAGAGTCTGCGCAAGAAGATTATGCCGACGCACAGTCCAATTGGGACGAGTTTATGAAAGGCAAAGAAGAAGAATATGGCGTCAGCGACTTGGAATGGTTTGATGGTGACAATTTAACAGAGGCACAAAAGGCAGTAAATGGTCTTCTTAGCTCGATGCAAAATTACAATGATCGAGCAGAAATCATGTTTGGTTCTGCTGGAGCAAAAGAGTCTGCTCTTGACCGCTTATTCGGCGAGCGTGGTTCTGAGGCAGGACAAGCATTCCAAGAAGCATTTAACGCGAAAATTGAATCTGGAGAGATCAATGTTGACGTTGATAAATTCGGAGATTACGAATCTGCTATTGAAGGAGTCACTGGAGAGGTTGAGAGCTTAATTGCTGAAAATCCACAGCTTAAAGTACAATTAGACTCTCTTGGAATTAGTGCAGAAGATGTTGCAAGATATTTCTTGAACATTAGCGGTGCTATGCAACAGACTAGTGAAGCCACTTCTGTGGCTGTTAGCGACATAGCAAGCCTTACTTCTGCTTATGATTCGTATGCGTCAGTGTTACAGACAGTTAATGACATAACATTTGACGGGCAAGCGATTTCTGACGATTATTATACTGCACTCCAAGAGTATCTTGGAGATGTAACTGTTGGCGAAGAGAGCTTCGGTGACGCAATTGATACTACGAATGGCAAGGTCGTTAAGAATACACGTCTATTAAGAGCATTAATTGCACAGAAGAAAAAAGAACAAAAGGCAACAGTAAGTGCGGCGAAAGCACAAAGTCAGTCGCAGTATACAAAAGTTGTAAAACAACTACAACAGGCTGTTAAGGCAATGTATGCGGATTACAAAGCGTATGGATATGTTACAAAAGCAACTTATGATAATATTAGCGCGTTGCGTAGTCAGATACAAGCACTCAAGAATGCAGTTAAAGAATATTCAATTTTAGAGTTGAAATTATCAGATGTTACCAATGCGTATGATGAATTCGAGGATGCTAAAAACAGAGATTCGGAAGTGGCGTATGGCGACTCAATGGTCGAAATGCTTGAGACCATTAGCGATGGATTGTTGAGTGGCAAAGTTGGGACGGAAGCATTTAAGGCGGCATGTGAGGCATTAGTTCCTCCGAGCGTTATTGCAAACTGTAAAACTTTTGAAGAACGTCTTGACGCCATTGATGATTATTTTGAAAACTCAAAGTTTGCAGACTATTTCACTATTGATGAAGATGGAAACTTCTCAATAGGCTTAAAGAATATAGAAGCATTTATTGCCGATGCGAAAGAAGCTAGTGCTTTTATTGAGAATGCGGACGGCACATTTACTCTTGACAATAGTATAAAGAGTGTTGACGACCTTGCTAATGCGATGGGGCTAACAAAGGCTGCGACAATTGCAATGTTAACAGAGTTGTCAAAATATGATGCAAGTTGGGGAGATATCGTTTCTGACCTAACTATGACAGAACTTGACAAAAAACTTAGAGATACTACCGACTCTTTGGACAAGGCACTTGCAAAGCAAGAAGAGTTTTTCAAGGCTGGCAAAGATCCACTTGGTGAAAACGCAGAAGAATATAATGCGATTCAGCAAGAAATTGATGGCGCTACAGATTCATTGAATAATGCGCAACAAGCTATTGTTGACAATACAAAAGCTTGGATCGATGCAAACAATACCGTTGATACTGCAAAAGAAAATGTATCAACACTTACAAGAGAATTACAAGAGTTAAAAGATGCTGGAGCTTCGGATGAAAAGATCCAAATAAAGACGGATGAGCTCGAAAAAGCAAAAGAGCAGTTAGCAGAAGCTTTAAAAATTAAATATGGTCTAGAACAGCCAACCGTAATGGATTTTCAGGTTGTATTAACTGATGTCCAATCTAAAATTGATCAGTGGAAAGAAGAAAATGCAACTCTAGTTACTGAGGTAGTTCCAAAGCTAGAGCAAGATAAAGATGGCGTTTGGAAGATCCCAGCAACGCTCGAATTAGACGAAGATCAGCAGCAGAAGATTCAAGAATATGTTGATTTGAAGAATGACGAGCAGCAACTTGAGGTGTTAACTAACCAAGAAGTTGACCCAATAACTGACGGAATCACTCAAGTCAAAGAAGTTCTTGACAACATCTTAGACGCTATTCAATCTCCAGACAAAAATAAAAAGCAGGATACTAAAACAACTGATACAACAAAAACAAGCTCTGGTACAACTTCGACGAGTACTGAACAAAGTGCAAGCGCAACTTCTACTTCCAACGTTACGGGATTTGAAGCACAAAGCCCAGATCAAGTAATTGCAGGGTGGAACGCATTAGTGGATGAAATATCTGAAGAAGTGTCGCAATTCGCCAACAATATTTGGAGTGGCGTGTCCACTTTCTTTACAGAAACACTACCAACTGTATGGGACAATTTGTGGAACAGTATTGGAGACAAATTGTCTGGTGCAGAAGAATGGGCGCAAGGACTATGGGAAGACATAAATACATTTTTCACAGACACATTGCCTCAAAAATGGGATGAGTTCTGGAGCGGTGTTGGAGAATGCCTTGATGGAGTAAAAGGTTGGGCGGCTAATGTAGAAGAGGGCGTTAATACATTCTTTACCGAAACAATCCCGGAAAAATGGAACGAGTTTTGGGGAAGTGTTGGGGAATTCCTTGGCGACATCCCTTACGCAGTTGGATATATATCTGCGAAAGTTGAAGAATTCTTTACAGAGACTGTCCCTGAGAAATGGGGAGAGTTTTGGGATAATGTTAGTGAAGATTTCGACAAAGTAAAACAATGGGCAAGCGATCTTAAAGATGCGGTAGTTACATTCTTTACAGAAACTATTCCAGAAAAATGGGATGAATTTTGGGATGGCGTTGGCGAAGAATTAAACAATTTAAAAGAAGACGCTATTGCTTTGAAAGATAAAGTTGTTGAGTTCTTCACGACAACAATTCCTACAAAATGGAGTGAATTTTGGACTAGCGTTGGTGAATATATTGATGGCACAATCGCGCCAGCCTTAAGCGCGGCGTGGGATAGCGTGTATGGATTCTTTACCGAGACAGTTCCTGAAAAATGGCATTCTTTCTGGGAGAGTGTCGGCACTTATGTTGATGAAGTGATTGGCCCAGCATTGGTAACAGCGGGAGAAAAGATTTTAGAATTCTTTACAGCAACGCTTCCGACAAAATGGAATGAATTTTGGGAAGGAGTCGGGACATTTCTTACAGAAACAGTACCTACTACTTTAGAAAATATTAAAACTGGCATTTCTACATTCTTCACAGAAACTGTTCCTAGTGCCATTAATGGTCTTTGGGAATCGGCTGCTTCTTGGATTAGTACACAAGCGAGCAATTTTTGGAACAACCTAAAGAGCAAATTTACACAAGGTCGTGAAGATGCAAAAAGCGGAAGTGGCTATAATCCTGACGGTGCGTCTAGTGCGCTTGGAAATGCTTTGGCAAAAGGCAATGCGCATTCAGGCAAGAAGCCCGGATTAAAGGCAAATGAGCACAATGCCATTGTAGGCGAGCTTGGTCGTGAACTAGTAGTAGACGCAAACAAGGGCGTTTATTATACTGTTGGAGAACATGGCACGGAAATGCTTGATTTGCCGAAGGGTGCAATAATCTATAACCACAAGCAGACAGAAGAGTTATTAAAGAATGGGTACACGTCTCGTGGGACATACACTGGCGGCTTGTCGTTTGCTAAAGGCAATGCTCACTGGAATTATGGTACTTATACAAAGAAAACTGGCACTGGGGCGAATGCTGCGTGGGGAGATGGCAGTGACAAAGACTGGTCTCAAATGGGTTGGGACTTAAGTGATGCTGCTAGTGACCTATCTGATGCGGCAAGTGATGTATCTGACGCAGCCGATGATTCAGAGCAAACCATTGACTTTATTGAATATAAGCTTGAAGAAATCGAGAAGGCAATTACTCATATGACCAATAGAATTGAGAATTTCCTTGACGATACTTCTCAAATTGGAGATAAGAACAGCTTATATGATGACTTAGTCGGAGCAGAAAAACAGAAAGCATCTACATATTTTGCTGCAGCAGAGCTTTACAACCAGAAAGCAACGGAGCTACTATCTAAAGTTCCAGCCGAGTATCAAGAGATGGCAAAGAACGGCGCTATCGCAATTAAAGACTTTATCGGGGAAAGCGAAGGCGAAATTGCTGATGCCATTGAAGAATATCGTACATGGTCTACAAAAGCAGAAGATGCAGAGAACAGCTATCTAGAGTCTATTGCTGAAATTTCTGCAAAACGTCTTGAACAGTTAAATGACATTGCCGATGATTTTGAGAATATTGTTGGTTTAGTCGCACAACACTCAAGTCTAATTCAGGCTGAAATGGATCTTCTTGACGAAGCAGGCGAAAGACTTTCTGAGAATTTCTATAAGGAATTAATGAAAGACTCTCAGAAGCAAATTGAAGACCTAAATAATAAGCGTGCTTCGCTACAAAGTATCCTAGATCAAGCTGTCGCTTCTGGAGATGTTAGAGTTGGAACTGATGATTGGTATGAAATGGTTAACGCCATTTATGACGTTGACGATTCAATTCTTTCATGCAAGAAAGACATCGAAGGCTTCCAGAATAGTATTAATGACCTTTACTGGGATAATCTTGATAAGTTAATTGATAAGATTGATAATGTTGATTCTGAGCTTTCTCATTTGTACAATCTTGTGTCTGATGAGGAGAAAGTAGTAGACGAATTCGGCAATTGGACGAAAGATGGCGTTACTGCTCTTGGTCTACTTGCACAGCAGTTAGAAGCCGCAAACTTTAAGGTTGAACAATACGGCGAAGCGATTGCACGTCTTGAGAAGGATTATGCCGCTGGACTGTATAGTACGGACGAGTATAACGAGAAACTTGCCGAGCTTAAAGAGAATCAATGGGATGCAATTGAGGCGCAAGAGGCCGCGAAGAAGTCTATTATTGATTTGAATAAAACTCGTGTTCAAGCCGTCAAGGACGGACTGCAAAAAGAAATAGACAGTTTTTCAGAATTAATAGACAAAAAGAAAGAGGAACTTAGCCTCCAAAAAGAAGCAAATGATTTTTCCAAGCAGGTCGCAGAGCAGCAGAAGAATATTGCAGACATTCAGAAGAGGCTTGCAGTAATTTCTGGAGACAATTCAGCGTCCGCGATTGCGCAGAAGAAAAAGCTTCAGGCCGAACTGAAGCAAGCGCAAGACGAGTTAAACGACCTGTATTATGACCATAGTGTTGAAAAGCAGCAAGAGGCGCTAGACAAGTCTCTTGAGAATTATCAAGACAACAAGCAGGACGAAATGGATGCACTTGATGAATCGCTGAAGAATGAGAACCAAGTCATTCAAGATAGCTATGCTGTTATCGCTGCTAATACAGATTCGTTAGCACAAAATCTATCTGAAATCGCAGATAAGTATGGAATCACTCTTTCTGATTCTGTAACTAAACCTTGGCTAGAAGGCGTAGATGCCATTGGCACTTATCAGGAGCAATTAGACACTTCTGCGAGCGCATTTACTGAGCAATTACGCGCATTAAAACAAGAGCTTGTAGATTTACAAGTTGAAGCTGATAAGACCGCAGATAGCATAATTAAGGCCACAAATAACAAGAAGAATTCGACTGAGAGTGCGAAGTACACTCCGCCAACTCCTTCGACTCCACAGCAGTCCCCAGCTACTGAACCATCCACTCCAGCAGCCCCGACTAAGGGTTCGTCTGTAACTGTTAAGAAATCAGCAACTAATTTCTCCAGAAATGGTGGTAATGGAACACGCATGCAGTCTTGGGTTCCGGGCTCTACATTTACAGTTTATCAGGCAACAGATTCGGAAGTTCTCATTGGTAGAAATGGTGGCTATACTGGCTGGGTGCGTCTGAGCGACATAGAGGGTTACAGTAGTGGAGCTAAATCAATTGATAAAGACCAGTTCGCATTCCTTGACGAGCTTGGTGAAGAGTTGCAGCTTGTTCCAGACGGTGCAGGTAGGCTTTCTTATATTAAGAAAGGAACAGGAATTATTCCTGCAGACCTAACAGAAAGACTTATGGAATGGGGCAAACTAGATCCATCTAGTGTTCTAGAGCAATCTAGACCTGTTGTTAGTGCGCCTCATGTTATTAACAACAATCTTGAGTTGAACCTCCAAGTTGGAGAGGTTGTCCATATTGACAGAGCAGATAATAGTTCTATCCCGAACATTACCAAGGCGGTGCAAGATCAGATGGACAATTATATGAAAAATATCAATAAAAAGCTTTATAATCGTGTTAGATAACACAAAATTATAGGAGAGGGCGTAACAACTCTCTCCTATTTATATAATTTCAAGTAGTTAGTAGGAGGTGTGATATCTTGGCGATATATCATCCTAAAATTCGTTTCCGCAATCAAACAAATTATGATTTAGAACTTGTTGTAAGCACATTCAATCCAGATAACGGCACAGTAGATTCATACTTAGATATGGAGCCAGTTTTTACTGATAGCTATGATGGCACAATGCGCACAGACTATGGCGCAAAATATAATTCTGTCGCAACTCCGTCTGTAACATTTGTAGAAGTAGATGGGTCTGATATTGGCCCATACAAAGTTAGAAATACATTGCGCTGGCTTACTGGTTCTAGAAGTAACGCATGGATGGATGTCTGCGACAAAGATGGAGACGTTGTGTGTTCATATCTTGGTAGATTCACGAATGTACAGCTTCAGAAAATGGACGCGAGAGTTATTGGAGTCGTAGCTACGTTTACTGCAGTAAGTCCGTGGGCGTATTCAAAAGTATATCCTGTAGAAATCAAAATTGCAGGAGAAACTGAATTTGCAATAGACAACCAAAGTGATGACATTTATTCTTATATTTATCCGAAGGTAACATTTCAGAATAGTTCAAACAATGGGAGTCTGCTTATTAAAAATAAATCATTAAATAACGAAACGAAATTTGAAAAATTACAACAGGACGAAACAGTTACAATAGATAGCAACTTCGTTGTATATTCTACGAACGACAAGAGAATCTTTGATAATGATTTCAATTTTATCTTCCCAACGTTACTCCCCGGAACTAATTATTTTTCCGCGAATGGCTCTGGAACATTAAAAATTGAGTTCAGATACCCAATGAAGGTAGCAGATGGGCTATTAAATGATTATGACCTAAAAGATGGATTAACCGTTTGGGTAGAAGGCAAGGTATTAAAAATTAAAGGCGATACAACAAAGAACCCTCCAATTTGGACTAATATCAAAGTTGAGGGACACAAAATGATTGTAAGAGGAGAACTCAAGGACGTGAAGTTAGAAATTGGTACGGACGTTTCGAATGGTGTGCTTACGCTTGAAGACGATGGAAGCGTATGCCCATTTAATGAATTTGATGCAGAGGTCGTAAACGGAGAGTTAATTATTAATAAACCTATACGACAAGTAAGTATTTCATAACAAAGGCAGGTGAAAGAAATGCAACTACCAAAAGATTTATTGTCTGACACCTATCGTGCCCCGAATGTAGTTTTGTGCCAGACAAACAAAGAAAAGATTTGTAAATTAAATGTGACTAATCTAGAAGGTACTTTCAAATTTAACTCATATAGTGAAATTTCATTTGATGTTCCTTCTATTTATTGCGATATTATTACTGGAGAGACAAAGCCAACGCCGTACTATGATTATGTTGAAGGACTTAGGCTTGTGTATCTAGAAGGCTTTGGTTATTTTCAATTGCAAGACCCAGAGATTGATGGTAATGGTATTCAAGAGTATAAACATATTAATGCTTATTCGCTAGAGTATTCTTTGTCTCAAAGATATCTTGAGAACTTTACTATCAACGCAGGTGACGTTGAAGGCGCAGTTAGTAGTATTGATGAAGTTGTGCTATACAATCCAGATAATATTGCGCATAGCTTAATTCATCTTGTACTTCAAAAAGCATATGGGTGGACTGTTGGACATGTAGACGATGAGCTAAAAAATCAAGGCCGTAGTTTTGAAATTGATCGTCAATCTATTTATGACTTTATTATGAACGACATGTGCGAAACGTTCAAGTGCTACGCAGAATTTGACACAATTAATAATAAAGTCAATATTTATGCAGAAAATGAAGCAGAACGGTTTATTGGCGATGGAAAAACGAATAGTTTTAAGCTGCAATGTGGTGTTTCTGCAGACACAGAAATTACAATCAATGGACATGTTGTAACTGAATATAAGTATAATCAGGGCACAAAAGAACTGTCTTTTAATAATATCCCCGCACAGGGAGACATTATTGAGGTCTCTAATGAATTTAAGCATAAATATGATACTGACGTCATTGTTTCATTTGAAAACCTTTCTAATGACATGAAGGTAAACTATTCTGCGGATGACATTAAAACAGTTCTTGCTGTGAAAGGCGCAGATGATTTAGATATTCGAAATGTTAATTTTGGGCTATCTTCTATTATGAATTTGGATTATTATTGTACTCCAGAGTGGATGGGGGATAACCTTTACAAAGAATACAAATATTACATGGACAAGCAGTCTAAGTACATGAGCGGGTTCTATAGCAAGGACATTAGCGGATCAGCAGAAGAATATTTTGATGTAAAGACGACAAAAGAGGATTTTGTTGCTGGCGTTGTACAACAGCTCCCCGTACAAAGCGCACAAGAACAATTCAATGTAAATGGAGATACCGTTTCATATAATATAGATAAAGTTATTAGGGAATATAAAATTAACAGCGAAATTGAAGAGATTGTTGTTGATAGCAAAAATGAAACTTTTAATGAGCCAAATATGCAGGTAGAAACGATAACTGCACAAGAAGATGTTGCAACTTTCACTTTCGATGGCTCATATATATTTACTCTTCCATCAGATTTTAACTTCAATGAAAATAGCATTGTAAAAATTGCAGGCAAAGAAGTAAATAACACCAACTATGAATATTCAAACAATAAATTAGAAATCACTAATAAGTCTTTGTTAACAACTGGTAATACAGTTGAAGTAGTCACATGTGAGAATAAGTTCGTAATAGAGAGCGTGATTACAAAAGACAGCAAGATTATTATTAATGGCGCTCGTGAGTTAACGTCATCTGAATATTCTTATGTGGCAAGTGGCAATGAAAAATATTTAATTGTCAATGTCGCGTTAGCTGTTGGTGACGAAATAGAAATCAACACACCGAGTGGTACACTGTTTACAATCGTTCAGGTGTCTATTCCAAACGAATATGCTATAGCTGCTGTTAAAGTTGATGGAAATGATGTTAAATATACTGTGAACACTGTTGGGGCAACTCTTACTATTGATGATACTGGCGCAATAAAATATGGAAGCGTTATTGAAGTAGTATATGTTCAAAATCGTTTTACTTTAGAAAAGCTTCGAGACAAAGTCGTTTCCGTGAAGATAAATGACACGAATTCTTCTAAGTATGAGCTGGACGGAACACAACTAATTATCAATAGCTTGTCAGCAAATGATACTATTAAAGTTGAATCAATTGATACGCATTTTGATTTGTCAGATGATGACGACAAGGAAATTGTGTCAGTAATGGTAAATGGCGAGAAGCAGCAGGGATATAATTTGGATGGAAATATTTTAACAATAAATGAATTAAATCCAAGCGATAGAGTGGTTATAAATTTAGTTAATAATAAGTTTGAAAGCCAACAGTACGATAAACAAATATTATCTGTCAAAATTAATTCTCAGAAAGTTAACTACACTTTTTCGGATAATGTTGTCACAGTTTCTAATTTAGACTTATTGTTTAGTGGAGAACAAATTGTAATAGAATTTGTTCCAAAATCTTTTTCTCTATCTCTGCCAAAAGACAAAATAGTATCTGTGCTCGTTGATGGCAAAGAAATTGGTGTTAAACAATATGAGTACGATTACAGTACTAAAAAATTAACTATTTCTCTGGACAATCTTTTGATAAATAGCTCTGTGGTTGTAGCGTCTATTGACACTCATTTCGATGTTAAACAATTGTCTGCAAATGAAAATATTGCGGCAGTGTGTATTTTGCGCCAGTCAAATGACGGGAAGACACAAGAGCTAACTGTTGACGTTAAGGATTATACTTACGACAAAAATGAAAATAGTTTAATTGTTAATGATAGTAGGCTCAGTCAGGACGATATAGTTTTGTTTAAAACTATTAACAAATCATTTGTTGTTTCAAATAGCAATAAAGCATTAACTTCTGTTAGAATTAATGACAATATTACTGAAGCTTACACATTTGATTCTAGCATATTAACTATTACCACTAGTTTAGGAATTGGAGATACAGTTTCCGCTGAATTTTTAGATAATCATTTCGTGCTACAAAACGGCATTGGTTCAAAGCATATCGTTGAAAAGAAATCCCCTGATTCGATGTTAACTGAAACAATTTCAGAAGGCGAAAATGGATATCTGTACGACAAAACTACAAAAACATTGACGGTGTATGCCACACTTGAAAATGGAGATAAACTTATTGTAAAAACTATTAAGGTAGAAAACGCATTGCTAGTAGTTGAATCTGATGCTGGAGATGGCCAAATATTAATTACAGATGTCTATCCCAAACTTGACTCCTATGAACCAAAAGCCGGAGATTATGTTGTGTGGGTAGAAGGCTATACGGAAACATTAAAAAGGCTATACGAACTTATAGACAGTCAGTTAACTGAAGAAAATTCTGTCCCTGACGAATATAAAATTACAGAAAAGATTGTTACTCCAGAGAACTTTGAACAAGCAGGACTTTATTTGCCAGAAGCAAGTATAGATAACCTTGGTGAAGTTTATAAAATAGTCAACCAAGATAACAATGGAAATGAAGTTGCTTCTAAGTATTATGTATGCGAGATTAAAGTGTCTATTGTGAAGAACGAGCAGACGGGCAAAGATGAACAAAAGTATACTTATGTTTGGAATGAAAGAAACTTAGTTGTTGGGGCAGAAGGTATTAATTCTCTCAAAGAAAAAAAAGATATATACTTGTCAATCCAAGATGTACAAATTGCTGCTGAATGGGACAAAAAGGACGCAGATAGTGATGAATACAAGGCTTATATAAATAATCTTAATAAGCTTAATGCCATTAATAAAGAACTAGAGAATAAACAAAAAAAGGTTGAAGATATTCAAGCGGAGATCCAAAAAGTAAATGATGAAATCACGTTAATATCAGAGGACATAAGCGTTAATAAAAACTTTACTCCAGAGAATTTGGATAGATTGTCCCTGTTTCTAAGAGAGGACGAATATTCGGATGATTGCTTCTATGTTTCAGAAATTGATACTGACTTAGATAAGATTAATACGCAGAAAGAATTATTAGTTGCTGGACAAAAAGAACTCAAAAAGATTTCTCAACCGAAGTTGTCTTTCTCTGCTTCTATGAGAAATATCTATGCGATGCCTGAGTTTGCTCCTATTCTGAATCAGTTTAGCCTTGGCAATTTTGTAAAAGTTAAAATGCGAGATGACTTCATCAAGAAAGCAAGATTGCTCGAAGTCCAGTTGAATTTTTCTGATTTAAGTAATTTCTCATGTACTTTCGGAGACTTATTATCTGCGAAGGATCAGGGCGATATCCATGCTGATTTGTTGTCTCAAGCAGTTAGCGCTGGTAAAGCGGTTGCTAGTGGTTCTTCTTATTGGCAAAAAGGCTATGACGTAGCCACTGCTATTGATGAGAGGATTAGAAACGGATTAATTGACGCAACGACTTCAATTAAATCAAATTCTGCTGGACAAAGTGTGTCGTGGGATAATTATGGTATTCACCTTCGTAAAGTTGTAGATGGCGTATTAGATAATCATGAGGGCTGGATTACCAATAATAAATTCCTATACTCAGACGACAATTTCCAGACGACTAAGTCTGTATTTGGTAATTATACTATTAATGGAGAAGAATATTGGGGCATTCTAGCAGGCTGTGTTCGTGCTGGACTGGTCGAAGGTAGTAGTATAGTTGGTGGCCAAATTTGTATTGGCGAGCAGGAAGATGGTTCCTATGCTTTTATGGTTGATAAAGACGGAACAGTAACTATGAATAAAGGCGACGCAGCCGAGAAGCTTTCTTTCTTTAGTTTTGATGGCGATAATGGTTTAGTTGTTGGCGAAAACAACGGTTCTGGAGAATATTTCTCAAGAGTTTCTGCACAAAGAATTGAATTCTGTCGTAAGGCGAGAATTATAACAGTAGAGTCTGAACCAACACAAAGCAATAGATATAATAATTATGATTATATTTTATATATCCACCAAGAAAACAATGATACTTATTACGACTATTATAAAAATCCAGATTTTTTGTCTGCCCAATATAAGCCGATAAGTTCAATTGGTGAAAATTTTGCAGATCCAGAAATTAAATTTGGTATTCCAATTACTTATTTTGCGAATGATACTGCATACATGAAACAAGCAGAAATTGAGGGTAGTTTAAAAGTTGGCACAGAAGAGAAACTATCATCTATTTCTTTAGGCAATTTTAAACTTCAAATAGAAAGCAATGGAAGCTTATCTATTGTCGCAATACAATAACGTGGAGGTGATATTTTATGGCAACTGCATCAAGTGGTGCATTCGAAACAAGTGTATATAATGCTGCTGGAAGCAGATATCCTGATAGGATTAGAGTAGAATGGTATTCATCACAAAGTGTTGCAAACAATACGTCTACAATATATTGGACTGTTATGTCAGCAGGCGGAACCGGCAGCTCGTCCAGTTATGTTATGACAGGCCCTGTAACTGTTAGCATTGCAGGTGTTACAGTGTATAGCTGTGCAGACAGATTTGCAATGCATGTAGGGGACGTCCTTGGTTCTGGTAGTTTTACTTTAACGCACAATTATGATGGCACGCAATCATTCTCCGCGTGGGCAGAGGCAGCTATTTATACTTATGCCATTAGTAGCACAAGGTATGATTATTATGTTAACTTGCCACCGATTTCAAGAGCTTCAAGTATTAGTGTGTCTGGCACGACTATAGATTCACCAATAAAAATTAGCATTTCAAAAGCGGGATCTTCTTTTACACATACATTAGAGTATAAATTTGGTAATAAGTCTGGTACTATTGCGACAAAGACGTTAAGCTCCTCTGTTAGTTGGACACCACCAATTGATTTAGCGTTACAGATTCCAAGTTCTCAGTATGGAACTGGTACGTTAAAATGTATTACTTACAATGGCGGAACACTAATTGGAGAAAAAACAATTAATTTTATATTATATGTTCCGAATAGTATGAAACCTTCTATCAATAATTTTACTCCATCTATTGCTAGGACAAATCCTTCTGGATGTGGAATGTATGTTAAAAACAATTCTGCTGTTACGTGGACAGTGTATGCAGCCGGATCATATGGTTCTACTATCACAAAATGTGTTATTAGTGGGCAAAATTTATCTGAGACTAAAACTGGTTCAGCAACTTCATACAGTATGACGAGTAATACTCTAACTGTAGCTGGCAAACAAACTTATACAGCAACTGTTACAGATAGTCGTGGGAGAACAGCAAGCACAACAGGCGAAATTACCATAATAGATTATAATCCACCAACTATTACTTCAATAACTTCGTTTAGAAGCAACGCAGATGGTAGCATGAATGGATCTGGGCAATATGTTACACATCAGTTAAATGCGTCATTTTATACGTTAGGTGGCAATAACAATATCAAAATTAAAGCATATAGTAAAAAACGTTCAGATGCTACGTATTCCGAATCAAATAGTGTTGTTGTGAAAGATGACGCGAGTGATAGAACTAGCTACACATATACGTATAAAAATGCTTCTTTCGCTGTAGACACCGCATATGATTTCAAAATTGTTATCTCTGACAGTGTTGGTCAATACGCTATGTTTTACACAAATGTTGGGACAAAGAATGTACCATTAAATATTTCTGGTGACAATAGCTCAATTGCAATTGGTAGTTTTGCACAAAAACAAGCTGACAACAAAGGGTTATTTCGCTGTGAATGGGCAGCAAGTTTTGCTTCGTCTCCACAAGTGGATTCTGATAGAAATTTAAAGCGCGACATTAACGATATTGATATTGACATCATTGACAAGCTAAAGCCGGTTCAATATGTATTAAAGAATGACGATTCTGATACAATACATTATGGATTTATCGCACAAGATGTAGAGCAAGTACTATTAAGTTTAAATGAATCAAAACAGAAAACGGGAATTGTTCATTATGACGAAGATGAAAGTACAAAAGAACATAAAAACTATTCGTTAGCCTATGATGAGATTATTCCGTTACTAGTTAAAAAATGCCAAGAACTTCAGCGCGAGATTGATATATTAAAAGGAGAATAAATTATATTGTTTGGAGTGACATAAACAATGATAGATTTAATTACAAACATATCCAGCCTAATAAGCGGGATTATGGTAATCGTTGCGTTCTTTGGCGTTCTGATTAAACCAATAAGAAAAAAAATAGAAACATGGCTCAGAAACACAACAAATGCCGAGGAGCTAACTAATACAATGAAAGCTCATACGAAGCAGCTTAATAATTTAGAATACAAGATTGACCAGCAAGAAACAAAAAGCAAGAAAGCCGACGATCAGATTATTAATCATCTAAAAGATGTTGACAGAAGGCTGAATAACGTTGATTCTAAGTTGTGTACGCTTGACAATAGAGTCTTTGAAAATGAGCGGGATCGGATCAAGGCGGAGTTGTCTGAATGCGCGTCTAGATGTGCTCGTGGAATAAAATTGTATCCAGAAGAAAAGAATCATATTGATGAAATTTATTCAAAGTACATTAATGAGCTTCATTGTAATTCTATGGGGTCAGAACTATATCATACAATTACGAAATATTATGAGAGCCAAGATTGGTTGAAAGCATAATAAACGTTTAGGGACTAGAGAGTAAAATCTCTAGTCCCTATTTTTTTGCGCCCTGCTGCGCTTTTAAATGGATTCTAATCACATTTAGTATCCAATTATTCACTGACCTATTCTCTGCGTGAGCTGCAAGCTCTATTTGGAATTTTTCTTCTTCTGGAAGCCTAAATGTAATGGATTTTGTTCCCGGTTTGCATGTCATATTCACACCACCTTTATATGAATATCATAACATTTTTCGCCAAAAAGTGCAATCACCTTTATAGCAAAAACTATGGGTAAAATTAACAAGGTGATAGCACCTTTTTGAAATCAGTAGTGGGGGAGTGTAGTTAATGTCAATTATAAAGAACATTCTGCTATTTAATGTCTTTTATAATTGACATAGACTCAATTTTTGTTTCGTCTAATAGATGAGAATATACTTGCAGCGTCATGTTTATATTTAGATGCCCCACCATTTGAGACACCATTGCAAGTGGGACATTATTGTGTAACATTAGGCTTACAAAAGAATGCCTGAGCGCATGGACTCCACAATGCTCTATCCCTGCTCTTTTAACAATGCGATTGAATGTGTTTTGTGCAGCGACTTTACAAATTGGTTTTGTATGATTCACATGGACAATGTATCCGTTTGGCTCCCATCCAATCTGCTCTTGCAGGTCTCTTAACGCAGCAATTGCCATGTCTGACAAATAAATAGTTCTTGCGACTCCTGTTTTTGTAGAATTGGATACAATTTCAATGGTCTTATTTTTACTCTTGCTTCTGTCATTGATACGAGCGACAGTTTTATAAATTTTCGCAGTGCGCGTTTCAAAATCAATGTCGCTCCACCTTAAAGCTAAAGCTTCTCCAACTCTGCATCCAGTATATAGTAAAAATACATACAAAGCGCCATTCTTATAAATACGCACTCCATTTTTATGCCTAGAATAGCATGTTTGTATTAATTTTTCTCTTTCTTGTTGAGACAAATATCTTCTTTCTTTTTGTACAAATAGCGACTTTTTTGGTAGTCTAACTTCCCCCATCGGGTTTCTATCAATCTTTTCTCGTAGTAATGCATAATTGAATATCTCTCCTAATGCAGAACATGTTTTCTTAATTGTTTCATATGCGAGCCCATCGTCTTTCATTTTATTAATAATAAAAGTTTGAATTAAATGTCCATCTATTTGTTTCATTTCTAAATTATATAATCTTGTCACATGTTTTTCTTTTAATACACGTTCCATTCTATCAAATGATGAAGGTTTCAATGTTGGCTGTTTGACTGTGAAAAGCCAAGAATGAATAAAATCTTCAAATAATATATCCTTATCCCCAACGATATTTTTATTAAGTAATACTTCAAATTCACGTTTTTTCTTTAAACAAGTTTGCTTGTCCCCGTAAAAATATTTTCTTCCTATTCCTTTATAAGCTACAGACAATTTCCAAGTGCCATTGTCTCTTTGCGTCCACGATCCTTCCCCATTACTTCTTTTCTTTGCCATAAATATATTCCTCCATTTTCTAACAATACAAAATTATAGTTCATATCATTATTATATTTGATGAAAACAATATGGTCAATGGCAATTTTTAGTCACAATCGTACCACAATAATACCACAATTTTTTGATTATTTATCATAACAGTACAAGATTATTGGTGATATCGAGTGAATACAATTTTCTTCCAAAGCAAGCTTAAACCAGCATATATTCTAGCTCCAATGCTTTAGACTTGTGTTTGTGAATAGCTGTTCTATTATGTTTTTATGGCTGTTTCTCAGGCTATATGAACCATAAGTGTCCATAAATAAAAACAACTCAAGTCATTGATTCTCCTAGATTTAAGTGATATGTTTTTGCTGAATGACCACATCATTTACCACAATTTTATTGTACCACATCTTTTGACCACAATTCAATATAGTTTATCTATCTTTTATAAGCCAAACTTTTCTTTTCAAACCATTCATCAACTTTGTCCTCAATGATAAGGAATTTACGCCCATTTCTAATTGACGGGAAGTCTTTACGTTTGACAAGCTCATAGACACTATTAATTCCAATTAGCCCCGGATGCTCTGCATTTAATTTTTCATATAGTTGTTTTACTGTTATGTATTTCATATTATCACTCTCCTATCATATTTGCTCTATTTTACATTATATCATTGCATTTTTGATAAATAAATATGCCGGTAATGTGAAATTACACTACCGACATATTGCTATTCAATTTTGCGCATTTATACGCATTTTTTGAGTCAAGAATGGCTACTACACGTGCAATTGTGCGCGGTTGTATCACCTACGTATGTAGTAAAAGCTCCGTTAACTGGAGGATATCTTGTCTCATCGTCTACTTCATGAGTCTCTGTGACAGTCTTCTGAACAAGATTGCCGTTCTTGTCATATTCGTAAATAGTTTCTGTAATGTCACGCTTAATCATCTTTTAGTTCCTCCTCAATAATTGTTTCAAAAATTTTATACGCTTTGTTAAAATCAATATTTGAAATTGCATAGTCAAAATCGTCTCGCATAATCATCTCCGAAAACTGCTCGTTCTCATTGAAACAGCGTTTGTAAAACGTAAGTGCATCGTCTTTTCTGCCATTGATAGCTCGCTCTTCACGAATATCATCTGGCACATGAATGTAAATTGTTACGAAACGAACGTCAGAAAGATCAAGCGAAAGTGAATGCATATACTCAATACCACGATAGTCAATGCAATACAGATCTGATTTCATAAGTTGGTCTTTTGTCGCAAAATAAATTGCGTCTCCAATTTGTGTATAAGCAATCATTTGATTCTGATACTGAGCAACTTCGTTCTTCGTAATGAAAGTGTGAGTATCTCCTTCGTCTTTTCTGCGAGGACGAGTGGCATATGATTTTAACTGTCGATACCCGTGCTCGTTGCATAGCTTGTTTACAAGCGAATCCTTCCCAGAAGAACTTTTCCCAACAATAAGGAATACTGTGTGCATAGTTATCACTCCTTAAGTGCTTCTTTGCCAATCTTAGAGAATGTGTACCAACCAATAATGCCATTAATCATAAAGATAACTTTCATTGCGAACACGGTGATACTGCCTGTTGGTGTTGCAAGAGCAAGTCCGAATGTAACTGCAGAGGCAATATTGTTAGCACTCCATAGCGCCCAGTTAATAGAAAACCCAAAATAACCAAGAACCATTGCTCCTAGTGTGCATGCTGTATTAAATGCGTCAAGCGCACTGTAATTCCCATGTAATGCTTTAGATAGGAAGTATAGACCAACTCCAACTGCAATTGTAATAAGGATAAAAACAATATTTTGTTTTGGTGTCCCGTTATGTGGCTTTACATTGCGATTGCCCCAGTGGATGTATGAGGCAATATAAATTGGAATCAGAATCACATTTTGAAGCGCGTCAAGCATAATACGGTTCTCTAGACAGATAATTGTGTAAAGACCTACGTACACAACGCCCATAAGAAATGCGCCTCTAGCACCAGAACTATAGACAGCAACATACGCCATACCAATTGTTCCAATTAGAATGTTAATCCAATTGTCTCCACTAATTACACCTAGGAGCGCGATAGCTAACGTTGAGCAAATAATCCATAGCTTTTGTGCGGTAGTAAGCGAGTTGTACCAAGTTTTCATGTTTAGTCCTCCTGAATTTTAAGCAAATAATTAATTACTTCTTCAATAGTATATACAAGTCCGCCGCATTGATTGAGCAGTCCAGTAACATAGAGATTCTGGTAAGAGTATTGCTGCTCACCAAGCCTACTTGCTCCACCAGCGTCTTTAGCTTCACTATGTGTTAAATAGCACTGTCTATTGTCTGTGCAAATGCCAATCATATATTTGTGGTCTCCGCGCTCAATCTTTTCATGGAATTTTCCGATCTCAGCGCAAGTTCCAGACGGCAAAATATCACCGTCTATGCAAGCAATAAGTACATCGCTATTATTAAGTCTTGCATTGTCTGCATTGGCAATTTCTTGAGACCCTGCAAATTTCTTCTTCCCATCAACTCCATTTATGTCAGAATTTTCAACCGGGGAGTATAAGTCAATGCCGGGGATTGCTTCTCTGATCTTTTTTGCCCATTCAGTATTTCGAAGCAAATCTCCATATGTGAATATTGGGCCAGCTAAATATGCTTTCATATATATTGTTCTCCTTGTGTATTCTTAGTTAATTCTTGGCTGAATATAGATAGTTCCTTTATAACAAAATTTTTAAATGTCTCGTTATCTCTATTCTGTTGTTTTATATCGTCCAAATGAGTTTGATATACTTCTAATTGAACAGATTTATATGGTATATTGAACCATTTGCTAATTTGATTAATAGACAGATCAAAATCAATATAGGCTCTATAAAGCCATTGGTGATTGTATAACTTGTTAATATATGTGTCACGATAGTATTCAAGAAAATCAGGCAAATCTTTTACTCGGCCACTTCTATACAAATTATGGAACAATGTATGTATTGCTTCATTTTCAAAAACAAATAAATTGTCAACATTATTGTTCTTTTTGTTAAAATCTATGTGGTGTACCACACATTCTGGTTTTAAGTATCGTTCGCCATTTATTTCAATGGAATTTGAATCATTGAGTAGGTATTGTTCTGCGATTAATCTGTGTTCTGGCACAAAATTAGAGCTGCTTCTAAATGGGTGATCTTCTACTCTAATTAGTTTATATTGTCCACTATTACTTTCGTCCGACTTCCAACTGCTATTCAATTTCCCAGTTAACCCATATTGAGGATTGCCATCTTTGAAATATAATGTTTTTCTTAATTCATAACAACATTTTTTTGAGCATGTTGCATTGTGAACATCTTTCATCTTATCTAGCACGCTTTGCTTTCGATAAAAAGATCCCCCACAAACTGGGCAGGTTAATTTTGTTTTCATGCTTTTTTGATAGTTGTTATGACATTCCCTATTGCAAAAATTATGTTTGTTCGCTTTTCGCTTGTAGTTGTCAATTTTAATTTCTTTGCCACAAAAATCACAATAGATTGGTATTTTATTTTCCACTACTTCCAAACCCATTACTTCCTCTTTTTGTAAAATCTAAATGGTCAATCTCTTCAAAAACTATCTGCAGATATGGCAGGAATATAAGCTGTGCTATCCTATCTCCATTACGGACAATAAACATATTGTCCGAATCATTGTGAATAGCGACAATATATTCTCCAGTGTAATCCTCGTCACATACACCAACGCAATTCGCTGGTCTTAAGCCGTGATTGGTTGCCAACCCGCTTCGAGCAAAAATTGCTCCAAAATATCCTTTGGGTGGCTGTATTGATAATCCAGTTCCCACCTTAACGGTTGAGTAAGGCGGGACAGGAATATCATTTTTAATACATGCATACAAATCGTACCCTGCAGACAATTCGCTTCCTTTTGTTGGAATCTTGGCGTCTGGTCGTGTCTTAGCAAACTTAATGTTCATGTCAAACACCTCCAAGATTAAAAATTAATCCAGAACGGGCTTGTGCCATTGAATACATAGTTTAGGTAATAATAGCGCTTGTTTAATCGAAGAACACCATAATCGTTTAGGTACTGCTTGATCTCGTCATTAACAGCACTAAGGCTTTCATCAATGTGTTTCATGCGCTCCTTCTTTTCGGCCTCAATCTTCTGATTGCGCTTCTTCTCTTCTGCGTCCTTCTTCTGCTTAACCAGATCATTAAGTCGCTTATAATTTTCGGAAGCCGCCTTTAGCTCTTCCTCTAGTTCTTCAATTGTCTTCTCTCTCGTACCGTAGTCTTCCATAATTCATTACTCCTTTGTTGAAATTTATAATTTTGTGTTGTATAGAACAATTTGTCCTTGTTTAATTGTCTCGTTAACGTCAATAAGTCGTTGATTTGAGCTTCCCCTGAATGGCAATGTTAAGTCTCTCAAAGAGTCTACATAGTTTCCATCCACCACGACATCGCACATTGATATAATGTAATTTCTTAGAAAGGCTGTATCAAAATTGCTTGGCGTATAAAAATCGTTGGCATCTAGTGTATAACCAGTGTAAAGCCAAATATCTTTGTCAGGTAACATCTCTTTTGTTTCTTTGACAATTTCATAGACACCTTTAAGATTTTGCGGCTCTAGAGGATGCCCACCACTAAGAGTTAGCCCTTGAATGTATGGATGATTCAACGCCTCAAATAGACGTTCTTTCGCTGCACTGTCAAATACAGCTCCTGCATTAAAATCCCATGTCTGTGGATTTTGGCAGTTATAACAATGCATTGTACACCCAGAGCACCAGAGTACACAACGTACTCCGGTGCCATCTGCAATCGAGCATTTACTAATTCCTAAATAGTTCATACGTTAATCACCTGCTAACAATTTTATCGTGTTTAACGCGCATTTCGACTTCCTGTTGCTTCCCTTTATTGAATGCTGTTTTATAATCATTAGTAAGATATCCAGTTACACGGCGTAATCTCTTAATATCATCACTTCCGCATTCTGGGCATGTGTCTGTCATTTCATCGCAATGCCCGCAGTTCATACATTGGTCGTTGGGAACATTAATTGCAAAATAAGGGATGTCTTTTTCCATTGCATAGTTAACAATAGTCTCAAGTGCCTTAAGATTGTTTTTGCAACTGCTTTCCAACTCAATATATGTAATACATCCAGCATTTGAATATCCAGTCAATTGAGACTCAATATCAATCTTTTCAAAAGGATTAAGTTCCTTCCAAACAGGGACATGGATTGAATTAGTAAAGAAGTCTTTGTCGGATACGTTTGGAATTTCGCCATACTTCTGTTTAAACTTACGCATAGCAGTGTAACAAAGATTTTCCGCAGGAGTATAGTAAACTCCAAAATTTAGCTTGTATTCTTGTTTGAATTCTGCACATCTGTCTTTAAACAACTGTTCAATGCGTTTTGCGAGCTCCATCCCACAAGGATCTGTATGATCACACCCGATAAGAATTTGAAGAGTTTCTGCAAGGCCAAGTTGACCGATCACGATTGTCCCATGTTTTAGAGCGGAACGAATGCCTTCTTCTGGAACATACCCAGCCATAACATTGTTTTCATACATAAACTTTGCTGCTTCCGGCGACTGAGAACAAATCCAATCAAAACGTTCAAGAAGCATATCTTTTGCTTCATGGATTTTTTGGTCAAGAATTTCTAAGAATTTGTCTACTGTGTCTCCTTCAAGATTTTCGCTAAATGGCTCCGAATTATTCATTACATATTCTTTTGCTTCCATCGCCAATGTTGGCATAATAATTGTTGTAGGGCAGATGTTTCCTCTGCCGTCCTTAAGCTGGCCTAAACCGTTGATATCATACCCATTCGCTGTTCTACATCCCATTGTGCTAAAGAATGTTTTAGGATCGTTGATGTCATATCCGGCATTATTGCTCCAATCTACATTTGCATAGTTCGGATAAAGTCGAAGGCTTGTGGATTTAAGTGCCAATTTAAACAAGTCATAGTTTGGATCTTCGGGCTTTCTATTTACACCTTTCATGCATTGAAAAATTCCACATGGGAAAATGCTAGTGCGATGAAGTCTTCCAATTCCTTTAATTGAAACATCAAGTAGCGCCTTTGTTACCATGCGACCTTCTGGAAGTGTGCAAGTGCCATAATTGATTGACGTAAATGGCAATTGATTCCCTGACCGGCTTTGGAGTGTATTTAAATTATGATACATCCCCTCAACTGCCTGATAACATTCTTTTGTTGTCATATCCATAGCATATTTATAAACATTAGGATAGGTTTTATATTCTTCGTCTTCTATTCCCGCGTCAATAGGAATGTGCTCTGCTGGATAATTTTTGATATCTCCAACATATTTAAGCCCATCGAGATAATGTTTTCTGAAACTTTTTCTGACATACGGCACCATTGTCCAATCAAGATGTGTCGCGCTTACCCCACCAAATTGCTGTAGACTCTGCAACTGGAAAATAACTGCTACAAGCTGAAACGCTGTATTTATACTTTGTGCTGGACGTACATCCGTCTGCCTAGTATTAAATCCATTTGCAAGCAAATCATCAAACGGAATACTTAAACAGTTGTGAGACCCGACTGCATAAGCATTAAGATCATGGATATAAATTTCATTATTTTCATGGTTGGCCTTTGCCATTGGAGAAACGAGATATTCCAGCGCGTAACGTCTTGTAACAACATCACTCGCCTCTCCGATACGCCCACCGAATGAAGCCTCATCAACGTTCGCATTTTGATTTTGGATATTATTCGCTGTTAGTTTTTCCGAAACTGCTTGCATGAGTTCTTGATACTGATTTCTTGCCATTTCATGCAAAAAACGATAGTTCACATATGCTCGTGCAGTTGTTTTGAACCGAGATGCCATCAGCTTTCGTTCAACCATATCCTGAATGTCTTCAACGGAAAGTTCGGAAGCAGAATTGCTTGACTCGATGTCGGAAGCAACCTTCACAGCGAAATCTTGAATATCTTCAAAATTATCTCCATGATAAATACTTTTATGTGCTTTTAAAATCGCGTTCTCGATCTTTGTTTTATCAAATTCTACCTTTCGTCCGTCACGCTTCGTTACAATCAATTAGCATCCCTCCATCAAATAAAGCCCTTTGGCATCTTTATATAGTTCATTCACATGCGCTACAATTTCTTCCCAGTTATTAGCTCTATAAATTCCATACACATCGTCATGTACGTTTCGATTCCATGGCTTATCAAGAAGCACTCTATCAACTGCATAATTTGTAGCCATTAAATTCTCTGCACAATCATCAACAAGTACATCTACATGCAATAGCGACTTGTTTTGAATACAGATAATATGTTTCTGGTCAATAAATGGGAAGTTCTTGGCGAACCAATCAACTTTCCACGCAAAGTTAATGTAATGCGTTGCTGTTGCAACGTAGACATCATACCCATTATCAATTAGCTTCTTAACTCCCCACTGAGAATCAGGAGCTGGGGATAGTGAGTCCCACAGCTCTTTCTCCATGAAGATAGAAGTTAGCTCTTCTGCAATTTCAAATGGAAGGCATTTATAAAAATCATATTGCGTGAAAATGTCTGCCGTTAGTCCTGTGCCATGTCTCGTGTTATATAGCTCTAGCGTTTTCTCAATGAGATTATTAAGTACCTCATCACAATCTAGAGCAACAGTAAACTTCTGCATAGTTGCCTCCAATAATTTTGTGTTGTTATTCCTGTTCAGGCTCAGAAGAATTTTCTTCTTCCTTATTTACGTCAACAATGTCGCCATTCTCGTTAACGTCCTTGCCAAGACTAATTGAGCAAAAATGTTCAATCTTCTTGATTAGTCGCTTATAATCATTCGCTGACTTCTTGCCCGGTTGACGCTTGAACTCCGCGATGTACTGAAGCACAACGCCACAGATTGCTTTCGATCCACTGAGCAAAGCCGCCATCTGCACCTTCTTCATCTGTGTAGTAATTGCTTCTTTCAGCTCGTCAGTTGCTAGTTCAGATGCTGGCGGGGCTTGCTCGTCTGCTTCTTCTACGCTTTCAACGCTCTCTGGCTGTTCATAGTTTTCATTTTCATCCATGTTGAATCACTCCTTTTTCTAGTTTGTAATGCGATTATAGCACAATAATTTTGTGTTGTCAAGATGTCTTTTTGGCACGTAGTCGTTTGATTGATGAGAGCCAAACGGTGTAGGGTTTCATTCGATCTACGATAACTTTATCGTCTGCTTCCTTTTTCCCAAGCACTGCTACCTGCTGTCCTTTTACAATTAAATCTTGGAACTTTTGCAAGGCATCAGGCCAAATTGTCAGTTCGATTAAGCCATTCCCTGAATATAAATTAGCAAAAGCAAATTGCTGACCCTTCTTAGTTTTTTTCTTTTGGATCTTGGAAATAACGCCAACTGTTACACATTTGTCGCCAATGTCTATGTTTTCAAAATCGTCTATTAATTTGTACGCTTCTGTAAATGGATTCTCGTCTGTCAGGAAAATTTGTAGAGTTTCAAACTCCCAAAAATCTTCATCCTTAAGGTATTTTTCGGTACACTCGTCAATGTAAGATTGATATTTATTTTTTTGTTCTTCATCAAACTGAACTTTTCGTTTATCGTTGTAGACAGCAAGCACTCGTTCTTTGTTCATTTTTTTACCAATCATATATTCTGACGTATCAATATTCCACTCAACAAGAAGTTTCATTTTAGATGGTAGTGAAGAGACAGGCTTGTATTCCTTTTGCTCGTATTGAGATTTGAAGTAGTTTATAAGAAATTTCTTTTTGTTTTTAGTAGGAATCGCCCCTGATTTAACAAGAGAAATGATTTGTGATTTGGTTGGCTGTACTCGTTCTACAAAATCGTTAAAGTTTGTGAATTTACCATTAGTGTTACGCTCGTTAATAATACTAGCTGCTAAGGTTTCACCTATACCAGAGATCGCAGAATAACCAAACAGTATTTTACCATCAACAACTGAGAAGTTCATTTCTGATTTATTGATATCTGGTGGCAAAATGTCTACATTAAATTGTCTTGCATCAAGAATGTGTTTATTAATCATTCCCGGTTTGTTTTTATTCATATTGAACAATGCGCAAAAAAAGTATTTGCTGTAGTGACATTTTAAATATGCGGTTTGTAAACATAGTACAGCATAGCTATAAGAATGCGATTTGTTAAAAAGATAACCACCTTTTGTTGACAAATCATCACTAATTTGTTTAGCCAACTCTTTACTATATCCATTATCAATAATTTCTTGATATAATTTTGCAGACTCTTGTTTAACAAGTTCAACATTCTTTTTGCCAATAGCCTTTCTAAAAAGGTCAGCACCTCCATAGCTTCTTCCGCCAAATTTTCTAACAATATCCAAAAGTTGTTCCTGATAAATCATGCAACCGAAGGTCTCTTTTAAAATGGGCTCCATATCTGGATGAATATATGTGACTTTTTCTGGGTGCTTACTACATTCAATATACTCTTCCAGTGCTCCCATTGAGTCTGGTCTGTACAATGCGAGCACAGCGGAAATTTGAGAAAGCTCAGTAGGATGCAATCTAACAAGTAAATCTTTCATACCCTGCGATTCTACCTGAAACACTCCATTTGTCATAGCACTACTAAGCAACTCATAAGAAGCAGTATCAAATTCGAATTCTGGATTATTAATATTAATTTCCCAATCTGAAACTCCCGCCATAAGCTGTGCCTGTTGTACTAATCCAAGAGATGACACACCCAAAATATCATATTTTATGATCGAAATTTCTTCTACAATTCTTTTGTCAACTTGAATAACATGCTCTCCATCTGGGCCAAGTTTCATCGGCATAAAATCAGACACTTTTCCATCTACAATACCAACGCCTCCAGCATGTATGGATGTTGTTTTCACCCTTCCAGATAGATGCGAAGCAATATCAAACAATTCAGTATATTTCGGATTATTTGCAGCTTCTTTATTGTTTGCTAAACACTCTTCAAATGTTGGATAAACAAACCCCTTGCTTAGTTTATCCATTTCTTTATATGAAAACCCTAAAATCTTTCCTGTATCCTTCAATGATACAACAGGAGTAATAAATGAGAAATTAATAATTTGGCAAACTCTATCTTCTCCATATTTTTCTACCAAATAATTGATAACAGAAGTTCTGTCAAATACATCTGTATCAGTATCAGGCATAGAAACACGTTCTGGGTTCAAAAATCTTTCAAAGATTAGCCCGTATTTCATAGGATCAATATCTGTAATCTCAATTGTATAACATGTAAGACTGCCAGCACAGCTACCTCTGCCAACACCAACTTTGTTATTATTCTCTTTGCACCATTTGATAAAGTCTGCCACAATTAGAAAGTAACCGTCAAACCCCATTTGATGAATTATACCGAGCTCATATTCAAGACGCTCTTTATATTGTTGTTTTTTTTCAGCACTAAATTCATCAAAATGATGTCTATACCATCCTTCTTTAATAGAATGTTTTAGATACTCGTAATTGTCTGAAAATCCTTCCGGGAGTGGAAATGTAGGTAACTTCGGTGCCTGAAATGGCATATTGACTATGTCACACATGTCGGCAATTTCATTTGTATTTTCCAGACCAACGTTAACTGCTTCAATGCCAATTTGTTCGTCAAGAACATTATGAATCTCTGATTCTGACATAAGATAACAGTCATTATAACTTTCTGACATTGTTTCTGTGTCATGTGCTATCTGTACTAAACGTCCCTGATAATACAAATCATCTTTAGTTGCCGCGTGAGAGTCTGTTGTGATAATCCACTTTGTATCAGTATCTTTAGCAAGCTGTAGAATCTTTTTGTTGTAAGCTTCTTGATCTAGATTGTTTCCATGCGCCTGTATCTCTAGATAAAAATGAGGAAAAATAGACTTATACTCGTTAACATATTCTACACACTTGTTATAATCTTGCTCTTTTGAGAGTTTAGAAGCCAAACAAGCAGAACTAACGATTAAATCATTAGCATAAGGTTCCATATCATAAATAGTCACACGAGGACGATAATACTTTCCATGAAGCTCTGATAAAGTTATTAGCTCATTTAAGGCTATACGTCCGCGTTCATTCATGCAAATTGCAATTAAATGAAAGTATTTACTGTCTTTGTTCCTTTCATTACGGTCAAAGCACTCATAGAATTCTACGCCATATAACATTTTAATCTCTGGATAATCTTTTTTAAGTTTATCAAAATAACACCATGAATAGGCGTTCCCATGCTCAGTTATGCAAAATGCTTTCAGACCAATTTCTTTCGCACGGTTAAGATATTCTTCGCATGTTGCATAGCCATCAAGTAAACTGTACATGCTATGGTTATGAAGACTGCTGTAACTCATATACAAACGCCTCCTTCTTTAAATAATTTTGTATTGTTATTCCACTAATACCAATTGTTTCGCCGCTCTTGTGCAAGCTGTGTATCGCCATTTTCTTTGTTCGTCCGCATCTCCAAATGCTTCGTCAAAAATTACAACTCTGTCAAATTCCGAGCCTTGTGCCTTGTGAACGGTAATCACTTCAGCGAAAGCAAACTGTAATGGCTTCTCAATCCCCGCGAATTGCTTCCAATTATCAGCATTCACAGTCGGTTTTCCAGTAGTAAGCAACTGATAGTCAATCATAAGGTCTTTGTAGATTCCACCATCATTAGAAGCGAATGTAGCATAAATCACTTTCCCATAAAAGTTTGATTCCATAATGCGAATATTTTGCAACGTACCGATAGTGCCATTAACAAGCTCGTTACCAACGTTATTAATTTTGTTCCAGCTATTTTTAAGGCAAATTACTTTATCTCCTTCTACTGGCTCGTCGCTGTAGTTATCTCCGAGAATCAGTTTTCTCATGTAGTAGTTAAGCTCATTCCGAGTTTTATTTTTCCCACAAAGAATCTGATCTGCGCCAAGCAGCATTTTATCTGACACTTTACTTCTAGGAAGAACACGGCATCGTTTATCCTCTGCAGTATAATGCAGCTTCATTCCATGCCGAATATCCATAGAAAGTTTAATAATCGGATTATCAAGAGCCTGTCGCACAATTTCATCAAGAAAAACGTGTGGATTGCTCAAAATAGTTTGTTCTCCAGAGATTGGTGGAAGCTGCGCTGGATCACCAAGGAAAATGGTGTATACATGATGAGACAGCAACAAATCAATCATTTCCTGCGGCAACATACTCGCCTCGTCAACGACAATAAGCTTGTATTTATGGTCAAGTTTGGTCTTCGGAGTATGAATATATGTGCCATCTTCTTGCTCTTCTGAGTGATATAACAGCTTGTGAGCCGTCATTGTATTTTTATTGCCCTTTTCTTTGAGAACCAACGACGCTTTTCCTGTAAACGCAACAAAGACGACTTCATTATCTTTTAACTTTAGTTCTTTAATAATATATTGTACTAAGAAACTTTTTCCAGAGCCAGCATACCCTGCAATAACAGTATATGGCTTATGTTCTTTATACCGCTGGCAAGCTACCTCTAGTCCTTTCTTCTGTCCATCTGTTAGCTCCAATTAAACCTCACCACTTTTCATAGCCTGTCTTTTCTTAAATTCCTCTCTTTTCTTCTTGCGATCTACTGCATATTTATAGTGCTCTTCCGAGCAATAATAGGTATTATGTTTACCAGCATGCTTTACAAACGCATCTTCTTTATTCAACTTGCACTTACAATAAGCGCATGTACACTTCTTACTCATTTCAAACCTCCTTAATAATTTTGTATTGTATATTACTCGGCAATACTCACTGCAGGAGAAATGTGAAAGAATTCGGTATGGCTTCCTACGTCAATAATAGTATCTCCTGCGGCATTCCACATTCTCGTATAATAAATTGCGAAGTAACGTTCATTGCAAAACTTTGTAATTTCTTTGTACGCAGCCTTACGCACTTCTTCGTCAGTTAGGCCATCCTCAAATGTAGCAAGCTCTCGTGCCTCGTGATAACTATTATAAAAATAAAGCTTATGCGTCATTCTCTGACTCCTCCTTGAAACTCTCCCACATATCCTTCCAATAAGTCTTTTCGTCACAATCTAGCACGTACTGCACGACTTCGCTATTAGTGCTCTTGCCCTCAGCTAGAATATGCTGAAGCAGATCCATGTCAACAGACAGGGGAATATACGAGAGAATATAGTCGCCATTATCCTCTAGACTAGTAACCATTAGCGTCGCGTTCTGATTGTTCATGTTGTTCTTCTCCATAATGTAAAATCCTTTCTTAAATAAAATATTTTTTAATGTAATTTATAAATGTGTTTTGTTTTTTCTGAATATTATCAGTCGCATTATCTTTTGCTTCATATTTTCTCTCACACTGTTGGCAAACCTGCCTTCCTTCTGGAATTATTTCACCACATGCAACGCAACAGTTATCCGCTTCAATCATACACATCACCACCAAAACTATAATCTTGTACTGTTTGCATTGTTATAATAGCACTATAATTTCGTATTGTCAAGAGGGAGAATTAAAAAATGGGGAGAAAAATTCTCTCCCCATAGTTCATCCTATCATATTTAAAAATTCTTCTTCACTAATAACAGGAACCCCAAGCTCCATAGCCTTTTTGTACTTGCTGCTGCCTGATGCGTCATTTGTAATTAAGAAGTCTGTTTTCTTAGAAACTGAACCCGCAGTCTTGGCTCCGATAGATGTAATTTTCGCATTAATAGAGTCTCTTGTGAAGTGATTGAGCTTGCCAGTTACAACAAGCGTTTTGCCGACAAAAGGATTTTCAGATACAGCTATTGGTTCATAAGTATCAAAATACAATTCTTTAGCCAAATTATGCATATCTTCTTTATTGTCCTCAAACCAATTATATATGGAATCATTCATTGTTTCACCAAAGTCGTATAGAGTAGTAAAATCAAACTGACGGCCAATTGCGTTCACAAAATCTACATAGCTGCCATTGAACTTCTGATTAATAGCTTTTGCTGCAGACGAGCCCACATTAGGAATGCCAAGAGCAGTGATAAATCTGTCGAGCGTTACGTCTCTTGATTTTTCAATAGAATCTAGCAATTTATCCACAGATTTTGCACCTAGCCCGTCTAGGAGTATAAGTTTATCTCTATGTTCTTTCAAGTGGTAAATGTCTTTATAGTTATGCAAAAATCCATGTGAAATTAGCAGCTCAAGCGTCTTCTCTGATAGGCCATCAATGTTCATTGCTTTGCGACTCACAAAGTGCGTGAACTGTGCCAACTTCTTAGCTGCACAATTTGGATTAGTACACATGAGAACTTTACTATTATCAGTATATTTAATTTCAGTAGGCTCTCCACAACAAGGACACGTAGTTGGAATTGTTAGTGTATTGCTACGAGTTAGATTGTCATAAACTTTAGGAATCACCATATTGCTGCGGTATACCGTAATAGTATCACCAATTCCAAGTTCAAGCTGCTCAATGATAGAAAGATTATGGAGTGTTGCTCTTGTAGTTAATGCCCCATCTAAATCTATTTCATCAAAGATTGCGACAGGTGCGATTAATCCGCTTCTTGTTGGATTCCACTCTACATCTCGAAGAGTTGTCTCATACATTTCATCAGCCCACTTAAGAGCCATACGACATCCCTCATGATGCGCGGTAACTGGTAGTGTCTTGGAATATGATTTCATACACATTTCAAAGATTAATCCATCACAAGGATATTGATACCACTCTGGCTGCATACCTTCGATACAGTCATCAATATTTCCAGTACATCGACCAACAGTTTCAAATCCAAGGCAATCTAGATATCCGAGTTCGTCTAATTTAGAATCAAATAGTGCATTGTTATCATATAGATCTGATACACACTCAAAAACCACATAAGAAAGATTGCGCTGCTTTGTAATATTTGTATCAAGCTGACGGAGGCTTCCCGCTGCTAAGTTGCGAGGATGACTATAAGGCTCATCAAGAGACTCATTAATCTTGTGAAAATTCTTCCAAGAAATCACACATTCACCGCGAAGTTCAAGTTTATCGTTGTAATCAATATGCATTGGAAGATTTGAAATCATCATTGCTTGAGCGGTTACATCTTCGCCAATTTCACCATTGCCACGAGTTACAGCCTGAACAAATTCTCCATTTTCGTAGCGAACCACAAGTGTAAGCCCATCTAACTTGTAGCTACAATAAAATGGCCGATTGCCAATAAATTTTTTAATTTCATTCGCATCTTTAGTCTTTGCTGCAGAAAGCATTGGTTTACTATGCTTAACTTTCGTAAAACAATCAAGCACTTGCCCCTGTACCTTACGAGTAGGAGAATTGGCAAGCCAAAATCCTGTTTCATCCTCAAGTGATTTAAGTTCGTCAAACTTCTTATCATATTCTGCGTCAGAGATAGTCGGACGGTCTAAATTATAATATTCATCGCAATATTGCAGCAGTTTGGCTGTCAGATTTTTAATAGTTTCAATTTTATTCACTCAATCATCCCTCTACTCAGAAATTCGATCATTCTAGCTTTATTGTTTCGTAAATCATTTTTGTTCTCAGAAACTGTTTCAAGAACTTCATCTAAAAGATGCATCAAACCTAATAAAGTAGTTTGATTAATTTCTTTAATCATCCATTTACGACATTCACATTCAGTATGTTCTTTGTCAGTACATTCTGAGCGCTTTAATCCTAAATCACAATTTCTGCATACTGATTCCATATTTTATCTCCTAGCTTATTTTTTTGTTTATTTTAGTAGTCTGTTAAGACTATGGCTCTATTCCAGAAACTAATCTTCTTGACTTCATTATCCTGCACATCTTTATATAATACAGAGAACTTCTTGATTGCAGATCCCTTGCTTATTGCATATACAACGGCAACATCATCAGTAAACCTATGCCCAACCATCTGATTAGGTCTTGCGAAATAATAAATACCCATTATTTATTCCTCCATTTATTTACAGTATTTACAAGATCTATTATGACAAGGAGCCTCTGTATGCAATTTGTGTAACAGTTTATGAAGCAGATCATATTCACTTCTTGTCATGTTGTTCCCTTCTCAAAGCATATATAGTACAATATTTAATCTGTCCATGACTCCAATTAGGATGTTTTTCGCGTATTCGCCAATATATAAATGCATATCTATTAAACTTATTTTTCTTTCCTGTCATTTTTCTCCCTCAGTTCATTTACAGCATCTACGAGCTCGTTGATTTTTGAAATAAGATCGTCGCCAGATACGCCCATATTCCAACCATAACTTGTCAACTTTTTAAGCTTTTTATCTTGGTATGTAAAAGTATACTGGCCAATACGGTTATAGAGATAAGTAAAATCAACATTATGCATAATCCCATATTCTTGACCTGCATGATAACCATGGCCATCGCTAGTACACATCCACAATACATCACCAGTGGCACGTACAGAGCTGATATAACCAATGGTGCCATCCTTTGTTTCAACATAATCTCCTACATGAAATTCATAATCCATACAATTTTTTCTCCATGAATTCTATTTTTTACTTGCCGTTATTATGGCAATCTTCACAAACCGCGTATCCTTTATATACATGTTCTCCATCTACAATTTCATATCTATCAAAAAAACCTGCCTCGAAATACATATCACCTTTTTTAACAGTTTTCCCACAGCAACTACATGTTGCAAATTCTTTATTGTCTGTCATAGCTTTACTCCTCATCGCCGCACAATACGTCCTTATATTCCATAAACAAATCATAGATGGCATCTGCCATGATTCTATGCTCGGTATGTGTTTCTTCTTTATAATAAAGATTACGATACCAATTAAGAATTTCTAAAGGCTTGGTCATATTGCACTCTTCAACTGCTTTCACAAAATAATTTTCAAGATCCATGAGTTACTCCTTATTCGTCTAATTTGTCCTTACATTCTGGGCAATAATCTTTATTGCCATCTGCATAATGAATCCATCCTGCTTTTTTCGCCTTGTCTAATGCTGCATCGTAGCTATTTGCATATTCACTATGCTTGCCGCATTTATCGCAAATTCTATAATGTTTTTTTACAGTTTCAGTCTGGAGGAAACAAAGAAATAGCATGGAGAAAAGACATATCCACCACTTGTTGAAAACAATCGCAAGAGTAGTCCAGCAAATTACACATACACTATTTCCGATTGCCCATGCCCACCATGCACTCTTATTCATATACCTTCACTCCTTATATTAAAATGTAATTTTTATCATTCATCTATGTAAATATGACTCTCTTTAAGTTCCCATTCAAACTCTGAGAAGTCACCGTCATCTGTCACAAATCTACCACGCAACAGATCCAATTCAACAATTTCATGATATCCGCCATCACCATCTTTATAATAATATGTATAACCGCCTGATGGATAACCATGTAACAAGTCTTGCACTTCCATATTTAACATTTCTTCAAAAGTTATATTTTTCATATACTCACCCACATATATTTAGCATATTGATTCTACATCTTTTGTTGTTACAAAAATTTGATATGCTCCAAATTTATCCTTTACTTTTTTTTCGTCTACCAGTTTCCAATCAATCGACACAATATTTGCCAGCGGGTACATTACCCCATAATTATCTTCTAAGTAACCATCCCTTTTAATATCAATCATCATATATTCTGGAACACTACACCGCAATTTTTCTACAATTCCATAATTATATTCAAAACCAGTATGCCTATGCCCGTCTACAGTAGTAAAAACAGGTTTAAACTTTTGAAGAGTCACCACATTCTTTCTAAATTCTTTTTTTAACAATCCCATACATTCACCTTAAAAATATATTTTTATTTGTTACTTAACACCAATTTCCTACTCCATAATTGGTATCTTTATTAAATTTCTGCTGGTCTTCAACCCATTTGATCAATTCTTCTTTGTTGTAATATGTAATATTGCCTATAGTATGAGGGAAAATTAACATATTTTCATACTTTGGCACAATTGGCTGCTCATAACAAGCAGTTAAACTACAATATCCAGAAGACGAATTTCTATATGGACAGGCATATTCGCAACATTGGATCATAATATTCCTCCTAAAATTTTGTTTTATTTCTACAGCAGATATAATACAATAATGATCAATACAGAAGCAATAACATGCTTTTATACTCCTAGTCCATGATTGATGTAAAACGAGTACGTTCATATGTTCGATTTTTATAGTCTTCAAAGCTCATAAAGAATGGACAGATATTGGTATTTTTACATCCACAATCTCCATAATTACAATGCCACCATTTATATTCTATATTCCCACTCAGTTCTGCATGGGGGCATTCCATTTGGTGCGATGGCATTTCATCTACTAAAATTTTCATAATTTATACCTCGTTACTTAGAAATAACCTGCTCATAATGGCGTAGTTCAACAATTGCTTCCTTGATTGCACAAGCAGGAGTCCCATAATAAGTACATCTAGAGCATGAATATTCAGGACACTTCTGTAGTCTATTAATTAGATCGTTAATCATTTTTTTAACCTCCTACATTAATAAGTCTTTCAATATAATTTCTATCCTGTGAGAAGATAGGAATTTCATTATCAATTATCCACTGGCTTCTCTGTGTATAACCACAAATATTTCCTGCTTCATCGTACTGGGCAAGACCATCATCGACCTTGATGCAGCAACTACCACGCTTTAAAGTCGTAGCACAATCGTTCCAATTAATGCCCTTCTGGGTCATAAGCATATCCTGAATGTTGTTGCAAGACTTGCCATGAAGATCCTTATGACTAAAGTTTGCCTGACCTACAGACAGGATGGAATTGCGAGTAGCGTCTTGTTGCCGCCATAGCATATAATTGCAAACTTCTTCCTTTGGAATTGTAAAGACACGAGAATCAAACATTGCACCTTTGTTCATTGCAATTTCAAGAGTTTCAATATAAGAAGCATCTTTTTCATCAAGGTGCTCTGTATAAAGTCGTTTAGATTGTTTTGAAATATTACGAGTAAAAGCTTTATTAAACGCGAGAGTAGCCATGCTTGCAGAAACGCTACACATCTTCTGTAGATTGTTTCCAAACCAAGCATCTGTGGTAAGCTCTGCATAGTCAACAAGGACTAGAGAAATCTCATCACTCTGAGTATAGCCAAGGACACAGCCCTGAATGTTCTCACAGAGATACTTCATAGTTTCCTGCATAGTCTTTACAAAAATATCATCAAAAGGTTTTTTCATGCCCTTAGTAAAAGTATGACCTGCTTTCATATCCATTCTAATAACAATCGGCATTCTTCTTGTTAAATAAAATCTATTAACATTTTCATAATTGTTTTTCATTCTATCACCAAGTGTAGTCTTGTCCATAAGTTAATTCCTTTCAATTTCTTTCAAAGTATTAGTTGACACATTATAAGTATAAGGCATTCCATTCGGCGCATAATAAGGAGACATATAGCCGTATCCAGAATGTCCCGTGCATTCCTTGAAAAGTATATACACGATTTTGGTATTCGTATCATAATATAGGTCTTGCATAGCTGTTGGTCTCAAACGACCATTAGTATTCTTTATATAATCCTTAGAACCAGTTGAGGCACATCCTGCTAGACATAGAAGAGAGATCGTCAAAGCAACAAGGCAAATAACTGTTTTAAATTGTTTTTTCATTTTCTTCCTCCATGTTGACAATCAAAAAATCATAAACATCTCCCCAATCATCAATAATAACCGGTACATTGTTAACAATTACATCTCCAATTTTAAATCCATGCAACCAATCCTCCTCAAACACAAAGTAACCCATCCATTCCTCTTGGTCATGGAACACTTCTTCGAGCAAATTAATAACAATATCAAAAATGTCTGTAATATAAAATCCACAAAAGTCTTCGCAAAGATCTTTTAGAGCACTATCAACTCTTGCCATTTTCGTGTCCAGATTTTCAAGATGCTTCATAGTATTAATAAAAGCTTCCTTAGAGATCATGATTTGCCTCCTCAATTTTTTTTGGATTTATTAGTTCAATCTTTACATAGCTATATAGGCCACCAGTGCAGTATATCATTCCATTTGTTATCGCCATTTCCAGTGGTACAAATTGCAGTTTATCATACTTAGATGCTCCATCTCCAATTTTATATCTTGCACCATTTTTATCAACAGACACTACAAACTCTTTGTATTTTAATACAGGATTATATTTAATCCATTCATCTTCTGTGTCGCATCTCGGACGTATTGTAAGAGGATAAGTTTCCATAAATTACTCCTTAATATTCAACTTATAACCGAGCTCCTTCTCAAGCTGTTCCTTTGACACTTCTCGTTCAATAACTTCAAATGTAGCCCATTTGTCATTTGACGCGCAAACATTAAATTTTGTAAGTATTTTTCTGGAGCCCAACTGATATTTCCACTCTTCATATTCTTTTTCTTGTGTTATATTAGTAAGTGTAAGATCAATTTTTGGAAAATGAACTTTAATTTTGTCACCGTTACTCGCATAGCATACACCTGTATAATCAAGATAAGGAGTGCCATTTTCAACATAAATCTTTACGTCAGTGGGAGTAATATGGTTATCAATAATTACATGATTATTCATTACTTGTTCTCCTTTTATTCAACCAATCACAATATTTTTGACACTCTTCTTTTGATTTAAATCCAATATTTTTACCATATGTGAGTTGCTCTTGCTTCTCAATAACATCATCACAGAACTTATCATATACAAACTGGATCCCAAAATCTTTATAAGAATAATCATTCCATCTGCTGTCGCCAGTACATTGATAACTTTTATCGAGACGATAATATCTTTCCGATGGGTAATGTGCATCATTGACCCTATATCTCAACGCCTCAATCCATGTCTCTTCTGGCTCATACCAATAATCTGGCTGTGAACATGTGCAACTCTTGCTCGTGGTTGTCCCATCAGGCCAAGTCAAAACCCACTTCCTATTTTCGTCGCATTTGTCACACTTAGGCTTTTCATGTGGTTTATTATATGCAATCCAAAGCTGAGATTTTTCAAGCGCATCCTTAAAGATATCGTCAATAGCAGTCTTATAAAATTCTTTTTCTACTTCTCTACGAAGATTTCGTGATTTATATTCCAGATCACTTTCTTTTCTTGATACTTCTAGTGATTTGTCCTCAAGCTCTTTATTGCGCTTCTCAAGATACTCATTGCGTCTTTTAAGTGATTCCATGTCACTCTTCAAAGAATCTTTAGCTGCATCAATAAGCTTTGATTTTATTTCATCAAATAGTTCGTCTGCTTCAGATGGTTCCCACATAGGTTCTTCATAGTCCCAATAGCTCATTTAATTATCCTTTCTTAATAACCTTGAATACTTTTGTCATGGAATGGTTTCACTGGCGCAAATAATTCATAATTGTTTTTATAATTGCAGTTTTTCTTAAACTGGCAATCAATCTCGCACCCATATACAAAGTAGCTATGTTCACAATAGTCACAAAGATCTTTTCTTAGATTATATTTGATTAAATATTTTGCTCTAGACACATCATCATTCTGATGCTCATATTCATGTGCAAGGCACTTGTCATAATCATTGAAAACTTCTCCACAATAATCACATTTATATTGATCAACTTTTGTCATGTTTTATCTGTCGCCTTCTTTCTACCACGTCTTTTTGTTGGCTCTTCTGACTTAATATCTGGTTTATCAGGAAGCCACATCCAATAAAGTACATTCATATAAGTGTTCCAAACTCCATTCTTAATGGATACGACTTTGAATTTATCTGCATCTGTATAGCCAAGAACATCTACCATGTCTGGAGGGAGTTTATCTTTTGTACTATTCCATCCCATTGCGATTAATCCTTTCTAATCTCACATTCTTTAATTAATACTTGTGGAGAAACTTGTCCATTATATACGTTAATACCCAATGTGCCAATTACATTAATATATGTCTCTTCTCCTGCAAAATTATTATTCATCCAATCAAACACTTCATTTGATTCATCGCATTTGAACATAACATATTTGATATTCGTATCCTCGTCATAAATTTGAATTGTATCATCGTTCTTTCCGACAATTTTGGCATTATCATTAGATATATATAAATCTTTAATCAACCACAATGGTTCATCTACTCCATGTGCAAAAGTTGATTTATATTTATCAAGTTCTTGGCACCACGAAATTGATACATCTTCTGCATCAACAATGAAATCTACTACATATATTTTTTCAAAAGATACGTCTTTAAGATTTTCATTAAACCATTCTCGTGCCTTGTTAATGTCAGTCAAACAAAGACCAAATGCTTGTGCATGACCCTGTGACATAGTAGACTCTGGACACTTATCAACAAGTTCTCTGAAATCTTCAATTGGGCAATAATCAAAAGCTCTACCGCTTCCAGCAAATCCATTATCTGTTTCTATAACAAGAAGTACAGGCTTATTCAGCGCCTCAGACATCTTCATTGCAACAAGTCCTGTATATGCTGAATTTAATTCACCTGTCGCATCTACAATAGCAACTTTATCATTAGAATAATCATTAGAAGCCATGAATGCCTTGTATGCTTTGTCTTTAGCGCGATCTTGCTTCGATTTATATGATTTTGCAATCCTAACGCAGTGTTGATAAATATTTTCTTCAACAGGAAAATTTTCTCCACGTTTTATATATTCAAAAGTTTTTTCTTCACATTCACAAAAAGCATTAACCAGCAACTCTCGCTCCTCAAATGAAGCACTACGTAGAAACGCATTAATCAAAGGAGTAACGTAGAATGCAATTGTAAATGGAGATACAATCCCTTTTGTAGAAAAATCCTGCGCCTTAAGGATCTCTTGAAACATTTTATTGTTAATATGATCTATTCCATAGTTAACCATCGCACGAGTATTAAATGATCTCATTGACATCACATCTGAAATATCTGCTAATGCCACTAGGTCAGTAAAATGATCTTCACAAATATCATTCCAATAACACTCATCTAATGCTTGCAGGAAATTATATGTAACATGAGCGCCACATGCTTCCTTATTTGGATACTCATTAGATGCTTGGTTGTTTACTACAATAGCAGGATTTAATTTATCTGTGGACACTTGATGGTGATCAAGAACAATTACTTCAATACCATCGTTTATTAACTTTTTACATTCATCCACATCATTACTCCCTGCATCTGGAATAATCAATAACTTTGTATTGTCTGGAATATCAAAGTCCCAAGATGCTAGACCGTGTGACTTGTTCTTCTTATGCACAATAATTGATACTGGATAGTCTGCGTCCATAAGTTTAATATATTGATACATCATTGTTGCACTTGTTATTCCATCAACATCAGTGTCAGACAAAATTGCCATTTTATGCTTATTACAAAAATGATAATCAAAACAATTTACTGCTTCATCTATAGAATTTAAATTATCCCAATTGTCGGAACAATTGTCACACAACGCTAGGTATTTATTATAATTTTCAATTCCTCTATTATTTAATACTGTTTTTAAAATATTTGTAGTATCATTATTGCCTATTAATTTATATTTCAAATGCATGCACCCTTTCTTTGTGATACCACTATATCACAATAATTTTGTATTGTCAAGTAACAAAAAAGGCTCCCAGTTGCCTAGGAGCCATATTTTTTTGATATACTATTGTGTTTTTCTATGAAATGCATTATCTTTGATAGATTTTAAACAGTTCTGACATAGACATGCCATTCGCACGAGCAAGATCAACCGCCAGAGCACATACATTTCTTGGCTGTGACGCCCCAATTACTTTATTCATATAGTCTAGAAGAGTATTATATTCATCGTTGCAATGACCATCGCCCTCCCAACAAATAATATCACGACCATTAATCTTAATAAAATTATAAGGAGTTCCCATGTTTGATCCTTTAGTAAAGCTCCACCAGCCCCAATCGTCAGGCCATTCTCCTTCATAATCTTCCATGCGTTTCATGTCTTTCTTATCAATTTCACATACTTTATATTGATCACCAGAATATTTTGTAGCAAATTCTACATCAAGTTCTTTAAATGCTTTTTCAATATTGCCACCAGCAAGGATCTCAATCTTCATTTTTACATTTCTCCTTTACCATTTTTAAAACAGCTAGAACATCACGCTTATGAATATTATTTTCCATCCAATCACAATAATCAGGATGCGCTTTATAGATGTCTATGAGCTTCTGCCCACTATATTTGCCGAATGGTAACACATATTCTTCTGGGTTAATAGTTGTACTTGTTGGTTCAATATATCCTGTAAAATCCATTGTAAGGCATTTGCGACTTGCAAGGTAATCGGCAACATGTAGCATCCTAGAGAATCTATCGTTAGGTTTTGGAAGAACAACATTGCTTTTCCTATCCTCTGACCACTGCCCCATGTGCTTAGAGACTACATCAGCGATAAATTCAATTTCCTCATGATCTAAGTATTTCCCATCATATTTTCTAATTTCATTTGCCATCAGTAGTGGATGATTAAATCTTGTATATTTAGACGCTTCATAATCTTGCTGAGAACCACTTTTGCGACCATCGTGCAACAATCCAGCTACACGCATTAAATCCATCTGTCTCGTAGTAAGCTTACTGTTATACTGCTCAAGTTCAAAAAAGAAATTTAAGAATCTTACAACCGCAATTTGATGACGCATAAGCCCGCCTTCTCCAAGACTATAAGTGGGATGATATTTCCCGGTACTTGAAGCACCAATGTGCCATATGTAATCTGGCATATCTTCAAGTAGTACCATGGCAAATTCTTTAATATCTGAGTTCGTAATCGTATTTAAAATCGGCTGAACCAATTCTTTCTGATCATTTGTCATTATCTTATTTCCTCCAAATTAATAATCTTCATCATTAATATAATCAACAATTGGCCCTTTTCGCCCACAATTGTCACATGTCGCATTATAGTCTGTTAGTACAATATGCTTAATCTCTTTCTTGCTTGGCTTGGCGATCTTAATAAAACATTTTTTACAGAGATCCTCACTAACTTCAACACAATTTCTCTTATACACTTTTAACTCTCCTTAATCACAATTTCTTCGTCGGCGTATCCGCCATCAGTTGTATAATGTATTTTTTTAATACCAAGGTCTTTGAGATAATTCATGCATGCAGCGCACGGACGAGATGGGGAAAGCTCATGATTTAGATTCTCTCTATATGTCCATACTTCACATTTGCTAACATCAATATCCATATATTTCAACTGCCCAAGTGCAGCAACTTCTGCATGTGTCAAATGAAGAGGCTCTGTATTTGTTGCAGAACAATCAAAATTTCTATATTTATTATATTTCTTTTGAATCGGTGAACTCTTTCTGCTATTGAAGCCGACACCTACAACTTTATTGCCACATGTGACAATTGCACCAATATGTACTCTCGGGAAACTGCTCATTTCAGAAGCGGCCTTTGCATGTTTAAAAAATTTTCTCTGTTTATTCGTCATTATCCTCACGCAAACTATATATATTATTTTTAATTAGATGTTTAAATTTTTCGGGATTGTCGCTAGGAGATTCTTTATTGTCAAGAATATGATCTTTATCAATAATTGCATATACTGGAATCCCATTTAGGAACATATTCGAAATGTTTTTTAATTGTTCTTCATCAACATCTTCATCATAACAAAAAACAATCTTGGCATTTAATCTTGTTAGCATCTCAACTTGAGTTTTTGAAATCTTTGTGCCACCAGTACTTACACCATAATACCCCATGTCATACAATTGCTGCACAAATTTTTCACTTTCACCAACCCATACCGTCCCTGTATGTTGAATTAATTTTATATTTTGAAATAGACCATACAAGATTTTTGACTTTGCACATGGTTCGAGAAAAAAATATTTAGATATTCCACTGTTCGGGTCATATTCCATTCTTCTTGCTTTAATCCCAACCAATGTCCCAATTTCATCTCTAATTGGAATCGCAATTGAGTTTGTCATTGGATCAAAAGAAACTTCAAATAGCTTTTGAGTGCTTAGACTAATCCCATCATCCTCCCATAGTTTATTGCCGTATGGAAGATAATAAGATAGAATTTTTTCTGGAATAGGTTTGAGCGGAGTGTCATCAAAGTCCTCTTCTTCTGTTGCCATTTGCTGTAACATTTTAAGTATTTGAAGAGATTCTGGAACTTCTTCTGGCTCTTGATAATAATCTAGTCCAAATAAATTACAACAGAACTTAAGAGCTTCAGGAAAAGAATAGTCTTCGTTATAACAAATCAAATCAAAGATATCTGTTGTTCTTTTACTGCTCGTCATTGTACGAGTGTAATTTACAACAGTTAAATTTTCATTTAAATAAATAACAATTGCTGATTTGTTATCTCCAGTTTTGTTCCCGCATGTAATATATCCACCATGATTGTGAATACTGTGGCATCCAATCTCCTGAAGAATCTCTGGCAATTTTTCATTGTCTAATATATATTCTTTTAAAGATTGTACATCCACAAATATTCACTCTCCTTCCTATGTGGACATTATATGTCAATAATTTTGTATTGTCAATAGGTTAATTTAATATTTTATCAATGCGCTGATACATCGGCAGCATGCAATAAACAAATATCGTTAAATAAGCATTCCCCAAGAAGCTTCCTATCTTTCTGCATAGCTTTGTCAGATTGCTCCCATGCAAGATAAGGTCGCATATGCCACTGAATAAGCTGTGCTACATATAAATGTCTATCTATGCCACTAAAGAACAAGCTATCGAATGACCCACAAAATTGATGATTGTAATAATGACATTCATTGGTCTGTTCGCCCTTACTATTAATATATGTTGCACACTTAGGTTTACCACAATCATGAATTAAAGCAGCAGATGTAATTTCCCAAAAATTCACAGGAGCCCCATAGACATACATAAATACTTTCACACAATGTTCTCCAAGAGTTAATGTATGATGGCTATTATGTTGGTCATAATTCATAACAGATTCAACCCAGTCACATACGCTTCCATAACTTCCTTCTGCACCTTCAGAATAAACAATCTCAATATCATCCCAACCCTCGTACCAAAAAGGCACATTAAAATTCATATACATACGCTTAATTACATACTCTGGAACCTTACGCTCACGCTGTGCATTGCGTTCAAGACAAACTTCATAAGGCGTTGCCATAAGAACTGCAATTTCCTCACAAGGGATTTTATTAAGAGACTTAAGAAACTCCATGCGACGCTTATAGCTGATATTACAAGCGTCATAAATGGCGCTTTTCCCATAAGTAAGGCATCCTCGAATACGCTTGTGGAGCTCTTTAAATAAAACATCATTGTTTGTCTGATGGTTTACATCTCCGAACATTTCTTCTCGAAGTGCGTCACTAGAAAAAATTTCTGCATCATATTTTGCTGCAAGTTTTTTGGCTTGTTCACTCTTGCCGCTTGCTGGCAAACCGATCATCATAAAAAATTTAGCCATTTCATCACCGATCTCTTTCTTTCCTCTTAAAAATCCACCAATAGTCTACTAGCGCGAAATCCCTTCCATAGTAATAGATGAAAATTGAATCTTCTTTTTCTGCAATATAAAGTCTACCATTATAACTAACGTCACATCTTTTGATGTTCTTAAGATGTTCCTTACTAATTTTATCAACATCTTTCTGCGACATTCCACAAACGCCATTAGAATAAACCTCTATCCAGTTATTAAACTCAATCCCGTGCGACATAGAATCATAAAAGTGCTCCGTGTGCTCGACAACATAGTAATGATTGAAAAGTTTATTAATAAATCTGTTGCTAGGCTTTAATTCCCGATATGTAAGCCCATCTTGGCACGTCCCATAAAGCTCTTTCTGAATTAAATCTTGACGAAGGTTAATCATTTAAGCACTAATCTCCTTCTTAATTGCAATCTTCATAATCTCGTATAGTTTCAGTGGTACGCCATAAAAATCCATGAGATACATGTTCAGTATCTTTTTGTTTAACAATATGGTTTGCTATTGCTCTAGGATTTTTACTATCTTTACATAAAGCTCTACCAGCGGCAGAAATAGATTCATATTCTGCAACAACTTGTAATGTAATTGGGTCTACTGCATATATTTTCTTGCTTAATTTTTCTGGCCCAGCCGTTGTATTAATAATGAGACCTTTTGCTTCAAGTTTAGGTCTAATACATGCGTAATCATAATGATATTCTTTACATAAACGATCTAACCTTTCTCCTTGTTGATAGCGTTCAATAATAATATCAATATTTTCTTCATATGTTTTTATTCCACCTTCTCCACCAGCCGTGCAATTATATCCTTCTCTGTAGGCATTAAAATAATCAATCCAATAAATTTCTCGTTCATCTAAAATAGCATTATCACATTCTTCTATTTCTTCAATTGAAAAATTATCTATGCCATATTTTGAGAACGCTCGATATAATGGTAAATCTGGCTTACATTTACTTGGACGGATATGTTCTGACCATCTGACTTGAATAGTTCTTTCTGTTTTCCCAATATAACATTTGTTATTGATATTATTAGTAATTTTATAAATATAACCCATATTTTTTTGTAAATAATTGAATTTTATTGTATCTTTTACATTATTTATTAGCCATCCTTATTATAAATTTACATTGTTTTGCATCCTATAATCGTTAATTTCTCTCTTAATAGCGATTAGCATAATTTCTCGTTGAACATCGTCTAAAAGATTATCAACATTTGGATTAGATTCTTCTATATGCTCTGCGCGGAACTTGTCAGCCATTATATATATTCTGTTTAAAGACTCTTTTGCTAAAACTCTTGCTTCTTCGAGAGAAAGATAACCACAAGTCTTAACATTTTTAAGATATTCTGCTTGCTTTGAAATTAAACAGTCTGCATAAGATTCGCCATTAATATATCTTTGTAAATATTCTTCTACCCTAAATAAGTGATGAACTTGCTTCCCATCAAATCCATATTTATCAATAATCTCAATTTTAGAAGGATATTTATGTTCCATTGCATGATATTTTTCCATAGCAATGCCCTTCATTGTCCTTACTGCTGCAACTTCATTATATCTCGCAATAAGTTCGTTGTTATCAACGACTCTATCCCATTGTTTCATATATAGAGGATTAACAATTTTGTATTTAGTAAAAAGAATTTCTGTAAAATTCAAATTACATTTTCTGAATGTTTGAAGCATAAGTCTGATGTCTTTCCAATCAGTATGCTCATCGTTATTTCTAATATGAGTGGTGCTTACAGGTTTGTGAGTGAAAATTATATCATCAAGAGTTGGAGTTACAATCAGCTTTGTATCAACATCTGACCCTTCGTAATCAAGTCCATAATTGCCACTACCTTGATAGAAGATCCCCACAATTCTATCCTCTGGGAAGTATTCGAGAGCTTCGTTATAATGCTCCCGAACACCGTCCATTATGTATTTATCTGAATGATAGTTCATTCTTTCATCTCATTCTCCTTTAATTATTATGTTTTAGCAAATACTCGCGGCTGACATTTTTGAAACTATCACTACCATCCAAAGAACGGTACACAATACCTTCACGCATTACATCTGGATTCACCTTGGACTTGCCAGTTGCAAGCGCCTTAAGTTCCTCCATAGTATCTGGCATTTGAACTTTTCCAAGAATGGGAACCCATTTCATGCCCATCTTTTCAATAATCGCTCTACCAATGATAGAATTATATCTTCCTCTTTCAGAATCCTTAAAATTAAAAACATACAAATCATCTTCCTTGAGCTTCAGAGGATTGCCCTGAACAGAACCTACGCCCTCGCCTTGAATGCATACCCATTTAAGCTTAGGAAATTGATTCAGGATATCCTTCAAATGCTGTTCGATATTGTACTTAAACGCCAAATCCCAATAGATGTTATGGTCATGATAACACTCTTGTTTCTCGTCCTGCTGTCTTACATTACGAGAACAAACATAAAACTCAAACTTATTACGACCTGTTCGTTCAAGTGCATAAGTACAAGAAGTGCCATCTAGCTTTTCTGTAGCGATATAAGTCTTGCCATCACTAATACGCCAAGGCTGATTTTCTACACGCTCTTCGTCTGTCTTTGAAACAAATGAAGGAAAACCACGAGGGTTATCTTTCTTCTTGCCGAAGAAGAAAAACATAACCTTACGCCCCCAAGAACGACGCATCATCCAACGTGCCCACTTCTTTTTAAAGATTTTCTGGTGACGAGCGGCCATAGATTTATATTTTGCATTAGGATCGCCATTGCTCTTACGAGCATTATCCTCTTGTACGGAATACTTAATTCCAAGAATATCGGTTACATCAGTCCCCTCTGAAAGCCCTACCAACTCTTTAAATGCAGACTGTGGCATGGCAAGGCCCTGACTGATACAATTAAACTTACCAAGCTTCATTGTCTTGACCTTAAAGCCTTTTGCACGAAGGAATTCAAATTCCTCTCTCTCAGGGACTTTTGAGTCAATCTCAATATAAACACAAGGATCGCCTTCATGGAATTCACCCTTCTTACAAATGAGATTCCATCCAAGTACATTACACTGTTCAATATTATCTGCACCATCAATAGGACGAATGTTGGTTACATGCTGGATGTATGCAAGCGCTCTTTTATTATTGATAATCATTTATTAAATCCTTTCTATAATTTTGTACTATCAATTAAGTGATCTCAATCTTTCAATGACCTTTGGAAGGATTACACAAGCATAATCAATTTCTTCTTCTGTATTGTATCTTCCAAGAGATACACGAATGCTACTTAGTGCCTCTTCGTCAGACAAACCAATTGCTTTTAGCACATGAGATGGGACGGCATTGCCTTCATTGCAAGCTGAACCAGCACTAATGGCAATACCAAATTCGTCAGCCATCGCAACAACATCTGAACCGTACACACCATCAATTCTAAAGTTCAAAATGCTATCTAAATGCTGCTTTTTATCTGTTGCCCCATTAATTGTGACACCTTTTACATTCAATAAATTATCTTTAATCTTATTGGATAAACGTGCAATTTTTGCATTATTTCCATTCATATGGGTTGTCGTATCTTCTAGCGCAGCAGCCATAGCCAAGACACCAAGGACATTAGTTGTGCCACCTCTGATTCCTCTTTCTTGGCTTCCACCATTAATTAAAGGATGAATATGAATTCCATCTTTGATATAAAGGAATCCGCATCCTTTAATCCCACCAAACTTATGAGCAGAGCATGACAACATATCTACGCCAAGCTCTTCTACATTAATTTTCATATGAGGGAATGCCTGAACTGCATCTGTATGGAACAACATATGATTATCATGAGCAATCTTTGCTAGTTCTTCAATTGGCTCAATAACTCCAAGTTCATTATTTACCATCATACATGAAGCAATACCCGGACTAATACCGAAATAATTATTCTGCAATTCATTTACTCTTTTTTCAAATTTCTCTATATCAACCATTCCTCTATAATCGACCTTGAATTTATAGTCTGGATCAATAGAATGATGCTCAATGTTAGATGCTAGTGTAAAATCATGATTTGAAACCCATGAATTTGCTTCAGATCCACCAGAAGTAAAGTAAATCTCGTCAGGTTGTGCTCCAATTAGTGCCGCAATCTTTTCACGTGCTTCCTCGACCTTAATCTTTACTCCACGAGCATCCTCATATGAACTGTTTGGATTGTAATATTCGTCAAGATTGTCAAGGATAATATTCTTTGCGGCTTCACAAATTGGAGATGTAGCAGCGTTATCTAGGTAAATCATAATTAATGCACCTCGTCTTCTTCTACATCATATTCTTTTGCAATGCCGTCAAGAAACACCATCAAATAATCAGGATAATCCTCTACATTTTCATATCCAAGTGAGCCAATAATATTATAATTAAGATATCTCATCTTAGTGATAATCTCATATGCTGCATCTTGCTTACCATCGTTATAGCCCTTTTCATAGGACTGCTTGTCTAGATTATTGTAATCCATTTTTAATCCATTACCTCCTTAAAATTTGATGTGTCAATAATTTTGTATTCTTTAATCCAACTACATTTACTAAAAATGCTTTGTAGTATCTCTAAGCTGTCTGATTCAGCCCATTTGTGTTTTCCTCTATCCTTGTATATAATTATGTATTTTTTCATTTTCATAGTGTTACAACTCCTTACTTGTTTTATCATAAGCAATTGTAACACTATAATTTCGTATTGTCAACACTCAATTCTCATATTCCATTTAAGTGTTGCGAGTTCAACATTCTGATAATAAGGTGTTTCAACTCCGCAGTTAGGACATCTCACATATACTGCTCCATATCCAGTAATTCGCATATTGGGCGCATTCCCACAAAAAGGACAGGGTTTTAGCTCATCCATCTCAATTGTCCACCACATCAGTAACAAACTTCTTATATTCCCAATCAACGCACTGCTTGTTTGACAGCCAACCCGTCTTATTCTTGAGACAATTTTCTCTTCTGCTACAAGTCTCGCAAACATGTCCGAGCTGAAGATCATTAGCAAGGTCAACAACGTCTTCTCGCATGGCATCTGCCGCGTTTGTCGCCTCCAGTAGCTGACGTGTAAGTAGATCACAAGTATCCTTTGCCATTTTCTCCTGTGCACGAAGCTGCTCATTCATATCATCAATATAGTTTGCCGCAGAAGCTAGTAGCCGACACATATTGCACCAAAAAGAATTCTTGCATTTTCTACACTCATTTTCAGAGCACCATCTCTTGCGGCGAATAGTTTCAATCTGATTGCGCAGCGCTGTTGACATGTCATTGTTGTTCATTGTTTTTCTTCTCCTTTGTTGTTATTTGTATTTTTGTTATCTTCTGCTTGCTCTGGATTAACATCATACCCTAGTGTGCTAAACCAGTAATTAACTAGATTTTTGCTAATTTGTTCTCCGCCACGTGCATTCAGCTTATTAGCTAATACACTCATTTTTATGTATCTCATTTAACCTTCCCCTTAATACAAACTCATATTACTAGAATAACAGAAATATGTCCATCCAAGATGGCTATCATATAGCGCCTTATAAACTCCACTACCCTGTTTAAAATTCGCTTGGAAAACAACCGAAGGCTCCATAATTCGCTCTCCATTCAATAGCCTTTTTGCAACATCAATGCATCGCTCACTCGGAATTAGACTTGCAATGTATCCACTTCGTGCCCCATGATATTGTCCGGGCTGATAAACAACATCAGTAATCGTATTAGGAAACTCAGGAGATGCAACACGATTTAACACAACCTCGCCAACACACATCTTCCACTCATCTGACAGAAAATCACTTCCTGCCTCTGCATATATTACTTTTGCCAAAAGCATTAAGTCACTTTCAGAATATTGTGGCTGTGGTGCGGAAAATATATCTGGTTGATCTTCCGCGACCACTTCTGCAACTTCTTCATATGCAATAATTTCATCTTCTGGATCCATGACAAGCATTTCTTCTAGTTCCGGTGTCGCTGTACATTCTATGGGGATTTCTTTCAAAGGTTGTTTGCTGTTCATGTTCTTACCATCATTAATCGAAATTAAAAATAAAATTAAAATAATAAGACCAACAATGATAAGTAGTTTTTTACTCTTATTCATTTTTTACCTCGCAATAATTTTGTATTGTTCAATCTATCGTTATCATATCATATATTTTCGTTTTGTCAATTGTGCAAATTGCACAAAAAAAATGGGAGCCTAGAAAGCTCTAGGCCCCCTGTGGTCGCTGCCAATAATGGTCAACGCCAATGGAGCGGTAGACGAGGCACGATCTCGCAACAATCAGATTGGAAATCTGATGCTCTACCATTGAGCTACTACCGCATATTCTTACTTTTGTGTCAGCTTGTTAAGCTCCCTCTGTGCTTTGTTAATCAGGTTTGCATTTACAACTTCACTCTTGGCCTTTAGCTTCGCAATACGATTCTCATAATGTAGTGCAGTTCTTGTGTTCATAATATGTTCCTCCTAAAAATTAATATTTACATGGCAGCGGATAGAGGCTATGCTCCCCTACCTACAGATCCAAAGTCTGTCGTGCTACTATTACACTAATCCGCTATTTGGTTGCTGAGCTTCAGAATCGAACTGAATTGAGCTTGGTTATGAGCCAAGTTGAGATGCCAACCTCCCGCCAGCCATAAATAGCTCTGTCTTTATTCATCTAACCTGCACAAACAGGTAACAGAGCAGAAGATTATACCGGAGTCAAGTGGACTAAATTACAAAGAATAAATGGTGGGTCTGGGCGGTTACGCTCCGTCCGTAGTACGCTTAAAAGGCGTATATTCTACTATTGAATTACAGACCCATACTAGTTATGTCAAATAAGGGTTTTTATCTTCTTATATTCATCTTTTACATGAATCTTTTTATGGCACCAAGGACATTCAATAGATACTGCAATTTCTTGTCTATCGCAATCGTCCATTTTAATAAAATATTCTTCAAAATCTTTATAATATCTACCAGTAGGCTCTCTATGAGTATCTTCATTCTGATAGGTAAATACGCAATCACAATTAGGGCATCGCTGGGTAAAGATAGGATTATCCAAATCTTTTCCTTTACTAATTATTCTAATTGCCATAACTATTTCTCCTAATATATATTTTAATGAGAGCGGCCAGACTCGAACTGGCGACTAAGGGCATTCAATAGCATATCCCTTCACGCTATAAAACTCTACCAACTGAGTTACGCTCTCATAAAGCGAGGTTTCCAATCCTTCTTTATCATAACCAAATAATTCAAACAAGAGCCTAGGTGCACATATCTCTTTCACTATTTGCTATCCGCTGTGCTACGTGATGGAAGTGACGTTACCTCGCTTGAGCAAGTAGTGTGATTCGAACACACATTTCCCCAAAGCGAACGTTTCCAAAGTAGCGATCTTTTTGTATCTCAGCTTTGTTAAATGAGAGAAGACCAATTCTTCCTTACTTGCATATAATGTGGAGCAGGAGGTCGGATTCGAACCGACGTGAGCAAAGCTGGCGGCTTACAAAACCGCTCCAATCGACCACTATGGGACTCCTGCAGATCTCTGTGTCTTTCCACAGCGCCAGCTATGCTTTGTTTAGTGGCGGCGCGCGACGTGCATAGCATCCACATTTTTCTAACGCAACTTGAATCGAACAAGTATCTCCCTCTGATAGTGAGGGCGCTTTCCCATTAAGCTATACGATCATATTTGGTGCTCCGCCCAAGCATCGAACTTGGAACCTCCCGATTATTGGCCGCTGCAGTAAGTCCTGCCCTTACATCTCTTAATCCGCGGTTAAGCAGTGTTGCTATTACACCATGCAGCGAAGTCGGGTGCTCTGACCAATTGAGCTAGCGGAGCATATTAATTTGCCGTCTTTCCGAGCTGTCACCGTTTCTGCCGATTTGTAGGGTTCGTTCGAACAGTTTAAGCAACCTATCCCTTGGTAATGATAGCAAGCGGAGCCGTGCATGACTCCATTTTATACCCATTCACCAGCTACTTTCAGCGAGTTCAAATTTAATCTTTCTCGATACAGGGAGCAAATCCTGCAACGGCTTTTATCCTTACTGGCTATCTGATATAAAATTTGCACTACTTACTACCATTTGGTACCCGAAGTGAGCTACGATCTCACACGCCTTGCGGCACAGCTTTTTGAGAGCTGCATGTCTACCAATTCCATCATTCGGGCATATTAATGAATGCAAACGATAGGATTTGAACCCATGTCTTCCTCGTTCGTAGCGAGGCACTCTATCCAACTGAGTTACGCTTGCATATTTGACTCTTAGGTCAGTCAGCCACACATTACTTAACGCATTCCATTTGTTCGCGTGGTGCAGGTGAAGGGCCACGATCCCTCAATCCCATCTGGGCGACAGATTTTAAGTCTGTTCTGTATTCCAATTCCAGCACACCTGCATATCAATGGGCAGTTTTCAGAGATGCCCAGCTCTGCTAGTACTCAAAAGTCTGTCTATTTCACATTAGCCTATTTTCGTACAAGTATTGCTACCATTCAGCCTTGTGGATAACCTATGGCCATTGAACTTGAAACCAAACCATTGCTCAAGGATTTTGTAAAACTTTGTGGGCACACAATTTTAATTAATAATTATCTAAAAGCCCTCTTTACAACTTTAAGACTTAAACTTTGACGAAAAAATAATCTTTGAGCATTGATCTCTGAACATTGATATTTAAACTTTAAGCTTTACAGTTAGAAAATATATGTACATCTTAATTTTAATCAATTTTAAGTCAATCCATATATTAGACTTTCTTACTATATTATTAGCATTAGTAAAAATATTGTTGAAGACCAATTTTTTTATTATTTCACATCAATGTATCGGTCAAAACCATCGAAGCAAGTCCGTTCTAGGTTTTCGAATGGCAGCAAGTTAGCTGCTTAATACTCGATATCGAGCACAGTCAGTGCGTTACTAACCGAAAGTGCAGCATCAACTTCAGTAATGAAACTAGAAATCTCGTTGTCAAGCTGCTCAATGGCATCCTTGACATCAATAGGATCAATGATGTCATAAGTGTTATCCTTGATGTACTGAGCACGAAGATTCTTCATCGCCTCCGAATCAACAGCCATCTTAGAATCCTTCGGCTGTGCCTGAATGACACTAAGAACATAATTCTCTGCTCTCTTCTCAAGAGGATCACCGCTGTTCTTATCAAGCTCATTCTTTGCTACAGCATACTGAGCTTCAAGACACTTCTTGAATGTGTTCTTAAACTCCATCCCATGGTTCTTCATCTCAATTGCGGTAGCAACTGTGTATTCGTTGTCACCAACCTTAACCTTCGTTACTGCATTAGATGCAACAACCGCCTTCTTGATTGCATTACGTCTTGCAATCAGATCAGACACCTTCTGGAAATCTGACTTCATACTGTTCTTGAATTCATTAATGGTCGCTCCATGGATCTTTGCATTAGAATGCTTATTCGCAATCACAAACGTGCCAGAACAAATTGCATTATTGATGCGTGAATCAATAACCTTAAGTTCTGCAAGCGCACGATGTACCGTCATCTGTTCCTTCGTTGCCATAATTCATAATCTCCTCTTAATGATTTTTGATTGTTGATTGTTGACTATAATTTTGTACTGTCTAGCGTGCTTACATATTACCACATTACTTGTCATATGTCAAGTACATCTTGTGGTTTTTTTCTTGTGTATTCAAGCGGCTCAATCAATCAAGTTGGCTCTCTCTTGACTACATTCTGAATTATACCACAATAATTTCGTATTGTCAAGGGGTATTTTCAAGAATTTCTACTGGAGTTTCAAATACACGACTGTTTAGTGCAATCAAATCTGCTCTAAACATATCAATTCGCTTATCAAAAGCACTATAATACTTCTTCATAAGCTTTTCCTTTGCAAGCATCTTGCCCTTCTCCTCGTCGTACACATCGCCTTTCGCAAGCTTGACCTTGACCTTAAACTGCTTAGGCATCATGTACTTCTCACGAATCATATAACAGTCAAACTCATTGAGAAACTTGTCAATCTTATTGATTGCATCAAGCTCAGTTCCTCTTAGAACAGCAAACGTTTCCTTCGTGTTTGGGTTGCTATAATACTGAATAGCCATTTTTTCTTTTGTCCTTTCTTTTTTAAATAATTTTGTATTGTCTTTTGACTTATGCTTGAATTATACCATATGTTTTTCTGTTTGTCAATAGCTTTTTTCGTTTTTTGAATCACATATTGGCTTCTTTCAACTATGCTTTGATTATATCACAACAATTTCTGTTTGTCAAGTGGCACTTTTTAAATATGCCATACTATTCGCAAGTAATCCAAGTAATTTTACTACCGTGTTACAAATACAATCTCCATCTTGCCACCACATACACTAAATCTTTCTTCCTAAGCAATCAACTTCAACAATATCATTATCTAGCGCATCCATCTCATAAAGCATCTTTTCTAGCGCATGAAGTTCATTAAAAAAATAATTAAGCTCTTTCTTTAGGTTTTTTATAGCTTCTTCTTTTGTTTCGCCATATCCATAAATATTTGTTAAGTCAAAATTATGATATCTATCAGAATCATTAAATAAATAACAAGTATGTGATTGAAACTTTTCCTTTCCATCATTGTGATGTGCAATTTTCATTAACATAGTTTGCTCCTTTCGGCTCGTACATGTCACAAGCACCTGTGTCCTCATAACACAAATGCCCAAATATAAAAGTAATCCCCATTTCCTTTTCTTTAGGAGTCGGATGTGGGATATCACAACATAAATTCCAATCTCCACAACCAATATAATGCTTGCATGTCCCGCATTGCTCCATTTATCTTACACCTCTTTTGTAAAAAATAGATACATAACTGTAACGCCACATGTATTCGCTGCCATTTCAGTAGAAACTAACCTGAATCCACGATCACCCCAATAGCTCAGTTCATTATTAAGTGCTTCAGTTGCATAATTACTTACAATCACAACCCGATTATCAAAACTCATTTTAATAACATCCTCCATCTGGCGCATCTCTCTTATAAGATGTGCATCTTACTGGATCGCCATTGCATCCGACTTCATAGACACATTTGTGGCAATCTCTAATATTCATCGAATCTTTTTCCATCCACTTATTAATAGTTGCGTCATTCACACCAAGATAAAATCCATTACTAACATGACTTTGCTGAATAATCAACCCATCAATACCAAAATCGTTAATACAATGGATAAAAAAATCTAGTTCTTCCAAACTAACAAATGGATGTTTTCCATTTCGAAGTTGATTAAAAATTACTTTATTTTGCTCTTTTTGATCATTGAGCCAATCCTTATATTCATTTGACATTTGTTGATTGCTCCTTTATAAATTTGTTACCTTAATGTACTATAATTTTGTACTATAGCCAGTATATCACATTTCTACGGTTTGTCAATATAGCAAGTTGTACAAAACTGTAGTTTATATTTTGCTACTTTTGTATAAAAAAATAACTCCCACTATATAAGTGGGAGTCTTCGTATAATTAAATCAATACATCGCTAAATATTATTTAATTAGTACTATCAATTTTAAGACTATATCCAAGAATTTCACCTTTGTTGGCTTTACATTTTCTTCTTAAGCACACCAATTTCTTTCCAAACATTTCCGTCCATATCTACTTCAAAGCAGATCAAATCATTCTTAGAACCAACTCTGTTCTTTACAATTCTTAATCCAACATAATTTTTATCATATCTTAAATCATGTTCTATTGGTTCTCCCCAAGTATCATCTTCACAGACATATACATAGTTTTGCTTATCATCTGCTGATAAATGCTTCCACATTTGCATTTGGTCAGTAACATGCATCATTCTCTTTGAACTTGCAATCTCCTGAGAATTTAGGTTTTCAATAGGGATATCATGCGCCGAATCTGTAAGCTGGAAGGTGCAAATACAATACATTTTTGTTTCATGAATCCACTCTGTAATTTTTGTAGCAGTTGCGGCTAACTTGGCAAAGTCCTCAAGTCCAGAACATTTGAGTGTATCGTATGCTACACCATCACATTTGTAAATTGTATTGGCTTTTTTAATTTCCATTTCAAGCACTTCATCTTCATAGCAAGAGCCGATATTCTTAAACAAGAATTTTCCACTACTTTCAGATTCAACCCATTGCATAATTCGTTGCACCTTACGATATTCGGAAGAGGTTTCATAAATTCTCTTTTTATAAGACTCTTCATCTTCTGTATACATACCATTATCATCCATTTGTCTATAGATGTACTTTCCGTTATCGTCTTTATATGATCCGAGTGCAATTTCTCTTTCTGGTTTATAAATATCTTTAATTCCATGTAGTTCTTGAATCTCTGGAGAATTAATGCATGTAACTAAGAAATTCAATTTAATGCTCTCTGCCGACATTTCGTTTGCAAGCAATAGAATTTTTTGCTTTTGAACAAGGACTAGATACGCAATAAGATAAACGAGATTTCTGCCCTTACCGCTATTGCTCAAAGCTCCTGTCATCAAAACGTTTCCGGGAAGCAATCCTCTATAATACTTCTGAAGATATGGCCATGGCCCAGCAACGCCCATAGATGGCATGCATAGGAATTGATCAATACATGAAACTGCGTTTTCTGTAAGAACAACAGGTTCATCAATTGCTTGTACTTTATTAGCTACCTTATCAATTCTGCCACGAACAATTCTACAAATATCATCTGGCGTTAATGCATTGAAATTCTTAATTGCCAAAATTTTTGATACATCATATCCAGTCTCATTAAAAGCCCTTAGCAATGAAAACTTTTTAAATATTGAAAGATAATTCTTAATATCATGAGGGTCGCTCATTGCCATTAATTCTTTAATTGTCTTATATCCGCCATACTGTCTATATTGTTTAAAACGCTCTTTAGACATGCTGCAGAACGTATTAATTTTCAATTCGGTAAAATCTTCAGAATATGAAACATAATAATCAGAAAATAACTGATAAAAAAACTCACATGCCTTGTCCGAAAAATCATATTTTGGGACAATTGAGGTTCCATATGTTAGATATAATGTTGGCTCTTTATAAAATGATCCAACTACCAGCATTTCGGACTGGCTATTAGTTAATTCAAGTTCCATATTTTCACTTCCTATCAAATTAAGTCTTCCAAAAGATCGCTAATATCCCCTAATCCATCATTCTGTTCAACTGCTTTAATTTTGCTATAATCAATGTTTACACTCTTTTTAACGCGATTTTGTTTCTCTTTCTCTTCTGCTTCTTTCTTTGCTTTTTCCTTGGCTTTTGAATATTTTACATAATTGCTCATTAAAATAGCAAGATCATAGTTAACTCTTACCTCTCCGTCAATCACCTTGCCATGATGCTTGTTCCATGCATTCGTTTTGTCTAGTTCTTTCTGATAGTCCTTCCACATATCAAACAATGTTTCTAATTCAATTGGCTTGCACCGTCTTCCATTATATTTTCCAGATTGAATATCTGCAATAATTGACCAAAAACGACGACTTAATGCCCCAACATCATAATGTACAATCAAATACTCATTAAATTCGTCTTGCACAAAACGATGCATTAATTTCTTTTTTGCTTCTGATTCTAGTTGATCTAAATTCTGTAAGGCATCTGAATAAATGGACGAGTACCTGTTGTTTTTTAGTACTCGCCCATTACACATTGTTTTAAAACATTCAGTATGATAGCTTTTCTGTTTGTAAGAAACCATATGCATATCATTCTTTGTCAAAACAATATCTTCCCCACAGAACGCGCATTTTCTAATTAAAGTGGCGCTCATTTGTTATGTCTCCTTACTGTGAAACTACTTCAAGAATCTGGTTTAGAATAGCAATGTCTGTAACCTTGGCGAACTGGTCTGGAAGACCTGCTTCCTTTAGGGCAGCACGTTTGGCTTTCTTGTCTTCAGGAGAAAGAGATGACAGAACTCCCTTAATTTCTGCCTTAAGGTTCTTGCATTCTTCGTCTTTTCTAATTTCCACATCCAACTCGTCTGTTTCCATTAGATCCTCTTTATGTGAATTATAATAGTCTTCCTTTTCTTTTTTCTCCTGCTTTGATTTGCTCTCAATATATTCGTCTGTTGCGTCATGAGACTTAATAGAATTCTTAATTGCATCCTTGACAGTATCAATATAATTCTTTGCAGAAACTTCTACTCTGTCAGCAATATCTTCAAATCTACCACCTGCATCAATATATCCATTTCCACGAAAGTACATCCATCTGCTAACACCATCTACATGTCCATCAGTAATTTCTCTTTCAATAACACCCATCATACAAATATCTGCCTTGTTAGCAAAAATTGAATCATAATCTGTTGAAAGATTAGATGTAAGCATCTGATATTCATCGCCATTTTTCTCTTTAATGTCCTTAATCTTAGTGTGGCCAATAAATACTAAGCAGTACCCACTAGATTCTAGTCTGGTAATAACAGAATTAATTAGCTCATCCACTTTTCTACGCCCAGCTCCATAACCTCCAAAACACGCATTAAATTCATGTTTAGTGCCAGACTTCTTATAGTCAAGACGCACAATTTCCTTTTGAGCCATAGAAATCCATTCGTCAACAGTATCAAATGCAATAATAGAAAACGAATTTTCGTCCTTATTTTCTACTAGTTCGTCAACGACTTCCATTAATGTAGACCAATCTGGACAATCAGCAACCATTAGATTGTCGAGAGCAAGATAACCTCTCTCATTTCCACAGCTAATCAATAGACCATGACTCATGTCGCCATATAATTCTTTAATTAAATTTGCAAACAATGTAGTTTTGCCCCATTTCTTTGGCGCTCTCCAATAGTGGCGATAGTTAGTAATATCTACTGTTACCTCATTTTTCTTCCATAAAGCCATAATAATATCAGTCTCCTTTACCTTTTAAACTATTTATATATTCATCTAACTCTTCTTGTGTGATATATCTTTTTTTGATTGCATCTTCCGCATACAACCAATGCAATACCTCGCCTGTTTGTGGATGTTTATGCGTATAATTTCGTTTGCCTCTACAGCACTTTGTAATAGAGCTTGGATCAAATCCATATAAATTTTGTACTTCTTTTGCTCCCCAAAAAATTTGATTTAATTCTATACAATATATTCTTCTACACTTCCACCAATTACTCCCTTTACGAGAATCACTCATCTTTTGCTTTGCTTCTTCTGTGTGATGTTTTCCGTACATTGGATGATTGCTTGAATTTATAAATCTTTCTTTTGCTTTTTCTGATAGATTCAATTTTTGTTCATCTGACAATTTTTTACCTAAACTGGGATGTTGTTTTCCTATCCATATATGTTTGCCTTTAGTTGTTGGATTTGCCCAATATAATTTATGTTTTTCATACCATTGTTTATATGTTTCTTCATCCATGCGTTCTTTTGGAGAAACTTTAAACTGGGGATTATTCTCGCCTACTAATCCTACTCTTCCATACATTGGATGATTATTTGGATCTGAAAGTCTTTCTTTTGCAGCTTTTGATATCTTTTTTCTTGTTTCTTTACTTGGAGTCCATCCTTGCGTTGTTCCTCCACCATAAACAAGATTATACCAATTGTTAGATTCAACAGCATTAAAGAAAACACTATAATTATATTCCTTTTCATTTAATTCTTCTGCAGAATAAGCAATATCAATTACATTTCTTACAAAATTTTCTTTTCCATATTTGTCAATTGCTTGTTTAAATGCTGCACCACTACCAAGATATTCTTGCCAATTTCCATAGAATTTTCTTTGGCCTAAATATCTTTTGCCATCAATCAAATTCGTTGTGATATAAATGAATCCATATGGATCTTTTACTTCCGTATATATTGTATCTTGTAGCCCATCAACGGAAGAATTCATTTCTTTTAATTCTTCCATCTGTCATCACTTCGCTGTCTATAATTTAGTATTGTCTAGGGAAGATTTAATTCTTCCCTAGACTTATGAATTCTTACCATGGCTCATCTTCATCGTCCGATGCATCGTCTCCCCAATCATCATCCACATTGGATGCTGGCTCTGTCTTACCAGTGAAATCCTGTTCTGCTTTCTTTGATGCATTTACCTTCTTAATTGCCTCATCAATTGCCTTTTCAGTATATGTGTCTTTGTCAATAGTTGATGGCTTTGCACCTGTAATAATAAGCTCTCGATGAGTCTGTGCAAAAACTCTCTTATTGTCCATATCATTAGATTCGCCCCAGCAATCATCATCTTCCTCATCATTCACGTCTTCAACATTATTAACAACATTGATATGCCCATGAACCTGAATGGAATTATAAGGCTTTAGCCCACTGCGCATCTGCTTTGCGAGCTTTGCATCTTCAATAATAAATTCAGCAGACTCAATAGAGTTATAATTTACAATCTTTGCATCAACTACGAATCGACCGGTTGGTTTGTCGTTTTCTCTTTCCTGATCAATACCAACAAAAACAATCGTCTGCGTAAAATCATGAGCGGGAGCATAGTCCTCCGCATCAAAGTCAATATCTTTCTGACATAGAGAAACCTGTGTTGGAACAAACTTTGTGGTACGAGAGACTTCTCCATCTTTGTTAGTATAACTGCCAAATTCTAGATTCCCTTTAACAAAAACGGAATCACCATCATTAAGATTCTCATTAATATATTCACATGCATCATATTCTGTTCTATAATGATTGTCATTCTTGAGCTTTCCATTATCGCCCGGAACTTTCTTAAGCCCAGTCAGTACACCAATCATACGATATCCCTCTGGTGCATTCTTAATTCTATCCTTCCAAGCAACGGCCTTAACGTCAGTCTTGCCATCTTCATCCTTCTTACTAAAATATACCTTATCGCGCGGCATACCATTAAGCGAAGGATAAATTGTCTTCTTGTCTTCATATTCTACGCCAAAGTTAACCATACGGAAATCCTTGCCTGTCTTGGTCTTCTTTTCTGTATAGAAGTTATCCTTCTCTACTCCGCTTACAATTCCTCTAACCTGAAAGGTTCCCTTGGTTTGTGGAAGTTCAAAAAGTTTGTTTGCCATGTCTTATTAGTCTCCTTTTCCTATAATTTTGTATTGTTTAATAAAATAAAAATTAATACCTATAATATCTTTCATCCATGACCACATTATAATATGTGTATTTATCTAAAATGTCTTTCCCTATATTCAACATATCATTTTCGTGCTCACAGCATGGACATTTCGCTTGTATATATAAATACTCAATATAATTATTTCGTTCATCAACCTGAAAAATTGTTCCACATTTCTGGCATTGAACATTGACGCTCTCTGATTTCATTCATTATTCATCCCCCTTTCTTAACAATTGAAAAGACTATAATTTTGTATTACATCTCATTACGATTGCATTATACCATAATAATTGTGTCTTGTCAAGCTTTTTTATCAGAGAGCGAAAAATTTTATATTTCGATTTTAATTTGCATGGACTCCCCTTTGATCATTGCGTAATTTCCACTTACCTCAATGTTTGTAATTTCATTGTTCCATAAAAAGATTTCATTATCTTTCAATTTAACACCAATCCTTTCTCCATCATCAATAATATGGAAAATTCCCCTAATTTTTTGATTTCCATACCAATCATGATGTATTGTTATTTCCCCATTCTTACCATTTAGATTATGTAAGTCATTTACAATTTTCTTTTCCATAAAATTATGTCTCCCCTTTTGTAATGTAAAATAATTTACCTTTGTTTATATATTATACAAAAATTATACAACAAAAACATATGTTCGGCAACTATTTTTTAATTATAATTTTGTATTGTTGAACAAAAGAAAATTATAGACCGCAATAATACGGCCTACACCAGACTTGCAAACTTGTTGGCAATAACATCAACATATGAATTTAACTTGTATCCATATTGCTGTGCCAATGCTTTGCCTTCCTCTGTATATAAAAATTCTCTTAGCCCAAGATTATTCTTTTCCATTGCTTGTTTAATTTTATATAAAAGCCCTGACGCCGCAATTGTCTTCATAGTAAGCAATGACAATCCTACGTGCTTCCTATATGTCTGAATTCTTCTATATACCCAACGGAAAAACTTGTCATCAGAGTCTACTGTATACGCATTATCCATTTCCTTGTATAAACAATCATCTCCAATTAGTTGTTTAACTCTAACAGTTGCCCCATAGCACATATATTCTTTTTCTGCAAATGCCTTGTCTAAATAATTATACAATTTTGCAGATAACTTTACTTTTCGTCCGTCTTCAAAACAAATATATTGTTTGTCTTCACTTATCATACTTCTCTTTAACGAAACAATATCTTCCATGCTTTTTCCACTAATGCCTTCCCATAGTAACTCCAGCAACGCCTTGTCTGTATAGTTGTATAATTCGTCTTCTACCTCGTCAAACTGTTCCCTTGTCAAGAACTTTTGTTTAATTATATTTTCATCAAGACATTCTTGCAGCATGGCCTTACTAATATTTGCGTAATTGTTTTCCATGCCAAAACCATAATGCATACAAAACGCTGCATAGCTTTTTAAATACACATTGTAATTCTCAAGCACGTGCACAGATTTCGCTTTGAAGCAACGATACATGGCCAGTATTTCTTCAATTGCAAAATTATTGCAATCTTTTTTATTTTGTATTTCATATTTATATATCTTGTTAAACATTCCAGTTAATGAAGTTTCATTAACGACTCTACTTCTCTTATAATCGTTTATGAATTGTATTTTAACCTCCTCATTATAGAACACATAATCACACTCCTTGTGAGTTTTTCATTTCTTTTATATTGTACAGTACAAAATTATCCCTGTCAAATGTTATTAAATCATGTCGTTCAAAATATTTGCTGCTTTCTGTTTTTTATCTTTAGACATACTTGCATATCTCATGGTAGTAGCAATATTTTTATGATTTAGCACTGTTGCACAAAGATAAATATCTCCTGTCTTCTCATATAGATTTGTTGCGCAAGAATGCCTTAGTACATGTGGAGTAACATGCTTATTTGTAACATCTTTGCTATATTTCTCTAGAATCACCCTGATTCCATCTCTAGTAATTCTTTTCTTAAAACTAGAAATAAACAGCGCATCGGAATCTGTCATGCTAAAATATTTTTTTCTATCTTGTAACCACAATTCGAGCTGTTCCTTTACCTTATCTCCAATAAGAATATTACATGTTTTTCCTCGCTTTTCAATAACCTTGATAGTATTATTCTCAAAATCAATATCGCTAATATCAATTTGCGTAAGTGCTGATACACGAAGTCCAGTTGTAAGTCCAAGCATAATAATTGCCAAATCTCTGTTTTTCATCTTTGTGCTTGCAAGTTTGTTTACATTGTCTAGAATTGCTTGCATCTCTTCTTCTGTCAAATAGGCGACATCTGGTCTATCCTGAACTTTTGGACGCTCCGTTCTCTCCATTGGATTATTTGCAATATAGTTATTACTCTTAAGAAATCCAAAGAAAGTATTCAGCGCAGACCATTTTGTCGCACGAATACTGTCACTCGTATTATAATGCCCATGTGCGCTTTCTTTATTCTTCATTGCCGCAAAATATTTGTTAATATCTAGCGGAGTAACTCTCTTGTAAAAGTTATTTGGAATGTCCCCATCATTCAAGAATTCTGCAAATTCCCTTACATATGCAATATATCTTTCAACTGTTGTATAAGATTTTGTTGAACACATATAATAATAAAATTCAGAAAAGATTTTAGGAAGTTCTTTCAGTTTTTCTTGCATTTTTTTAGTTGACGCAATTTCCTTTTCAGTCCTGCCTGTCATTTTTTATCCCTCCTTAATTTTCTTTTTTCTCCATCTTACAAAAACAAACGTAATAAGAGCCCAGAGACCAAGAGCTCCCTTGAAGATCGTCGCAACTACCATAAGAGAAATGTACCACACCCAACCTAGTCCAATGGCATCTGGCTTTGCCTTATAACAGTCTTCTCCGTCTTCGACCCAGTGATAATATTGTTTGTCATTTTCATATTTTTCATTTGTTTTATTTACAACTTCTTTTGTCTTAGGACAAGTGACGCAAATAATATTGTCTGTAAAAGTACTAAGCGCGAACTCAAATTCACACATAGCAACATTACTGCGAATGCGGCAAATATTAGACTTCTTATTATACTTGACAAATGTGACTTCAATTTCTGGAAAAAGTTGAACGTTTGTCTTTACAAAATTGTTACATTTAAATTTTGAACCAGCATAATATCTAATTCCGTCATAGTCAAAATAATCACACATGATGCCATTATTCATTTACGTTACGACCTCCTCCATGATGTCAATCACTTCACTAAGCAAATCAATACATTCTTCAAGCTGTTCACAGCATTCTTCTGCCTTGCTATACCTGTCAGTTCCTTGTAGATTTTCTGGCATATTATCCAAGCATTCTTGTTCCTCATCACAAATATCTTGGATACGATTACTAAGTTTTTCAATTTCCGTGGATAGAATTTCTATTTTTTTTCTGCGTTGGTTGTTCATAAGGAATACCTCCATTCAAAAACTATAATCATTCATTTGTTATTATGATTATAACGCTATAATTTTGTTTTGTCAAGACTGTTCATCAAAATATATTTTGTGTATAAATAATATTCTGTTAATTTATTTAATTGCTTTTTTTAAATCTATCCAATCTGACTTTACTTCTTCATATTCATTACGATCAACAACTTCAATTGCAGCCCAACTTTGCACTCCTACATCAATATTCCATCCTTTCACTTCCATTGCATTTGCAATCGCGAAGAATCTATCTTCTTCTTTGTCGTCATAAGTAAATTCTGCAAGTCGTTGTCGAAAAGCTTTTTTACCTACATAGTGTATTTCCATATTAATCTCCTTTCAATAAAAAAAGAGGCCCGTTATTTACGAGCCTCAACTCCTAGCAATCTTAAGCCCAAGTTTATAATGTTCAATATTTCTCTTAATAGAATGCTTTCTATTCAGCAGAGAAAATGCAAGTTTATGTGCCTCAATTTCCTTTTTAATTTTATTCTTAACACCCCAAATCATATCACCAAGCTCACATTTCCAGCAGCTTGTATAATCAAGCGAATCTCCACCATCCATAGTATAAAACCACTGATTAGAGTAGAAATTCAACCGATGATACTTTCCACAACTATCGCATTTTTTGTAATACCACTCCCATTTCGCTTCATTTTTCGGAAGTTCCGTATAATAGTAATCGTATTCATCATACTCTGCATCTTGTGTTGCCGGGATGCGCCACCAGTTTTTCATAATTAATTTCCTTTCTAATTAAAAAGAGACTCGTTGTTCACGAGCCTCTTGCTTACATTTTTAAAATTTCCTTGAAAAGTGCTTCTGCCTTTTTATCTTCTGTATCGTAATATACAATATCCTCATGATAACCAGACTTCTCTACAAGATAACCAAGGTTGGCCAATTTTTCAGCAACATCATAAAAGTAATATTCTAAGTCTTCAGGATCTCCTTCTATAATAGTTTCTAGAGTACAAAAGAGACTGTTAGCCGGGAATTCAACCCCATCAATAATATAGTATCTCTTAGGAGCCATCTTAATAATTTTAGTAATCATTTATCCTCCTTATGAAACCTATATAATTTCCCAAAATCTCTTAATATTCATCATTAAGATATAAACCAGTAACTTTTGTGTCCACATAATTATGAAGAATTTGTTTAACCTTTGACACTGCATATCCATAATTTTCCGCAGTAAGTTTAATTTCTACCAAATCGCTGTTGTTCAAGTAAATTGCAAATACAAATGTTTTCATTTTAAAGTCTCCTTACCAAATATGAAGCGGTTTATTTGCCTTTTCTACAAGATTATATTTACTTGAGAAATGGCTATTCATAATAAAATCTTCAAATTTAGATTCGGCTATTTTCATAAAAGTCTCGTATGTGTAGCCAATCATTGATTCCTCGAAACTGCCGCCACCACCTTCGGTATAAGGATAATTGTCTTTTCCGTATCCATACCCATCGTCGACTCCCCCGATGTACAAATCATAATCAAGCATAAGTTCGTTGCCGTTTTCTCTTACGATAAGGTCGAAACATAAATCACCAACAGTTACGCATCCGATAAAATCACCGTCACAGACTTGATTATTTTCCATTTTTGCACAGTAATCAACGAAATCTTCTTCGGTAAATCCGTTCCAATTAAATTTCATTTTCCATACCTCCAAGCTTTAATTTTCATATTGGCGTACTCAACAATCTCGCAATATTCTTTGTTAGTGATTCCATCGTCAAATGCTGCATGTTCTTCGACAATTTCTATTAGTTCATCAATGTCCTTTGCTTTGTCAATTTGTTTAATATAATATTCCATCCTCCACCTCTACTAAAACCAGCAATCATACTTTTCTGCGATATCATTTGCTTCCTCAAAAGAGGTTGCGTATCCATAAAATCGCTGGCACCATTTATTTGTTTCCTTTTCTAAATCTTCATTGCTGTCTAGCGGATTATCTTCTTTCCATGTTGTCCATACGAAATCACAAATCTTTGCTGTTACAACACAAGTATCTTCATTCCATATAAGGATAACCGGCACTCCAGTAACAGGACATTGAAAATCAGCACTTACATAAATCATTTTTTCTTCTTCCTTCTTAAATTTTCTTTCTTCGGAAAGTTTTATTATCAATCAGCACAATGTGCCCTTGCTCAATCTTTCTCATAAAACTATTGAACTTCTTTTCATCTGTTTCTGTTGTATTGATTCCAATGTCGCCAATGTATTCAGTGTGTAGAATTTTATAGCACTTGTTCTTAAGTTCTACCATCATTTCCTTTCTTGATACTGGCTTTCCATTTACATAATATTGATATTTGTTCATTCATTTTCCTCCTTAATTTCATTCCCCCAATTATCCCAACCATCAAAAGATTCTCTGGCAAAAAGTTCGATTCTGGGGGAATGGCTTACATTTTCAATCATTTCTCTCATTTTTATAGGCTTACGACTATGCTCTCGTTTCGGTTCAAAAAATGCCGTAACTCCCTGACAACGCTTTCCGTTTTCATCTAACTTATATGGCAAACGCTTTTTTGTTGTGGCGAATAAACAAGACTCAGACAACCCTCTGTAATACTGCCCAAGCCCTTGCCTATCTTTAACCCATGTAATCATAGTTATATATTCAAATCCCCATTGTTCAAGTAGCCACAGTCCGTCTTTGAGGAAATTATTAGTTACCCACATATAAACATGACAACCATCTGGGTCTGCCAATTCTTTTATTGGGAGCTGTGCAATATCTTTTGTCTTCATAAGTGGATAGTGTCTATCTGCACCACGTTTGATTTTGCCGCCACCCTGCTCTGCCCAAGGTGGATCCATATAAATGGTTTTGTACTTATTCCCAGTGTTGTAAATATCGACTGTCATAAATTATGTCATTTCCTTTCTGTTATTCGTTAACTAGAATTACTGCCTCACCATCTTCAAACTCTTTTCCACATACATCACAGAAGCGGCCATGTGGATCGTCAAAATTCTCTGTTGCGTCAAACCATTGCCAATAATCAAATTCTGCTTCCTTGTATGTGTCATTTGCTTTATGACATTTTCTACAAATAATCACTAATACCACACCCTTAAAATAATTTTGTATTGTTTACCAGCTACTAACATACGCAATCATTTGCGTTTCAAAATCCGTTGTTTCAAGAACTCTTTCAACAATTTTGATGGTATCTACAATATCTTGGACATACCACTGATCATAGTCAGTTCCTCCAAAGAAGAAGCCGCTACAAGATGGCAGCAACTCTTCGGCTACAGAAGAATCAATTACAATTTTGCCATCCTCATAAATTGGCTCCCATTTTCCATCAATAAGACGCTCTCCATTTTGAACTTTTGCATATGTCATCACACACGACTCAAGCACCGTCTTACAAGTATCAAGCAGCTCTTCGAGAATTTCCTTTGTGCATTCGTGATGATAAGTACAATCGTCCTCGCCGTCCTGCACATGATTCACTAGCCATGCGTGGATCGCGTTTGCCTTGCGCCAATAACCAACCTGCTCCATGATTCTATTATATCCGTATTTGTGCTCTGTGTCCCAAGTAGAATAACGCTTGATATAGAACGGCTTGTAGAAAGCAATTACGTCCTTGCTAGGCATTTCATTTCCGTCAATGCCAGAATATTCCTCAAAAGTACAATCCTGCTTTGTGTTCTTCCAATCAAAATAATTCTCAAGTACACTTACCTCGCTTGCAGTAGTGTTCTTATAACGAGGCATTCTGTTAAGATAACCGTCAAGTCCCATAGTAAAATCCTCCTTTTATCTTGCACAATTGATTGCAATTCTATTTCCTGTTACCAAGTCTTTTACATATACGGAACATCCTCCGTAAATTCCGTAACAATAATAGAAGTTTGCAATTTCTTTTTTGATTACAAAACCATCATCATCATGTGATTCGAGATAGATTGTATAATCATTATTGTTTCCAATTCCGTTCGCATGATAGCAATTCGAGAACTTAAATCCAGACTTCTCAACATCTTTTTTGAAATTGACAATCAAATCACACGCTCTGTGGTCGCAATAACAATAACTTTTAAAAATGTGTTCATTGGATTTAATGCGTTCATTGAATAGTCTATTTATAATAGACATGCACTCGCTTTATTTCATATATAAACCCTCCTTTTATTTATAGTAACCACCAATACAATAAGCAATGTAATCAGCCTCCATTTCATTGCCTACTCTTGCGTAAGGAACCCCTTTAGGATCATATACTATAAACATTTTTAATTCCTCCTTAATATTTTGTTTCTCTTTCATTCATTAGCCAACCAACACCCTTACTGTGATGCTCGTCAAACCAATGCCAAATTTCTTCTCTGTGAGTTCCCTTGCTCCAACTATGCCAATCAACGTCGAGGCATTCGTCCTCATCAATAGGCACATCTTCGAGCTCATCCCAGAGTTTTTCAATTTCTGCATCTGTCATGTTATTATTCACCTCTCTTAATAATTTCATAATTATTAGGAATATTCTTAGGAGAAAGATATTTTTGTTCACCTACAATCATCCAGAATGGACGCTTAAACTGATATGCTGCCGGATGCTTGACAAGCTGAATCTCCCTTTCATTAAAAACACATTTAATTACACTTCCAATTGGAAGCTTGGAAAGTGAGTCTGGATTTTTCTTTGCATCCAAATTCTCATAGCAACGCTTTCTCCACTCCTTTGCATATTCATATTCAGTTGGAGTCAGTAGATCAAGAATTGACTTCGGGCATTTGCTTTCGCATGGCCCCATGCTTTCGTCCATGTCCTTATATGCAAAGTTGTAATAATCTTTGTTATCTACGCTGGTTAGAGTAATTGCTGCAAAAACTTTACTACGCTCTGGCTCTGTTTCCGTTGCAAACATAGTCTTCTTTACTGCTGCATAATGCACACTGCCAACCATAGCAGACTTAAGCAATTCATATTTGCCTACAACTTTATTCCCCTTCAATGACACTGCATCTGTTCTAAACAGCTTGTCACATTCTGCTTTGCGGTCTATAAATGGCTTTCCGTTTTTGTACATTGGGTCTACATGATAAGAAGTCCAACCCATATTAATTACCTCCTTTTGTGGTAGGGTGTGGCATTAAGCCACAGCCCCTACCTTTGCGTTAATAAGTTTAACAAACTCATCCATCCACGCGTGTCCGTCCATAATCTTGCTCCAACGGTTCTCTTCGTAATTTGCAGTATTTCTGTTCGGTGCACTGTGTCCAATCATATCACTCATGGCGTTCACAGCAGCCCATGCAGTTCCCTTGAACTTTGCAATATCAGGCATAAAATAGCAGATAGAATAATTATCTTTGACTTTCTGAATATTTGCTTTCTTGCGGTCGGAATCATTCTCTGTTACAGGGAACATCTGGTCAAGGATTTCATTAATCTGCTCATAATCAAGCTTGATATTTGCAAGTCTATCTGCCTCTTCGTCAAGTGCATCCATATAAAGATTTGCCATACCAAGGCAATGTCTCGCTTCTGCAAGCTTTTCGTCGAGATTTCCAACATGCTTTGTACTCCAAGAACGCTGAGCGGTGTTAAGTGCAAGTGAGAGAGTATTATTGCAAACGACTCGAATCGGAGTCATGCAAATCTTGATTGCTCCAGTTCCGTCATGAGAATTAGAGAACACCATATAAGGTTCCACATCGTCATCAAGCACTTTCTTAGTCGGCATCTTTGCAAGCAGCCAAACTCTTTTACCTCCGTTGAGAGAACCTGCGGTTTCATAGCGAACAATTCCATCTTCCGTTTCACCAACAATTGCATCAGTGAAGGAAAATGCGTCTGCATTCTGTACAATTTTATATCTATTCGTTACAATGCCAAGCACAGTTTTATCATCACTTCTGATGTTTGCCTTGTAGTTCTTGATTTCCGTTCCATCATCCATAAAGACAGGAGTCTGTTCAACAGTCCAATCAAGCCCTGCCGCAATCAGAGCTTCCTTGCTGTTCGGTGCTTCCTGAATGATTTTACAACGGTCTTTTGTGGACTCATAATGCCACGGTTTCTGACGAAGGCTGAACATACTGTCATTTACTTCAATACAATGTGCCATAATTTTAATCTCCTTTAATAATACATAGTTTTTCTTACTTTTCTTTTTGCCTTAATAACCTCACGCTGTTTCCACCACGAATGGTCTTCATACTTTACTAAGTGCCAGCAGTTTTTTTTCAAGCATTCTTTTGTTTTGACTTGCTTTACCGTCATTCCCTTTCTATGTTTTTTGCAATAAGCACACACATTATCGCTTTCTGCACCATACATGCAAAGCATTATATACCTCCTTTTCTTTGCAATAATTTTGTATTGTATAAGACAAGGGACAAAAATCCCTCGTTCTTACATTGTTGCATTTCTTTTCAATCTCTTGATATCATGGTCATGTTTATCTACGGTTGCCTTAACAATGCCCATATCAAGAATAGCCTCCTCTAAGTCTTCAACTTTTTCTTCAAGTGTATCGAATCTTTTGTCCATTGCGTCGAATCTCTTATCAATAGCATCAAATCTCTTATCTATTGCCTCGAATTTCTTATTCACTTCTGCAAATTTTTGATTCATGCTATCTTCTAATGCGTTCATTCCACGCATTATCGCGTCTACCACTTCTTGCAATTCTTTGTTTTCCATTTATACCAACTCCCTTTACTTTATTCTTATTATATCACCTCTGTCTTAAAATTCAATAGGTTACAATTTACAAATCCTTTTACGAAATACGTACAAGTCCACCAAATCTGTCTTGTACTGCAATGCTACCAAACTCGCTGAAATAATCAACTGTTGTATTCCATACATAGGCAAGCACATATCCATCACTAATATCTGCATTGTCCATATCCCACTCTTCATCGTAATCAGAGACAAACAGGAAATTATACATATCCATTTCCATTGTAGGAGTATGAATCACATGATATACAAGTGCATTGTTTTCTTTTTCAAACTCCTGCACTTTTGCTGTGAGTTCTTTGTTACTGCTAAATTCGTACAAGCCACCTGTCGGTTCAGTAAGCTGCACTTCATCTCTATTCTTAAATGCCTTAATGCATGGAGCAAAGAGTCCAAGTGCTTCCATGCGTTTAATTGCTTCTTTCTTTTTAAGTTCTCTTGATACGTTCATAATTTGTTCCTCCTCTTATAATCATTATAGTTCTTTTATAATGCTATACTTTGCGTTCTGCCAAGCAAATTTCTTCTGGATAAGCAGCCATTGTATCTCCATTTTCAAACTGAATATTCCACATAGGCAAACATTCAAGGTCTGCTCCATCTTTATCTTCTGTAATTTCTTTTACTCTACCGAGTACAATAAATTTCATTCCAACATACTTTCTTTCCCCATCATATGGCGTCCCAAAAGTATCAGCAAAACCAATATGCTCATATGTGTCAAAGCAATCTTTCACAAAAGACTTTTCTTCTTCATAGCTAAGATTGTCTCTTGTTTTATTGCAGTTTTCAAATCCGTATGCCTTGTGCAAATCTTTAAAATTTGTATACACAACCAAGTTCTCCTATATTTTTATATTAATTATTGTTCTTGATATTTATTCCTCCTTAATTATTATTCGGATCAATCACAATATCGAAGTGCTCGAATTCTCCTTCTTCGTCAATGCGATCAATTTCTTCACTGATATACTGGAGAAATTCTTCTTTACTTTCACAAATGATACCAGAAGCATTGACCTGACCAATGTAGAATGACTTAATATTCTTCATTTCTTATTTCTCCTCAATAACAACTACATATTTGTTTCCGTTATTCTCAAAGCCATACTCTCCATTAAGTGTATCTGCACAATCAAGTACACATACCTCGTATCCATCTTTGTTAAAAAGTACGGGATCACAGAAAAAATTGTTTTGACCACTACAAATTTTAATATCTGCAAAATGTCCATCCGCGAACTGTGCTGTAAAGCACTCAATGGTGGAATCTTCGTCATATCCAGCATTGATGACACCATCGTCTTCGGACGGCATATCAAGCAAAACATTATATTTGTCAATTTCCTTTTTGTCGAGTTTAATGGTTGAAATAAATTTCATTTTTATTCCTCTTTAATGTCTTTTACATGGAAACCGTTATGACAATTTAGATTTTTACCAGCACGTCGGCAAGCTGGATAGCAATACCTACGATTGTTAAAATGAGAACAATAATCCCGTCTTTCCTGTCGTCATCTCCGAATAGCAGTACACAAGCAATGATGATAAGCAAAATAGCAATCATTTGTTTACCTTCCTTTATACATTATTCGTAATTGTTTTACCAACATTATACCACTGTATCATGTTTCATCATTTTTCTTCTTTGATGTCATTCAGGAGAGTTCTCAATGTGACAATATACTCATTGAGGTTTGCCATATTGTCGAGATGCATTTTTTCTTCCTCCCACGCATCAGTACCCATCATCCAAATTCTCTCATTTGAAATCGAACCAAGTGCTTCTTTAATTTCTCTTTCATACAGTTGCGTCAGCCAATTCTTAATCGTTTCAGTCATTTATTTGCCATCCTTAAAATAAGATTGAGGCTGCCATGCCTCTTCGTATTCTTTACTCAGATTCTTATAGTAAACTTTTCTTGCCTGTTTAAGAATTGCTTGTACTTCCATCACTGATCTATTGGTTGAATACTTGATATATCTGTGTTTGATCCAGAGCGTTTCAAGCGTATAAGCTTGAAGCACTACTTCGTCATTAATTAAGACTTCGGTTATACAGACATTGAAATCTGAATATAATTCTCTTTTCGAAACTGTAAAGTCAATTCCCTTAAAAGTGAATGTTAACGGTTGACGAAACTGATATAAATTTTTAATTATATTTCTTTGCGGGATTTCCTCAGAAAGCCAACCCATAAATATACCAAGAACAACTATTGATATGCTCACAATGATCATAAAAAGCATATTTCTCCTTTCATTTTCATGTCGTCCTCGTGATTTTCTCTATCCATTTTTGTATTTAAACGTGTGGAATTTCCCATTTATATACACATTAGTGTCGGTGATTTCGATTGTGAACATTTTCATTTTACTTTTCTTCCTCATTAAGATAGCTATTCAGCAAATCCACAACTTCACCAGAATGCTTTATGAGGCATTCATTAATATCCGCAATTCTTTTTGCGCTGTCGAGTGTTGCTTTCCATTCTTTCATTACGTCTTCATACTCAACCAGATCATAACCAGTGAGCAGTTTAAAGAACCATTTGCGAATTTTTTTCATTTTACTTTACCTCCCTTAATGTAATATACTGCGAGTCAAGCTCTCCATAAAAATATTCTTGATGAAAATCAACAATTTCATAATCAAGATAATCATCAAGTTTATTAATATTTTTTAATGGATTGAATAATTGTTTTGTATCTGTCCCCCAATCTTCGTGCTCATATTCAAGATGCACGATGCATATATCAGGACATATAATGTCTGGCGCAATTTCAAGAAATTTGCGTAATGTTACAATCATTTGTTTTATCTCCCTTAAATCCCTTTATTATAATTATCAAGCACATTTTGCTTTACGTAATATTCTTCATCAGTTCCCATGTCTATGAATTTCATTTCCAAAATTTCAATTCTATATTCTTCTTCATCATCTCCATTCTGTCCACATCCTCCAAGTGCCTGTTCATTTTTATTTACATCTTCAAAATCCACAAGGAATTCATCAATATGTGTTGTTGATGCAAGAAATTCTGCTGTAATATCTTCTTTTGCGATTCCTATTTCTTCAAATTCTTCATCATAGCAATCTGAGATTTCATAATCATCAAACAAGAACCCCTTGCCTGTTTGGAATTGGAACACTTTGTTACACTCTGTTCCAGTGAAAGCATCCCAATCAAATGGAATTTCTGCTCCGTTAATTTCAAAGCCAAATCCACCAATTGACACAGCTTTCGCTTCCTTATTTGAAATTGGAATATATTTTCCATTTATCTTTTGTAATATTCGGAACTCAACTAACATTGATATTTCCATTTTATCACTCCCTCTATAATTTTGTATTGTTTATTGTTTTTGCATTAATTTGCCCTGTTATATGTGTGTTTTTTGATAGTGACTTCCTTTACAGGGCAAACTATACTGCCGAAAAGTTAGCTTTATTTTTGCCTTATAAATGTGCGTTTTTTAGTTAAAGCATTCCGCAAGCGTTAGCAAGCATTCCGATAAGCCCAAGTACAAATAGGACTGCAATCAGGCTAATAATTCCGCTTTTAGTTTCTTCCTTTCCGAATAGTAGCACGCAAGCAATAACGATAAGCAAGAGAACAATCATTTTATTTACCTCCTATTTTTCAATTCTTATATATTGTCCGTTATTTATTTTATCATTATTATATTATTTCTTCAACTCTTGCTTCGCATTTTAACAATATCTATACAATTCTTTGTCAACACATACGTCAACAACATCTCCGTATGAAATGTCGGGATGCAACATCAGGAATCTGCCAACAGCTTCTTCCTTTGTGAATGCGTCTGTGTCATACCACTCTGTTGCCCCGTCTGCATTGACATACTCAATGAGATAATACCCATAGTCATATTTAACATCTTCATAAGAATAACTGTCTGCATAATTGTTGAAACTGTACAAACTTCCATAACGACTCGGCGCTTCTACATACTCAAACTTGTCGGCCTCCGTTGTGCGCTCAAGAATCTTGCACGCTTCCTTGATGCTTCTTTCCATTTCAGAAAGGATAACGTACTCTTCCTTTGTGTGCTCCTTGTAATAGCCACATGACAGATTTACTGCCGCACAACCAAGTGCCGGAGCAACTTCACAAATGTCGGAATAGCTGCCGAAGTTTGTCTTGTAGAATTCCTTTGTAATAAATGCTTCAAACTCATCATTTGCGCATTCATAAAACACTGCATCGTTTGCGTTTGCTCTATCAAATTCAATGATATAATTGAATTCAAGCTCTCTTGCAAGTTCAGATTCTGCAAACTTTCTTGCGCCAACGCATCCAATCTCTTCATCCTCGCAGAACAGAACGGAGCAATTGAATTTCTCGAGCACCTTGAGAATCATGTATACCCCGCATCTATCGTCCCCTCCGATTCCGTTTGGACTGGAAACCTTATTATTCTTTTTGCTATACACAATCAAATCAGGAAGCTTTTCATGCACGGTGTCCATGTGTGCCATAAGCAGCACAGGAAACTTCCCTTGTGCATACACATAACCATCTCTAGAAAGCACTGTGTGATGCGTCTTTTGCAACTTTTGCTTTACATAATTTTTAAGACCTGCTTGAGACATCTTACAAATCTTTTCAAAATCTTTATTCATAATTATTTGCCTCCTTGTTAAACCGCTTCTTCCATTTCTGATTCTTTTTCAATTGCATCTTCCAGACATGATGGACAAAGCAGATTTCCGTTGTGATCTTCTAAGTCGCTAAGTTTAAAATGCTCTCCACAAGATTCGCAAGTTCCATAGTTGTCAGAGAAGCAATCATCGCAAACATAGTCGCATTCTTCATCAATCCAAATAGTCATGTCGCTTGGGCGATATTCCCCACAACAATCACAGTATGTGTAGCTATCAAAGCAATCATCACATACGGTGATTGTATATCCATATCCATTAACGACAGTTGTCCCTTCGCCAACGAAATATGATTCGCATTCGTCACACCAAGTAACGCAATCATGACAATACGGTTCGTCGTTAATCCAAATCACATCATCGTCATCAATTGGCTCGCCACATTCCTCACAGTAGTATTCGCTTGGCTTGCTGCAACATGAGATGCAATTTTCGGTATCATGCTCATTTCCACACTCAATGCAAATCGGATCATGCCCAACAGTGATGCATCTGTCGTTTTCGCTTCCCTTTGGACGGCTCAAAGTGCAATTAGAATAGTTGTCATAGTCTCTGTAGTGTGTACCGTCCGAATTAATGAATTTGCCTGCCGCATCAGTTCCCTTGCTAACTGTCCAATAGTTTGGCAAACTAAAAAGCTCAGACATGACTTTTTGAACGATTTCTCTATATGGAGTGTATACAGAATTGTCTCCGTCATTATCTTGTGGATAGAGGCGTCCCTGAACAAGTTTCTCTTCGCCCCAATGGAACATCTGACGGTTGATTTTCGGTTCATTCCAGAAATCGTTTCCATTATAAGATGCATCCACAGTGTAAAATACCATAGACGGACTATCAAGCATATAACTAATAGTGCCAGACGAGTACATTCCTTCATAGCTATTTGGCATGCCACGCTTGTTTCTCTTGTCAATTGTGTGGCAGCTTGCCCATGAATTTCCAAATGACATTGTGAGATAGTCGAGCGGATTCACAGAAAGGACAGTATGTCTTGTGATTGTCAGCGGGTTAAGCGCATCTGCATATTTTGCAAATTCCCTATTGTAATCAGGCAAATGATTTAGCCCAACATAAGTGCAGAACTTGTTTACCATGCGGCTTGTTTTCTGTCCTGCACGAGCATGAAACTCAGGATTGATTCCGTTGAACATTTCTGCTGTTTCTTCACTCATATACTGATCTGCCGTTTGGGACAAGTGATAAAACACATGCCAAACGTTATCTGGATATCTGTAATCATGAGAAATAACATAATCTTTCATTTCTGTCGGCATGAATTCCCTTACCGGCTCTGCCGCTGTATACATAACCCAATTAAAGAAATCACACAGTGCTCGCATATCAATTTTGCGGTTAAAATCATGACTTGTAAATGTCAACATCAAAATGTTGAAAAATTCCAACATGAAAATGCATAATTATTTGATGATTATTTATTTTCTTGTTGGATCATTTCATATACATCCTTTGTTCTATATGAAGGTCCAACAATTTTAATAATATGAGAATGATGCAAAAGTCTATCAAGGATAGCATTCGCTAATGTTGCATCAGAAAATACATCTCCCCATTTACTAAATGGCTGATTAGTTGTTATTATCGTTGAATTATGCTCATATCTTTTAGTTATTAACTGGAAAAATAAATTAGCTCCTAATTGATCAATAGGTAAATATCCAATTTCATCTATAATAAGAACTTTATATTTGTTATAGTGCTTCAGCCTAGCTTCTAACCTATTTTCATTATAGGCATTTCTTAAATTCTGAATTAAATCATGACAACTAATAAAATAAGTAAGATATCTTTTACTAGCAGCTTCTATTCCGATAGCGGTAGCTAAATGTGTTTTTCCCACACCTGGAGTTCCATAAAATAATATATTTTCTTTGTTTTCAATAAATCTTAACGAGCATAAATCTTGAATTTGAGCTTTATTTACCGAAGATTGAAATTTATAATCATATTCATCAGCCCTTTTTACAAAAGGAAAGCCGGCTACACTTATTTGGATTTTAGAAGCCATTTCATTTTTATATTCTATTTCTTTTTCAGTTAGATGCACTAAGGCATCTAACAATGAAACTTGTTCTTTAGCAGCTATAGTAAGATAAGTAGGGACATAAGAAGACATTTTTTCTAACTTAAGAGTTTCTAGATTATTCATAAGTTTTGCATACATTTATATCACTCTCCTAATAATATGTCCATTAAGGCCATATTTTCTTTAATAAAATCATTTATTTGATTATCTGAAAGATGCTTGCAAGCATCAGATTTTAAAATTTCGTACATATGTCCTGATTTATAATTATATTTATTATCACTTAGTGAGTGACATACAATGAAGTTTTTATTATAATAAATACTAATGTTACCATCACTAGTTTCAGTAACATTAAGTTTTAACCCAATATATTTTGTTGGGACAGAGTATTTTTTACCTTTATAATTAATCATTGATTCCTTTGTGACTCTATATTCTTTTTCGCGATAGACATATGAGCATAATACATCTAATGATGGTAATGGTTTAAAATACTCTTTATCTTTTGAAAGTAGGTCTAATGGTATTTTACCTGTAGCTTGAGAAACTTCATTATTGATTTCTTCCATAAATGATTCAACTATATTTTCTAATTCAGCATAATCTTCAAATTCACCGTTATAAACCGTTAAACGATTAGTAAGTTTTGACAATGCTTCAACCTTCCCTTTGGTTTGCGGTCTATATGGTCTGCAAGCAATAGGTTTAAAACCGGAATCTTCTGCAAAATGTTTAAATGTTGTATTAAATTCAACATTTGAAAAATTAGTTTTGCTACGATCTATTACAGTTTTCATATTATCAAATAAAATTTCTCTTGGTATTCCACCAAAATACTGAAAAGCATCAATCATACAAGAAAACAAAGTTCTTTGATCTCTATTAGATGTGGCTTTAACAAATTTTACTCTAGAATATCCTAAAACCATTAGAAAAATATTTATTTTAAATACTTCTCCATATTTGCTGATTAAGGTTAAATCTTCTTTCCAGTCTACTTGAGCTTGTAATCCTGGAGTGGTTTCAAATCTAACTGTTGCTTTTTTTATCTCTATTTTCTTATGTTTATTAACAAAATCTGCAACAGTGCTATATTTGCCTTTATAACCTTTCTTTAGAATAAATTTGTACACTGCCATTGCAGTGGAACCGTAATTATCAACTTTATCAATAATAATTGATTTATAATCATCAATAAGTGATGTATAAACTCTAGTAGATTTTTTCCGCTCCAGCTCCCCAGAGCTGATTTTCAGATAGCGATCTACTGTTCTTGGGTCACAATTAAATCTCCTTGCTAACTCACTCTTATTCAATAGGCATAACTCCTCTCGTGTAAATTCTTTTAGTTTATTATGTATATCTTTTCTCATAATTGCACCTACCTATTTAGTAATTCCTCACAATTATATCTTGAAAAAATACAACATAAAAAGTGCATAAATTCCTACATTTTCATGTTGGAACTTTTATGCACTTTCATCTTAACATTTACATGACTGAATACGATCATGAATTTGCCTTCGAGATAGTTCGGATGACGCTTGAATGCCTTAATCAGATCTGCTTTGTTAGTTGCCCACGTGTCAATGATTTTGTTCAGTGCATAACCCGTGAACTTATAGTCATACTCAGAAAGCAACTGCTCCATGTCATTGAGCAACGCATATCTCTCTTCTTCTGTAATGATTTCGCTTACATCCATTTTTGTTTCCTCCTTCTTTTCATGAACTAGCACGAAAAAGTCTGGGTCTACAGAAAAACTTCCGTCTCGCCCTTCAACCACAATGTAATACCCATGGTTCTCTGTAACGCGACCTGTCCAGCCATCTGTTGTAATGGAATATGGAGCACCGTCTTTTGCGCGAACAATATCACCAATATTAAAATCCATAACTTATACCTCCGTTTCAGAAATGAATCCGTCAAACAGTTCAACTTCGTTATTATTCAGTGTTTCGTCTACCTTTGGGCCATAGTTCAAGAGTAGCATTGCAATCTGGCTCATAAGAGCACTTTCCTTTGTGCGGCCATCGTCCTGCTCTTTGTAATATTCAAAGAACCCATCCTGAATGTTTCTTGCCACGTTGATTTTGCGGCAATCATAACTGCATTTCTCAGGGTCTTTACCAAGCTGCTTTGCGATTGCGTCATAGAACTCTACAACGCCATAATTTTTTTCGTTTACTGTAATTTTCATTTTTGTTTCCTCCTTATCCAGCAAGTGCATTAGAAATAATGTCAAGCTTTGCTTTGTAATCATTGATAGTAATAGCCTGAGCTGCAATTTTGTTATCTTTTTCCTTGATTTCTTCTTTCAAATCATTGATCTCTTTTCTCAGTCTTGCGACATCTTCTTTAGAAAGGCCGTTCTGTTTCATTTCAATCGTTTGCTTTGAAATTGCAGGAAGTGCGGTTGCAAGATCTGCAATGTAGCAAAACTGCAGCCCCTGCTTTTTGTACCCTGTTCCGCTGCCACAAGTATCGTGCTTTCCGTTAAGATGCAGAATCAAAGATCCATACGAAATGTCATAGTGTTCTGCCGCCTCTCTTGCAGAGCGAAAATACTCACCAGTCGTGATGCAGTAAACTGCTTTGCCTTTATGAACCTTTGCGTTTTTAATAATCACGTCATACTTTGCACGTTCAATAGAAACCGTCCGGTTGTCCATAATGTTTTCCATGATGTCAATTCCCTTTCAAAAATAATTTTGTGTTGTCGTATCTATCTTCATATGCAGCTTCTTCGTCTGCTGTTCTTTGGATTTCGGCTTCCCTTGCAAGATTATCAAGGTGCGGATTAGATGTACGCATAAATTCTTTGAATGTCATTTCGCTTACCTAACTCTCACACAAAGTTCGTTGTCGTAGAAACCGAAAGCAATGACTTCGCAATGTTCAAAGTCATAAAGCCTCGGATTCCAAAAGCTCCCTTTGGTGATACAGTTCAGATTGTCGTCGTTGATGCAGATTGTTCCATGACCGTCATACAGGACGAGAAGATCTTTGAGTTTCATTTCGCTTCCTCCTTTATTTCCACAATGTCGTCAACCCACACATCAAGGTTGCATTTCAGATTTCCACATTCCTCACAATAACCACTTGCATATAAATGACTTCTGTCGGGGAAGTAGTTAAATGCAAGCCTGTGAAAGACTGTTGTTTTGCGGCAATGAAAACATAAGCCTTTGGCTTTTGTTACGCCTAAAGGGATGGTTTTATATTTCATTTGCCTTACTCCTCCACTTGTTCTATGATGGCGAGCTGCTTAAAGATACATTTCAAATCTGCCTTTGGAAATACGTCTTTGTAGAAGGATACAGCACCTCGCTGTAGGTAATAAGTTAAGGCACAGGTGATTAGCTGTGCCTCATCCTTGTTGATGTTGAGTTCCATTAGTTAATTTCCCTCAGCTTTTCCATTTGCTCCTCCGTAAAGATACGGCGAAGCCCTGCATATTCCTCACCACAAGCAAGGAATGTTTCCCTTGCAGAGATAGAATCAGTACTACATCCGAACTCGGCACAGAAGTCGCTAAAGCTATCGTAGCCGTATTTCTCTACACAAGCAAGGATGTCATATTCGGTAGGTTTCGCTTTTGCTTTGAGAGACTTGAGGTCTTCCCACACACTACTCTTGTGGAACATTGTGAGGTCTTGGTAGCGTGCCTTGTACTTCTTTTTGGCATAGTCCTCGGCAGTCATTTCGCCTGCCTCAGTATTATGCAAGCTATCCCAAAAGTAGCTTGTATATTTGCCTTTCGGAGTTGTGATTGTGAACTGATACTTGTTGTGCGGCTTGGTTTCCCCCTTCCAGTGGGTAGGGATTTGCTTTCCAACAAACTTGATTTCCATTGTGGCGTTGCAGTCATCAAGAAACTGTTTCGCTTGTGCCTGATAATCAATCATTTTAACCTGCCTCCCTTCACGAGTTTTTCAAACTCTTGAATTGCTTTCCTTTGAGATTCAATGATTTTTGGCATATCATTGTTAACAAAATCTTGCAGTTCTTTTATCTGCTCTTTGTATGTTACTTTTTTACGTTTCATCTCCATTCCTCCATTTTTTCGCAAAATAAAGGCACTTTCCTTGCAGAAAATGCCTTTAAATTTTATTTGATTATTTGTAATTTACTTATGTCTTTGCTTTGTTGGGTAACGACGTCTTTTATTGTGTTCACATCTCGTTTTATATTTTCAACGTCGCTTTCCATTTTATGAAAGTCAGGAAGCCTTGCGAATCCTTCAGCCAACAATTGAATGTTTGGCTTAATTTCATTTTCCATTGTGAGATTGACTCTATTGATGTCTTGACGCAATGCCTCCCTTTCGGAAGTTATTCGCTTTTCAATGCTATTCATGCCTTGCAATATGGCTTCCAGCATTTCCCTTACGTCTGACTCTATCGTGATCACCCCTTTATGAATTTGTAGTTATCCATATTTTTGTCTACAAAAATTCCAGTCAATTTGCGGGCTCCGTCAAACTCACACCTAATTATGCCTCCGTCAGTTTCAAAAGCAATTCCAATTCCATCATCAGGGGACTCAAGCATGACTATTTCCCTTCCGAGATCATGAATTGCATTATAAACTTGTTTTAGATTTACTGACATTTGCCTCAACTCCTTTTTTCTTTTTCCCTTTTATTATACCTCCTTTTTCTTATTTGAGCAAAGCCCTTAATGATACCCACAACAAATTTCCGTTGTGGGCATGATAAAGGTTTCGCTTACTTAATTCTCCATTCGCCAACGTTGTTTCCGTTGCTGTCAAAGAGCATACCATGCTCATAGCCGCAAGTGATTTTTGCAGGAATTGTTCGCAAGACTTTTTCAATCTCGCTTGCGAGTGCGTACTTGTCCATAAACGCATCTTTGCTTTCGCTTCTGAATGCGTCATTGTCAGTGAAGATTTTCACCTGAAACATATGTTATTTACCTCCCTTCTCAAGCTCAACCGCAATATACGTCATTGCAATTGCGTTGGACAGCGAGATGATGATGCCCAGAATTGCAAAGAATGTCGTAATTGCGGCACACCTCCACGCAAGCACCAATGTCAGAAATACGGCGGCACTCAGTGCAGCCATGCAGAGGCACAGATTTTTCATTTCGCTTTCTCCTTTCGCTTATTTATCCAGCCAATTAGCAATAAGGCTATGGCAATAGTTATCCATTTGGATTTCGTTTGTGCAGCTTTTGAGATGATTCTCAATCCGTTCAGTGATAGGAATCCCAAATTCGGCAAGCAAACGGATCTTCTCGCGGTAGTATGCTTTCATTTTTGCAAAACTCCTTTTGGGCATAAATAAGGCACCCTTGCCCATGGAGCATGGATGCCTATTGTGTTATTTCCTCTTGCTGTCAAAGCATGCCATGACTAACTGATGTGTGCAGTAAATGGCACAGTGCTCACAGTTAAGCCACATACCTTTTGTGCAACAGCACTCACAGGAATATCTGAAAGCCCTGAGTGCTTGCTCTTTGTTCATGGCGTCATACTGTAAGTTTACGCCAATTTGCTCGAACTTGTTCATTAAAATACCTCCTTCTTCATGTGAATGAATGGAGTATGTTTATTGCACATACGCAAGCCCTAAGAGCCTAAGCCGCTCTCACTCTTTGCTCTGCTGATATTCTTTCGCCGTCAACAGTCGGCGTTGTTGCTTATTTGGTGTAAATATGCTCATCCCCGTCAAAAGAGATGACATATTCTGTGTCATTGCACTCTACCAATTCAGCAGATTTAATAGTTTGTGCTTTGACATACTGCCCATAGGCTACAAACAAGACGCATACCACCACAAGGGCAAGCACACGCATGATATTCTTTTTCATAGCATCCCTCCCATCTTTTGGCAACTTAGTTCAGTGCATTTACACCTATCCACTCACACCACGTGGAGGTGTTACCATGTGAGCATAAGGGGGCATGAACCCCCTATAATTTTGTACTGTTGGAATTAAGCGACAGCAGCAGCCTTCTTCTCAGCTTCTTTCGCCGCCTTCTTCTTCTCAGCAGTCTTTGCACGGCGAGCCTTGCGACGCTCTTCTTTCTCTGCTTCCAGCTCTTCCCATGTCTTAGCATCCTGTTCGGCAACGATACCACCCATAGCAAGCTCCAGCTTTGCACGGAAAGAATTGAATGTTACACGAGTGCATACAGTGGTGCAAGAGTCCTCGAGCTTTTTAAGCTCTGCGAGCTTAATCTTTGCCGCTTCATAGTCAGAAGTCAGCTTTTCCACGTATTCGGCACTCATACCGTCATTGACTTCCTTGAGCTGGCTACGGAAATTCTTGACAATACTGTCCTGCTTAAGAGCTTCCCCGGCAAGGGGCTTTTTGGTTGCAATGACGCAATCTGCGAGCACGTCAAGCATAGACTGATTCTTGCAGATAGCATGACCGTTGACTTCACCGATGCAGTCAAGAAGCATCTGAATTGCCTTCATCGCGTTGCTTGTGATGGTGGCGTCAACGCTCGCATTTTCGCCCATGTGTGCGGCGTTGTTGCGTGCGGAAGCATAGCGGTACAATGCTTCATAGGCGATAGTCTCAGCGAATTTCCAGCTGGAAAATTCATCCACGCCGACCTTTTCGGCATCGAGTTTCGCCTTGCTAGAATTGGCGATGGTCATGTTGTCCATGAGTGCATTTGCAATAGTTTTTTTCATAATAACCTCCTAATTTGTGGTAAGTCACAACCTATTATTTTTGTAGCTATGTGCTACTATCTAGGAATAATCTATTGATAGTTATCCCCACATAGTAGCACACAATACAATGTATTATGTGCTATTGGTGTATAATATGTATATTGTCACTAATATTTATACAATACCCGTTCATGCTGTCACCATGAACATATACATATCAATCTATCACAATATAGTCAGATATCACCTATATTTATAGATAACTGTCCACATATCGCTATCGCCTCACTATTATATAATATCCTAATAGCCCTACTTTAGCCCCATGTGCGGGATATTGCTTGCCATGTGGGAACGTTGTTACCATATTCTCCTAAAAATAGGTAACTAATGATTATGCTCATATGTGCATAACAAGCCCATTTCACACAACGCCGTTTTGGCTTGACTCGCCTTTTTGTGGCAGGTTATGGAATTTTCAAGGATCAAATTGCAATGGTAACTTTTGACTTTTTCAAGTCTTTACCAAAACGACGGTTAAAGGTTCAAGAATTTTGACTTTTTCAAGTCGTTCAGAATTCGTCGAACGTGTTCGCCGTTTTGTTTTTGTGTGTTCCTCTTTGCACTTTTAATATACCGCTATCAAGCTTAAAAGTCAACAAAATAGATATTTTGCTAATTTCCTAAAAATATACCATATATAGTGGTGTGGGGGCACTTAAAACTACAAGATATAGTGTTTTTTGTCCGAAGACCATAGGGTGATTATCCTATACACTGACTCGAAAATGACCTTAAATTTATCATATTTTCACCTACATTTCACATGTGTTTGCCATATCATAACTCGCCACATAAGCCACACAAATATCACACAAGTGCTACACATTTATTCCACTTCTATCTAAAACTGCCCTAATTCTCCTCGCAAATAAAAGCCCACGTAACATTTTCGCAAAATATATTTAACACTTGTTAATTATCTCCATCACCTATTTAAGCAAGCTACTCACATGCGAACAGTACATTATTTCTGCTTAACAATTACTTAATAAATAGCACTTTTTTGCAATAATTTTGCAGTAACATTGTAATAAATGCACTATTGCCTTATAATATGCGTACTTCGAGTGCTATATTAAGAACTATGTAGCCATATAAGCGTTACTCCATCCTCACAGTCCATTTCTCACCTCAAAAATCCCATATAAATGCCCACTTTCGGAGCATAAAACTATTTACTTATGTAGTTTTACTCTATTAGCATCACAACCTCTAAAATCATGCATATATGCCACATTTTTAACCCTTAGAATTGATAATCTACAAATAGAGAATTGTTGGCAGGCAGATTTACACAGTTATATAGGCGTTTAACAGCAGAGGGGCTCAAAAAAACGTATATCAGTTATGTAAATATATAATATATAATATAAATAATATATATAAATATAATCACTCTCCATGCTATAAACCTCAAAATATATGCATGTTGTTGTTTAGCGATCTTTGGTAAGGGGGTGTGGGGGATACCTTTCCATCGCAACGTTTCAACTTAGAGGCGCGTAGCAACGAGAAGTTGAAATGCTGGTGGAAAGGTAATCTTCCCCACTATAGTGTTATGCTTCTAAGACGGCTACGTAGCACGTTATATATAATTTATAATATATAATACTATTTATTATTAAATATAATAGATCCTATATAATATATAATGCATCTCTCCATTGCACTGTATCCACCGCTGCGCGGCGGAGCCTATATTCCGTGCTATGCGTCGCTTCGCTCCTACCGCACGGTTGGCTTTTGCTAACTTCGCTACGCTCGTTAACAAAATCCAGTATTAGAACATGCACTCCTTCTCTTTTATTTATAGGTATTGACAAACTGGTTGTCTTATGATATAGTAGCTACAGTACAAAATTATAGTATATATAATATAATAATATATAATATACGTTACATTGCTATTTCAGCTCATTTCTGATTTTGTACACGTTTTTATACCCTTTTTATTAAAAAAAGAGAGGCATTTAAACACATGTAAAACACATGGATGGACATTACGGTTTGTACAATTCGATGCGAAGCATCGGGGGGGTGCCCCGAAAAAATCTAACCAATGTAAAACGCATGTGAATAAGAGATTGGCAATTTTTTAAAAAAGTACAAGTTTTTTAAAAAATACATGTACAAGTAGCAATCAAACACAAGTAAAAAGGCATAAGGAGGTAAATTTATGGAAGTCAAGATTGTAGATGCCCTACCGGGGGCAGGAAAAACTAGTGCAGCAATTAATTATATTAACAGCACACCGGATGATATAAGAATTTTATACATTACACCATTCTTAGATGAAGTACAAAGAATTATTAATTCTTGTCCAGAGAAAAAATTTAAACAACCAGAAATGCACGGATCAAAACTAAATGATATCAAGCAGCTATTTAATAAGGGTTATAACATTGTGTCAACACATGCACTATTTTTAAAATTTGATCAAGAGATTATTGACATTGCACGGAGCTATGGGTATGTACTTATTATGGACGAAGTTGCTGACGTTGTTCAGGAGTTAGATATTACAAAAGATGACCTAGATACACTACTAGAAAAGTATGTTGAAATTGTAGACGGACATATGCTTCATTGGACAGCAGAAACATATAAAGGGGAATTTGAAAAATACAAAAAGCTTTGTGAGCTTAACATGGTGGCTATATATGGAGATTGTGTCCTTCTGTGGTTATTTCCTGTTGAGGCATTTAAAGCATTTGATGACATTTATATTTTGACTTATATGTTTGATGCGCAGTTGCAAAGATATTATTATGATTATCATAATGTTGAATATAAATATATTTATGTTGCTGGAGATTCTTTGGACACATATCACTTCACAGACGAAGAAGTGATTTATTCTATTCCAGATTACAAAAGTTTAATTCATATTATTGATGATGATAAACTGAATAGAATTGGATTTGCTGACAATTCATTATCTAAAACGTGGTATTTTAGAAATAGAAATAATGATTGTATGAAGCAAATTAAGAACAATCTTAATACTTTTTTTCGTAGAAGAATGAACACTCCGTCAAAAGCAAATCTGTGGACAACATTTTCTGATTATAAGAATAAGCTAAGTGGCGCAGGATATTCGCGTGGATTCCTAGCATGTAACGCAAGAGCGGTTAACACCTATAGAGAATGCTATGCAGTTGCTTATCTGCTTAATAGATTTTTTAGTCCTGTGCTAAAGAATTTCTTCACACAGAATGGAGTGCGCGTGGAGGAAGATGCCTATGCTCTATCAGAACTAATCCAATGGATTTTTAGATCTGCAATTCGTGATGGAAAAGAAATTTGGCTCTATATTCCTAGCAAGCGCATGCGAAACCTACTTATTGACTGGATTGGCGTGGATAAACCAGAAGATTTAAAACTTGGGAAGAAGATGATTGAAAATTAAAACTGACAGTAAGAAAACAATAAAATCATATAAACATCCAAATGAAAGTGAAAAATATTATAACAAGTTGTTAACTCTTGGGGCACAAGAACTTGATAAAAAGGCAGGGGTTTATGGCATATGTATTAATGGAGTTACAATTTATGTAGGGCAAAGTTTAAATTTACTAAGAAGGCTTGCAGATCATTTATATTGGATGTGCAAGTGGAATGATGAAAACAATCCAAATACACAATTATATTTATTGCTACGTCAAGCTTTGCAAAATGATTGTTTAATTACTTTTGTGGTTTTTGTACATATTTCGGATGATTTTAGCTTTAAAATGAAGCAAGAGAAGTTAAATATATATGAATCAGAAATTATAAAAGGAAAACTTCCAATTGCAAATAAAAAAATTCCTGATGTGTTTGACAAGAATGAAAATATGCAAATTTTACACGTTGATGAGGACAATGTTAACAAATTTTTCTCTAATGGGTTTTGTGAATGCAGACAATTTCTAGATAAAGATTTAAGAAAAGAGTATTTTTATATTTATAATGAGCACTTTGACGAGAAATTAAAAACAATTAAATCATCAATAAATATTACAACAGAATTAGTGTATTTAGAAGAGAACGTGGAATGTCCTTACATAGAACCTATAAAAGATGTAGTGAAAGATAGTAATTACGCCTTTTATTGTGATTTTTCATGGATGTTTTTTAAATATGGAGAAAAATTACTTCCAAATATAAAAAAGAGTCACTTAGTAAGGCTCATTTATTTAGCAACTTTAGTTGATTATAATGGTAGACTGCCGCCAACAAACATTATTAAATCAAAATTAAAATTGTCTAGCAAATATTGGTCAGAATTTTTAAGAAGCATGATGGACAATGATGTTGTTTTTGAAGACAAACTTGAAAAATGCTTATGTTTAAATAAAGATTATTTTGCGAAGGGGAGTCTACAAGAAACGAACAATAATTTTGACTGCACACGACTTTATTGTAGTTTTATTAAAAAAATATATGAGTCGTATCATGACGAGAAAGCTTTTGTACAAATTTCATATTTGTATAGATTAATTCCTTTTATAAATCGCAAGACTAATATTGTATGTAAAAATCCAGAAGAACAAAATCCTGAAAAAATTCAACTTATTACTTTAACAGAGTTTTGTGATATTATTGGGTACAACAAAAGCAACGCAAAGAGATTAGTAAAAGATCTTAGCGCGTTAGAATATGATGGACAAAGTTTAATTAGATTTATTAAATCCCCTTTGTCCAAGTCTACTTGGAAAATTATTGTTAATCCTCGCATGTATTATGGTGGACAAAATGATAAAATATACAAAGAGCAAGTTGCTCTATTGATAGATTACAATCCACAAGAAGCGCTTGATGTAAACAATACATAATTATAGGAGGGATAATTGTGGCACAACTTTATAAGATGACACTATATGTATGTGACTTAGAAAATAATTTATCTTTGGATGAGATCAAAACTTTAATTGATCAAGATGCGTTGAATGGAGTTTCTGTAAATTGTGCTTGCCATTTTGCAGATGAACAGACTGGCCCACAAGTTGAATGGGATGATGATATTGATCTTAATTATCTTGACTGCCCCACGTCTGCTTGGGAAAAATATTTTAAGGAGAAAACAGAATGATTGAAAGAGGAAATCGAGTAAAAATTAATCCAGTAGATGACGCATGTGATATGGAATGTTTAATGAGAAAACGAAAGATGAAACTTGAAGAATGGAAATCAACTCACCCTGAAGGCGCGGCCCAGTATGATAAACCAATATCTTGGTTTAAAGATCATGTAAAATGCTGTTATAATTGCTCTAACTGGTACAGAGATCCTATGTTAATGGGAGAATATAAGTATAACGGTTGTCTCGCCCACAAAGATCACATTACAGTGTGGGACGCTTTCTGTGATGATTGGTGCGGGTTTGCTGAGGGCAAAGAAGAGAATTTGCTTGATTTTATAAAAAGAGAATGGAGTAATAGCAATTGCTTTTAAAGATATTTTATCTTGAAGAGAGGAAAAACCGATAAAAGATGGAGGATTAAGTTATGATGACGTTATTATTATTGCTTAGAAGTGTAATTGGATTAATATTTGTAATTGGATTAATATTTGCTTCAGGATATATAGGTTTTTATTGGAATTTTGATTCCAAGTCTGATAAGCCAATAGGCGTGTATAAAATCATATTTAAATATGGTATTTGTTACCCTGTTCAAGTCTTTAAACTAGCAAATTCTACATATAATGTGATTGGTTCAGTCATTTTAACAACATTAAGTCTAATAGTTTATCCCAGTTTTGCCTTCGTTAGTATTCTACTGCTAATTGTCTTAAGTGTATTATTTGGATTTGATTTAATATTTAAGAAAAAGGACAAGGAGAATTAATGATGAAAGATGTCTATAAGGTAGAAATCTCTGCTAAAGATTATCCTATAGGTTGCACTGATTTAACTATTGACTTTAATAAGTCAATTAATACAGAAGAAATTATTGGAAATGCAAAAGTCGATTTGATCAGTTCAGGAGATGTGGTGTGGATGGGCTATGATGGAGATGCATATAAACTAGGAGATAAATATAAAGACTTTAATGCAATTATATCTTGTGTATATTATGAGCCCAAGCAATGGTGGAAATTTTGGAAGAAGAAAAAAATATTTGGATATGAAATTATGTTTCTATAAATTATAGGGGGGTATTTTGAACTATGTTTGAACTAACTAAATCATTTAAGGGCTATAAGTTTCCACACACTCTACATCAATTTAAAGACTTACCGCTTGCAATTAAGTATCGGTTCCAACGTGCATTTAGAGGCTGGGCGGACTATGATGTTCTTAGTATGGATACATGGTTTATGGAAGTAATTCCACAAATGCTACAATATCAGCGCGATTGTAAAGTTAGTACACCAGTTTTGGATGTTGACGCAAGCTATGAAGAAAATAGAGAAAAATGGGATCAGATTCTTGATAAAATGATTTTTCTATGTCAAGAAATGAATGAAGATACATGCTCAAAGAAAAACGAAGTCGCTGAAAATTATGTCCAAAATATTAAAAATGGGCATGAAGCAAAACTTGATGATGAAACGTGGTGGGAGCGTCAGCAGGAAATTGATCAATATCGTCAGCAGTGTCTTGAATCATTTTTTAAATATTTTACAAAATATTTCCATAGCCTATGGATCTAAACTTGAGGAGGAATTAAAATGAAAACATTTGTTAGAACTACGCGAATTACACCAGAAGAGAGAGAGTCACATCTTTGGTATGATCCATTTTATAAGACATGGACAATGGAATCAAATATTCCAAAGCATTTTAACAAAGCGCTCAAGGTTGGCTGGGAACCTACGGTTCAGCTCGTATACGAAGATGACACGGTTTGCGGCATGACGCTTGTTGCATCAGAACGCGGTATTACAATTAAGACTCCAAAGAAGCGTGAAATGAGCGAAGAACATAAGGCGAAGCTTTTCGGCTCAAAAGATGAAGGGTTAGAATGGACTTCTGAGGATTAAAATTAAGCAGTATAAGTTACACTGCTTTGATGTTACAACATGTAAAAACGTAAATATATTTAATAAAAATTGCATTATTTTTTAAACTAGAAAGGACGAAAAAGATATGAACGACAATTTCCAGATTGTAAATGTTAATGGTATTGATTGTTATGAAGAGAATGGAACTGCTTATTTAAAGCTAGAAACTGTTGCAAGAGGACTTGGATTTACACAAACGGCGGCAAGCGGGAATGATGTTGTACGTTGGGAGCGTGTACGTAAATATCTTGCTGAGTTGGGCGTCCCCACAAGTGGGGATGGTAATCTTCCTGACTTTATCCCCGAAAACATTTTTTACCGGCTTGCAATGAAAGCAAAGAATGAGGCTGCGGAGAGGTTCCAAGCAAAAATTGCAGATGAAGTCATTCCTACCATCCGTAAGACTGGTGGATATGTTAATAATGACGAGTTATTTATTAACACTTATTTTGATGACGTGCCAGAAGAAATGAAGCAGATTTTCAGAACAAATCTAGCCGCTCTTCGCCACAAAAATGAAATTATTGCACAACAGCGCAAGGAAATTGAGCACAAAGAGGACGTAATTGTTGGTCTTGTGGAGGACATTGATCTTGCCACAAAGCGGCAGAGAATCAATCAGATTATTAGATTCCACGCAAAGAATACTGATGCGCTTTCAAAGAAGTGGAGCCTACTATATAGTGAGTTTGAGAAGAAGTATCATGTGAATCTATCTGTGCGACTTGAAAATTATAAAGATGAGTTTAAACCAAAGCTAAAGAATAAACTGGACGTTATTGATCGGCAGATGAATATGATTCCGCAGCTTTATGAGGTTTGTTGCAAATTATTTGAAAATGATGTCAAAATCCTTGTAAAAGAATGGGAAACTACTATTGTGTGCTGAAAGGAAGTGAACATAATGCTTAATTGGACGCAAGAAGACATTGATTATCTTAATGAAGTGATGTTTAACCCGTTTGCTAAAGTGTTTGCACAGGAAATGGCAAAGCAAGATGATAAATCTTTTGAAGTTTATAAGAAAATGCTAACTTCAGTTGTTAATGCTATATCAGCAAGAATTAGAGAACTAGATTATAACGCCAATAGAGATAGAATGTTCTTCATGACGCTGATTTGTAACGAGCTTAAGCTTGATAGAGAGTCTCTGGACAACCTGTATAAAGAATATTGCGAGCAATTTGATAAGCTCAATAAACATTTACTTACAGAGGAGTGATTGACTTATGCAGATGGTAATGTATGCAGAAGTACGAAAAAACGGTGTTTGGGAGAAGGTTGGGGAACTTTTTCCAAGTGCATTTAAAGAAATGTTCCCCAATTTAACTGATCGCGTTTGTGATGAAAGAAATATTTTTTTATATGAGCTATTTGGTTGGGTCACAAATCAACTAAATGGTTATACAGTAATTAATCCAATTAGTGAATTGCGAGGCTTGCCAGACGATGCATCTGATGCAATTTCGAGTAATCATTATTTTCGTTTTGGAGGCTTTGCTTCATATGTAACTCTTAATGAAATGCTTAATTATAATTGGGATGCAACAATTTCTCATGTTGGTCGTATTCCTGAGAAGGCTTATGTGCATTGGAAGAGAGATGGTGTCGCCCCCACTCGTTGGGATAGGAGCATTTCAGGAGAAGACAAAAAGATAATTACTTCTTTCGTTATGAATGGTATTTTAGATGAGAGCATTCCAAGGGACGAAGGTATCAAATATTATGTTGTTGTTGAATATGATCCAAAGACTTGTAGGGAGTATTGCAACTTCTTTTGTGGCACTTCTCTCCCACTGTTGGTAAAACTTGTTCCACAGAGCGGCAATTATGAAGACGTGAGGGTTGTTTATACATTCATTGATTAAATGCCATTGACATTTGTAAAGTTTGTGGTATAATAGGCTTGTTTAAAAGGACAATACAAAATTATTGTCGTAGGTGGTGATATTTATTGGCAAAACAGCAAAAGAATCAAACTTATGTACTAAAAATTCATAGTGGCTATTTAGCAAAGCATAATTGGCATTTAACACTAAAATTGAATGAAATCAGAAAGCAGCCGCAAATGGTTGTTAGTTTGGGGTCTTCTCAAGTGCTAAGATGGTTGACAGAGTTGCAACATAGAAACGGGGATGATGATGAGGCAACAAAAATTAAAAAAGATATCCAAAATACAAAAAAATTAGAGAATACTTCTGAGAATAAGGCAAAAATCCGTAGATTGTATAACGACTTGTATCAAACGCAATTTCAGCAAGATTATGTAATGCTTGTTATGGATTCTCCGGGAGATTACAAATATGTGTGTAAGAACAAATTTAAGGTTACTATTGATTATGATGACGGCAATGCCCCACAAACCGTAACTTATGTTCGCCTACTTGGTACAGCAGGTTCTATTAAAAAGAGTACAATTATGTTTATTAACGAAAACTTGCATGACGAAATTATGCGTCGTATTAATAATGGGCGCTATCTCGGGCCAAAAGTTGATGAGAATAACAATCTTTTAGAGCCAGTAAAAACTTATAATGAAATGGAGCTAAATTATAAGTTTATTCCAGCGAAGTTGTCTGCATATTTTGCGCTGCAGTGCTCAGCTAGTATCACAGTAGGTTCATTTACTGACGAGGAAAAACCATGGCCACGTATCATTGTAGTAAAAGATGCAGAAACGCATTTTAACTACCCTGTAAGAATAGTTAAAGATACTGGAAATGAAAAAAATCCTGATTGGCCAAGCGTAAGCGAGCCACATGAAGAAATGATTGATTATAATGTTTCTGATGGTATGGGTTTTATTTCTCCCGACATGAGCAGAAAATGGGCAAAATTTCTAGGAGAAGGCGATGAACCGCTCTCTGGATACAATACCAGATGCGCATTTTTAAAGGGCATGGTGTTTACAGTACCTTTTGTTCAGTTTGCTGAGGAAGTAGCGCACACATATGAAATAACTGATGCGTGGGGAGATAAAAGGGACGTAAGGGACGCAGATTTAATTCTAACAACTTCTATGTTAAAGTTATGGGATTCTTACGCAGGATGTGAAGATTATGTTCGCAATTGTAAGGAAAATGGATATGATTTTTGCATAGCCAAGAGTGCTCCTCGTGAATTGCGTAATGTTCATACAACGAATTATCAGTATTTACAAGATTTCAAATTCACAGACGAGCAAATTGACGAGTTGGTTGCACCAACGGTGACAAAAATCAAAGAATGTCTTGGCTTGGATTGGAGAAAGTTAATTCTTTATATGTGCGGGACTGGGCTTGATGAAAATAATGTTGAGCATATGGAGCCCATGTGCAAAGCAATTATGGCAAATACAGAGCTAATCAAAGACCCTTATGTGCGTTCTAAGGTTAGTAGGATGATCCAAAAACGCATTAAAACTGCAAAAATAGGGGTTTTAGATGTTGAAGGAGATTATGCAATTATAGGAAATGACCCATATTCACTATTACAGAGCATGTTTGGGTTAGATATTACAGGCTTGTTGCATGCAGGGGAATGCTATCATCGCTTTTGGATTGATAAAAATGTCAATGAGATTGTCGCCTTTCGTGCACCAATGACTTCAATTGAAAATGTTTGTAAGCTTAATGTTGTTGCCAATCAAGAGATGGAAAAGTGGTATAGATATATCAAAACTTGTTGTATCCTTAACAGTTGGGACACTACTGCTATTAGATGCAACGGCGCTGACTACGATTCTGATAGTTTCTTCACAAGTGATACACATGTGCTTATTGAGGCGTTTGAATACAAGCCAACATTAATGTGTGTGCAAGATAAAATGCCAAAGAAGGTTCCAGTAGAAGAAGATTTTATTACTTCAGACATTAATGGCTTCGGAGACTCTATTGGAAGCGTAACTAACAAAGCAACAAATATGATTTCTTTGAGAGAAAAGTTTGCGCCAGATAGTGAAGAATATAGGCGACTGACTGATAGAATCAACACAATGATGAATTATCAACAAAACGCCATTGATCGTATCAAGGGGGTTGTTGCTAGGCCAGTGCCAAAAGAATGGCTAGAAACAAAAATGCATAAGCCAAAGTCAGGAGACACCCCTGAAATATTGCATGATAAAGAAATTGATACGAGAATAGCAGCAAATATAAAGCCATGGTTCTTTATTTATAGGTATTCTCAGTTAAAATCAGAACTTGATAAATACATGAAATCTGTAAGGTCAAACTGTAAAATAAGGTTTGGCAAAACCCTAGAAGATTTGTGTGCATCTGAATACTTAACTGACGAAGAAGAAGCATTTATCTATAATTATGAAAAATATCTTCCTGTTAGTAGAGCTCCCGGTACAATGAACAGAATTTGTTGGAAGATTGAGGACGAGTTCCAGACGACAGATGTGCTACCAAACGTGGATTTTGATGCTTCTATTTTAAAGAGCGATGTGGAATATTCTCAGGAAGAATTTGATGCGGTACAAGCATTGTATGAAGAATATGGAAAAGAAATTGCGCTTCTTTGTAAAAACAAGCATAAAAATGATACAGATGGACAGGACATAGAGCTTGATATGTTGAGATGTAAGCAGTCATTTATAGAGAGATGTAGTGAAGTTTGTCCAAATCAGTTGGCTTTAACAAATATCATTGTGGACGTTTGTTATAGTTCAAATAAGAGCAAGTCTTTCGCATGGGATGTTTGTGGAAATGAAATCTATGATAACGTGCTGCACAACAGTGGAAATAGAATTCAGTTTCCTGTTAAAGATGAAAATGGTGATATAGAATTTTGTGGCAAGACATTTTCTTTACACACGAAGGAAGTTGGTGATACAAAATGATGATATTTAATGAAGAAAGATATGCAAAGAATTTGTTGCTTGGGAAAAATAAAGACATAAAGTCTGTCATTCAAAAAATTGGATATATCACAAGATACAATGCACAAGCTTTAGGGAAAAATGATATTGAAAATTATAATTCTACCGTTGCATGGATGAATAAGCATCAAGATAACTTTGACGAGGCTTGTTATTCAAATGTAGTATCTAAAACCGTAAAGAATGCTAAGAAAAAGAAGCTTTACCAGATAGATGATATTGTTATCACGAGAAATGAACTTGAGAAAATTGAGTCATTAAATAATATCAGAGCAGAAAAAATGACATTTGTGCTTTTGTGTATGGCTAAACAACAAGCAGAAATAAATGATTTTTATGGAACGTCATCTAGTTTTGCAAATGGGCTTGTTAGATATACCGTTACAGAGCTGTGTAAAATGGCAAGAGTATCCGTTCCTGCAGATGATAGAGAATATATTTTACATTACATTCTCGTTCAAGGGCTCATAAGTTGTCCAAAGCGTAATGACACAAAGTGCTTGTGGGTTAATTTTATTGATAAAGACGGAGAAGAAGTTCTTCGTTTGAATGAAGTTGACTGCCAAGAATTGGCGTATGTATATCTGAATTGGAAAGGCAAAGAAGAATTTAAGAGATGCACTCGCTGTGGCAAACTAATGAAGCGTAAAGCGAGTGATAACGTCTGTACCGACTGCTCTCTTGCAGCTTCTCCCCCACTGCAAATATGGTGCATTGATTGCGGTGAAGTGGTTGATGTTGGAGAATTTGATAATGAGACTTGCAGGTGCCAGACATGTAAAGAAAAACACGATAAAAAGCTGAAATCGTTACAAAATAAACGTGCATATGAAAAACGGAAGAATAAAATTCAGTAGGTCGCCCATTTTGACACAATACAAAATTATAGCCTCACGCAAAAATCATATGCATTTGTATGAGGCTATGCGAAAAATCAGGGGTCGAGATTTAGTTATATGGTATATATAACACATATACACATACGAATTTTTACTATGAAAAAGAACGAAACGGAGGAAAACGTATATGTCAGAAGAACTATTTGTAAGCATTCCAGAGTCTATCGCGAATCTGCAGCTCCCAAACCCGGAGCTAAGAAATTATTATAAGGATATTGAGAATCGCATTCTTTATATTGATGAGCAGATTGATGAGAATCTTCTAGAACTATCTAAGGAGATTATTCGCTGGAACAAGGAGGACAAAAATATTCCTGTTGAACAGCGTGTGCCAATCAAGATTTGCATTGATACTCCGGGCGGTGATGTGTCTGTAACATGGAGCTTTATTAAGCTTATTGAAATTAGTAAAACGCCTGTCTGGACAATTAATCTATGCTGTGCGTACTCTGCTGGCGCTGATATTCTCGCTGCAGGCCATAAGCGCTATGCAATGCCGGGTAGCTCTGTGCTAATTCACTCTGGGTCTTGCTATTATGGTGGTACTCAGGAACAGGCAGAATCAATGAAGAAGTTCGGTGACAAACTCGTAAAGAAAGTAACTGATTTCTTTATTGCGCATACAAATGTAGATCCAAAGGTGTTCAAGAAGAGAGCTCCTTATGATTGGTATCTTGATGAGGATGACGCACTTGAGCAAGGCATTATTGATGAAGTTGTGAGTGATATTGACGAGCTATTCTAATCTGGAGGGCATATATGGCTACTAAAAAGAAAACAGTCGAGAATTGCTTTGGCGACCCGCCAAAAGCTTTGGATGGACATCCATTTTATGGGCTTGATTGCACGGATGCAGAGCAAATTGAATATCGTGACGCACTTTGGAATAGAGACATTCGTTTCGTCGCAGTTGATGCCTGTGCCGGTTCTGGCAAAACGACTTTTGCTATTGCCGTTGCGCTCATGTATGTAAAGTACGGAATTTGCGATGAGGCGTTGTATGTTAGGACTCCTTCTTCTGAGGGAAGAATCGGATTTTTGCCGGGAGAAAGAGAAAGCAAGGAACGTCCATATATGCAGCCATTATATAATACATTAGCAAAGCTGGGTGAAAACCCAATGACAACCATTAATGATAGCACAATGCTTAATCAGAAAAATGGAACCGGGATTTTTACACCAATGACAGATGTTTATATGCTTGGAGAAGACCTTGAAAAGAAGTTTGTAATTATTGATGAAGCTCAATGTATGACTAAGGATCAGCTTAGAGCAATTATTACTAGATGTCATGACGACTGTAAGGTTGTTGTTATTGGCTCTACTCTGCAAATTCAGGGAATTAAGAAAGAGAACTCTGGCCTAGAGAGATGTATTGAGCATTTTAGTGGGAAAGAATGGGCAAAGATTTGCCATCTAACCAAGAATTACAGAGGCGAAATGTCTGCATGGGCAGATGAACTATAACCACAAAGGAGAAAAGATTATGGCAGCAAAAATTCAGAGCAAGTACACAGTTCAGGCAAATGGAATTCTTCACATTCAAGACAATCAGGTATTTGTTGAAAATGATGATACTGGCGAATATATTCCACTAATTAGTCTATTTGCGGATTTTGACAGCAAGGATGTTAAGCTCAGTATTGCTTATGGCGAAGAGCTTGCATAAGTGTTAATTGATATTATATAAAAAGAACAAGAAAGGGAGATTGAAATGGTTTATAAACAGAAAGATCTAGTTAAAATGGTAGCAAAGGAATCTGGTTATTATCAGGGTGCAGTGAAGGATATTTATGATGCGACTTTTGATGTAATTACTCAGCTACTATCGGAGTCTGCACCTGACAATCTGGCAACAATTAAGCTATTTGAAGGGCTTAATATTAATGCCAAGTTTTTTAAAGGCAAGGAAACTTTCAAGCCAAGAACTGGTGAGAGAACGGTTAGTGATGATCACATTTATCCGGTGGCTAAGTTTACACAGGCATATCAGTTAAAAATTAGAGCAGCATGCAATGAGAACATTAAAGGCGAGGAATAATCCTCGTCTTTAATGTTATATGCGAGAAAGGACAAAAGGAATGGAGATAATTAACTTTAATCCCGCGCAAGAGAGCGAAGAACAGTATATTTACCGCATTTGTTCGCTAAAAGAGTCATCTGGTATGACGTGGCAGCAAGTTGCGGACATTATTAATGCTGCTCTCGATCAAAACTACGGGGAGTCCGCTTATCGTAAAAAATATCAAATGTTTCAGCATGGTCTTAAGACCTGCGAGAAGCAAGTTTTTACAGATGACGAGTATCTGAAAAAGATTCAAGCGGAGAGAGAAGAACTTTATAAGGTTAAAAAGCAGTTTCAAGACCAGAGAAGAGAATATAATAAGCTGCTTGCAAGTGATGCTAGAGCTGAACATTTGACAGAAAAATTAATTGAGGCGGCGGAGAATTTAAGTAAAGATAAGTTTTTGAGTACGAATCAAATTTTGTCTGTTGGCTCTAAGGAAGAAGCAGTTCTCGTCTTGACAGACTGGCATTTCGGTATGGTTACAGATAATATCTGGAATAAATATGACACAAATGAGTGTCTATCACGTGTTAACACTTTGTTCAAGAAAGCAAGTGAATATTTGAAGTTACATGGTATAAGAACGCTTCATATTGTACTACTTGGAGATTTTATACACGGAAGTATACATACTTCTGCGAGAGTTGCCTCTGAAGAAGATACTTGTGACCAGTTGATGGAAGTGTCTGAAATTTTAGCAGAGCTTATTAATGGACTGTCACAAAATGTTAATGATGTATATGTTTATTCTACTTATGGAAATCATGCGAGAACAGTACAAAACAAAAATGATAGCATCCATTCAGACAATATGGAGAAGATTATTCCTTGGTGGATTAAACAAAGACTTGCTAAGAATTACAAGGTTCATGTTCGCGACAATAATATTAATGAGTTTATTTTCTTTAATGTACTCGGTCATGATATCGTTGCAGTTCATGGAGACCTAGAACGCTTCAATAAACTTGGGGTGGATATGCACACCCTGTTTGGCAAGAAATATGGCCTCGATGTTGAATATGTGTTTTCTGGGGATAAGCATCACTCTGAGACAATTGATTCTTATGGAATTGATAATGTAATGGTGAGCTCCTTGTGTGGAACTGATGACTACGCCAATAATAAGAGATTATATGCAAATCCTGCTCAAACTTTGTGCATTTTTAACAAAGAAGATGGGAAAATTTGCACTTATAATATTAAACTTTAAGGAACAAGAAATTATGAAGGAGAAATAAAAAATGGAACAAAAGAGTACAAAATTAATCTTTAATCCGGGCTGTGCTCGTAGACTTCTTAAGATGGGTTGCACTATTTGTGATATCAAGCCGTCCAAGGAGAATCCAAAAGATAAAACAGTATTTGTGTTCGTTAAGGATGCAAAATTTGACGCAGCTATTGCTGAGATTGATCAGCAAATTAAGGAAACCAAGAAAGAAGCAGTAGAATAATAAATTTATTAAAAAGAACAAAGGGAGTGATAATAGATGCCAACTACTGCAAAAAAACCCGGAAGAAAACCAACCGGTGCAAAAAAAGCTGGTAGGCCAAAACCAAAAGTTGAAGAGCCAAGTTATCTTTGCCCTTATTGCAATACAGTGAAGAAAAGGTCTGAATATTATGTGAGTACAGATCCGTTGGTTAGGACTGGTGTTACGAACATGTGTAAGGACTGCGCGAAGAAAATAGCAAGGAACTATGACCCAAAAACTGGACAATATGGAGATTGCACAAAGGAATCAATTATTGAGGCCCTAGAAAGGTTGGATAAGCCATTTTTCGAAAATCTGTTTAATTCCAGTTATGTGGAAGGGAATGACCCTAGCAATAGAGCTCTTCACGGAGACACATGGGAAGCTTATATTAAAAATATTTGCTCATTGAAACAATATAAAACTTTAAGATGGCATGATGGGGATATAGGAAAAAGAGTTAATTTGACATCGGATGATTCTGATACATATGTTGTTACTGAAGATCGAAAGAAAGAAATTGAGCGAGAATATGCAATTAATAGGAAGGATGCAATTAGAATAATTGGATATGACCCATTTGCAAAATATCCAATTGAGGAAGACAAACCGGTTCTGTATGCGCAGTTGATTAGTTTTATTGATGATGAAACGAAAAATGACGGAATGAAAATGAACGCAGTTATTCAGATAGTTAAAGCGTTTAATCAAATACAAAAGATTAATGACGCTATTGATAAGTTATCTTCAAATATTTCAAAATTAAACAATAATAATGGTATTATCAAGCAACATGCTGACACAATATCAAAACTATTAAGTGGTGCGAATGCGTTAGCTAAAGACAATGGCATTAGTATTAATTACAACAATTCTAAAAGTAAAGGTCAAAATACTCTTACTGGGAAGATGAAAGAATTAGACTTGATAGGATTTAGAGACGCTAAGATTAATACTTATGACATTGATTACTGTAGAGGTATGCAACAGGTTGCTGAAATTAGTGCGAAAGCGCAAATTGACCAAATTGGATTTGATGAGAATGTAATGAACGAAATTGGTAATATCAGGAGAGAATTGGTTGACAGCTTAACAAAAGAAAGAGATAAAGCTCAAGAGAGAGCAAGAGTTTTATTGGTTGAAAATAAGGATTTAAAAGACTTTTTGAAGGAAAAGGGTTTGATTGATGAAAATGGGCAGGTGGTTGACAATGAGTGACATCCTGCCATATAACGAATCTTTGATTAAAGATTATAAAACTTTTAATGACATCATTGAAGATTATGGATATGATCACCCATTTGTTCGTCCAAATTTATATAACATGACAACTAAAAAATATAATGAAAAATTTGAGCTCGCCGAATTCTTACAATGGGGACGGAGAAATCCAACTAGATTTTGCGAGGAAATTTTTAATGTTCAGTTGTTAGATTATCAAAGATATTGTTTTGACTCCACTTGGACTACCCCATTTTCTGTATGGGCATGCTCAAGAAACGGCGGTAAAAGTATTTTGGCCTCTTTATTTGTGATGGACAAAATGATGTTAATCCCTAATTTTAAAGCATATATTCTTGCAGGTGTCGGCTCTCAAAGTATTGAAATGTTTTTAAAAATGGAAGCGTTTGCTCTTAAAAATATATCTTCATTTACAAATTTAAATGACATTTTTCAGAGTAATGTTGTAAAAAATCAAGCAAATTCAAATGGTTGGATTCACAATCCCGCAAGTTATACAGTGAGAACTTATGGTGGGTCTCAGTGCTTTACTTTGAACGGGAACTTTGACAACAACAGATCGAAGCGAAGCAATCTTAATGTGTATGATGAAGCAATGAATGCCCCAGACGAACTGTTTCACACATCTGAGCCATTCACAACTCAGAACTCTGAATTCAAAGCAGGCAAAGGATTTAGTGCAGAAGATTTGTTGATGGAGCCAACGCCGTTTCCAAACCAGTTGTTGTATTGTTCGTCGGCCGGACGCACAGACCAGTATTTCTTTAAGAAATATAGAGAATTCTCTATTAAAATGTTTGCAGGAGATAAGAGGTATTTCTGCGCAGATATTTCTAGTGACGTAGTCATTGGGGCGACGATGCATGGAAAGCTTTGGCCGGTTCCACTTTTGACACAAGAAAAGGTAGATCAAGCGATGCGAGAAGATAAAGAAGCAGCCTTGAGAGAATATAAAAATATTTTTACTTCTGAAGGCGGAGACGGACAGGCAATAAAAAGAGCTACTATTATTAGGAACTCTGTGTCGCGTCCACCGAAGCTTAGAAGCGATGATCCAAATAGTAAATGGGCGCTTCTTTTTGATAGCGCTAGAGCAAAGGACAACTCTGTTGTACTATGTGCCGAATACGTTAACGATCCAGTAGTTGGATGGAAAATGAAGATACAGAATGTTGTTAATCTACTAAATGTGATGAAAAAGCATAAAACACCAATGACTACGCCGAATCAAATAAAAGAAGTTAAAAGACTTTTACTTGCATATAACGGAGATGGCGTAGCCGACTATGAAAACATTCTAGGTTTTTGGATTGACGCTGGATCTGGCGGTGCAGGAGTTAATATTAGTGACTTTTTCTGGGAAGATTGGGAAGATGATAATGGTATTGTACATCGAGGAATGATCGACAAGGAATATAGCCCAGAGGAAGTCAGATTGTACCCTAATGCAATTATTGATAAAATGAGGCTTCTTCAGCCAACTAAATACAAGGTTGAAATGTTCAGAGCGCTTATTGAGATGATGGACATGAATTTGATTGAATGGCCAGTGGAATACGATAATAGAGGATATCTGAATGTTATGTATGATTTGAATACAAAAACAGGAGAAAAGGTGCCAAGATATAGTGAACCGACTGATAAAGAAGTTAAAGAGTTAGAAAAGAAAGGGATTCAAATTGTACGAGAAATATATAATTTAGATCAGGATGAAGAAATCGCATTAAAACAGATTGATCTAATGAAGACCGAACTCGTCAATATTTATAGATTTAAACAAGCTTCAGGCGGGGATAGATTTGATCTCCCGTCTGGCTCTCGCCTCAACGATGACAGGGCTTACGTCTGTGCGATGGGAGCGTACTTATTACAACAGCTTAGAAGAGACCATCTTGTAAATAAAAAGCGTCCTAGCAGCGCAAATATGTTAGATCAATTTAAAATTAGAGCCCCTCAAAAACCGGGCGGCTTATTTAACTAAGGAAGGCGGTGAAATAATTGCCAACAAAACAAAATAATAATAAAGTTGAGCATGGAACAGCTCATTCTACAAAAGAGATTGCGGATTTCACCGCAAAACAACAGCAGATTGAACAGTTCAAGCAGGCTGCTAAAGCGGCACTTCAATTGCTAGATCTGCAGAATATTCCAAGCAAAACGTACACGGTGTATTCTAAGGATTCTTTAAGAACTTATCTTAAGAACCCACTTTCGGATACTAACCAGAAGAATTTAAGGAAGCTGAGTCAGTATTTATATGTTTTGAGCGCACAATATAGAAGAATCATTTCATATTTTGCGACGCATATAGATTTGACAGCTTATAATGTGATTCCTAATATTTCAATGACTGAAGATAATGACGATGAAAAAGTGCTTCAGAACTATGAGTCAACGTTGAAGTGGATCGAAAAGATGAACCTACAAGGTCAAATCCATGGAATATTAACTACATGTCTTCGTGAAGATTGTTTCTTTGGGTATATTTATTACGAGGATGGCGAAGAACAGGATAGAAATTCGTTTATTATTATTCCGTTGGATGCAGATTATTGCAAGATTAGTTCAGTAAATTATAATGGAACGCTTAATTGCGCATTTGACTTTTCGTTCTTTGATGGGTCGTCTAATAAGGTATATCTAGATTATTGGGATAAAGAATTCACAACAGGATACAATGCCTATAAAAATGATAGCAAACAGAGATGGGCCGAACTCGACCCTGAGAGAACTGTTGTGTTTAAAATGGACTATGACCAGCTAGATAGGGTTATTCCTCCATTTGCAAGTTTGTTTGAAGATGTTATTGACCTAATTGACCTTCGTGGAATTACTAGTGTAAAAGACCAGCTTTCAATTTATAAGTTGCTAGTCGCAAAGATTGACACGCTTTCAAATACTAGTAGCCCTGATGATTTTGAAGTAAGTCTTGACCTTGCGGTTGATTTTTATAACAAGATTAATCAGATTCTTCCAGAAGAGATTGGACTTGCTCTGTCTCCTATGGAGATTGAGCCGATCACATTTGATAAGGATGCAACCGATGAGACTAATAGTATTTCCAAGGCAAATAAGAACCTTTGGGAGTCTGCTGGCGTCAGCCAGATTATGGACAACTCAAAGCTTACTGGTTCTACTGCTGTAACTGCTGCAATGAGATTTGATGCACTTTTCATTCAAAAGCCGTTACTGTGGCAGATTGAAGCGAGAGTTAATATGTTCTTGGATTATGTACTGCCTGACAATGGAATGCGCGTAAAATATATGCAAGTTACTCCATATTTAAAGGACGAAGTTATTAAAAATGTTAAAGAGGCTTGCACGTTGGGGCTTCCAATGAAAACGCAGCTTGCGTCTTTAATGGGCATGAGTCCTTTGGATATGAATTCTATGCTATATCTTGAGAACGATATTTTGAAGCTTCAAGACAAGATGGTTCCGCTGCAGAGTACTTATACTCAGACTGGTAGCTCTGATACCGGAGGCGCTCCCACTAAGGATCTTGGCGATCTTACAGACGACGGAGAAGCCAGTATTGACAAGAGAGATAAAGCTAATTAAAGGAGGTATACGTCAATGAATAATCAAAAATTTATTGTAACAAAAGACAAAGCGACCGCTGAGTTTTTTATTGCTTCTGGGATTAAGCTTGTGTCTCAAATTGGGGATACTTATACATTTTTGAATCAGCCTCCAAAGCATTTTAGTTTTAGAGAGACGGACAAAGGAAAGTATTGCTTTAGTAATATTTTAAGCATGTAAGCTCCTTCCGAGCTTCACATAGATATTTTAATGAAAGGAGGGAGAATATATGCGTACATTTTATACAATAGATGACTTGTATAAGTTCTGTAAAGAGAACAATTTTTCTAAGTTTAGTTCTAAAGAACATGGTAATCAACCATTAGTTTTACAATCTATTGAATCTTTTGAAGCAGATAATAGCCACGATGGGCTGCTTGATGTAAAACTTAAAGCTTGTCATGTCGGGGTTAATAGGAATCAGTCCTCGATTTCTGAAGATACGATGCAAAAACATATGAGCTCGTTTAAGGGACGTCCGATTCTTGGTTCAATCTTTAAGGCAGATACTGGGGAGTATGAATTCCATTCGCATGATATGGAGATTGACGAAGAAGGAAATGTCGAATATATTGAACAGCCGGTTGGTGTTATTAGTCAGGTGAAAGAACCATATCTAGAATATGATAAAGAGAATGATAAGAAGTATCTGATGGTCGAAGGTCATATTTTCGAAGATTATTCTAAGGCGGCAGAAATTCTGCAAAGACATAAAACATGTAAGTGTTCCGTTGAAATTGCAGTTGATGAAATGAGTTGGAATGCGGACGAGAATTATCTTTCTATTGATGCATTCACTTTCCGTGGGGTAACTGTCCTTGGTTATGAACAAGATGGCAAAACTCCTATCGAGGAAGGAATGAAAGGTTCAAAGATTACTATTGAAGATTTTAGCGAGAAAAATAGTATGTTTACGCAGGACTATCAAAATAAATTGCTTGATGCGTTAGAAAAGCTGAATACTACGCTTTCTGCGTTTCAAAATAAGGACTTTGAACAGAAGGGAGTGAAAGAAGAAATGAACAAGTTAGAAACCCTGATGGAAGAATATAGTGTGACTATGGAAGATATTGATTTTGAGGTCGAGGGTCTCAATGATGACGAACTCACTGCTGCTTTCGAGGAGCATTTTGGCAAAAAGGACTTTGATGACGGTGATGGTGCGGGTGATGATGGTAGCGCTGATACTAGTTCTACTGAAACGTCTGAAACTGGTGCAGAAACAGGTACTGATCCAAGTGAGGGCGAAAGCTCCGAAACCACAGACCCAGAGCAACAGGACGATCCAAAAGAGGAAGAAGACCAAGAGCCTGCTACAGACGATGGTGATTCTAAGGGCAAGAAGAAATATTCCATTGATGAAAATGGTGATATGACTCTTACTTGGCAGATTTCTCATGAGGATATTAGAAATAGTCTATATAATCTCATGGCAGCCGAAGGTGAATATCCATGGATCGTAAATACATACGACAATAGCTTTATTTATCAGAGCTGGGAAAACGGCAGATTCTATAAGCGTGGCTATTCTGTCGATGGTGATAATGTCGCTCTTGGCGATGATATTGTTGAAGTGTTTAGTGAATGGCTAACTCAGGAAGAGAAAGATGCTATTGCTGCACTTAAGGCTGATTACGCAAAGCTTAAGGAATTTAAGGAAAGCGCTGAACTCGCTGAGGTGAATGCCAAGAAGGACGCAATCTTTGAGCGTGAGGAATATTCTGTTCTTGCTGATGATACAGCTTTTGCTGAACTGAAGAAGAATGCAGAAAAGTACTCTGTTGAAGAAGTTGAAGAGAAGGCTAAGGTTATCTTTGCTGATTATGTTATGCAGAAGGGCCAGTTTGCTCTAGAGCATAAGGACGAGAAGAAACCTACTAAGAAGGTGGGCGTTAATTTCGATAAGCCAGCGAAGAAAAAGGCGTATGGCAATCTATTCAACGACTAATAAGATAAATATTATGTTAAAACAAGACAATCAGGGATGATGTCTTTTTTATTTTAAAAAATTTAACTATGAAAGGATGAAATTAACTATGGCAAATGTTTTTGACAATGTCAAGGGAGTCGCCCACGTCGTTTGTGAGTCAAGCCTCCTAAAGGCCACAGAAGTTGGTCATATTCTAAGCATGCAGTGCCACAAGGATCTAGATAATGGTTCTATCGTTGCAAGAGGTGCTTTTGTTGAGGAGCAGGTCTTTAAGACTGCTGATTATGCTGCTGGCCAGAAGCCATATCTAGTGCTTACTACCCCAATCGGCTATAATTCCGACAGAAAATATTATCAGGATGAGCAGTATTTCTACAATGCTACTGGTGAGATTGCTCGCTGCTATGAACTACACGTCGACGATATCTTCACTGTTTCTGCTGACGCTATCACTGCTCTAGCAACTGCTCCTGTCGTTGGCAATTATGTCAGCGTTGATGGCGGTCTCTATAAGGAAGCTGCGACTGCTGGTCAGACTGGCTTCGTTGCTCAGATCATTGAGAAGGTTAACTACACCAATAGTGTTTCTTACAGACTTCATGTCGTAAGCCTAGGTGTCTAATTGAATATTGAGGAAGGAGGAAAATAATATGTCTAAGTTTATGAATTTTGATGCACGTGTTCAGCACGCATTTAATGATGATGTTAATGACTATGTTGCTTTCAATAAGCTAATGCTCGACGCTGCTCGTGGCACGGTTGAGAATTACTCTGCTAAGGAAGCAAATGATAAGATTGTAGAAGTTTTCCGCAATGTGATTGGTTGCGATGAGCATTCCACCAAGGCAGAAATTAGAAGGGGCATTCGTAAGAATCAGGCCGTTCTCTTTGATATTATCGAGGAGACCATTGATGACGCTCTAGTTAGCGGTTGGGAACAGAATCCTTTCTTCAGAGAGTATGTTGATGTTCGTAACCTCGCACTAGGCGATGCGAATGAGTTCTATGTGCCCGATAATAGCGTTCTAAGCGTTATGAAGGTTTCGGGCAACCACCACGACATCGTGCGTCAGAGATTAGGTGCTGGCAAGGTCTTCTCTGTTGAGACTAGTTGGTATGCGGTTAAAACTTTAGCTGCCTGACAGCGAAAGCTGTTTGAATAAAATAACGCATTGAATTGCTGGAAAATCCTAAAGCTGTATTGACTACAACGTGGACTGCAAAGTCGAGCGTGAATGTTACGAAAGTAGAAAAAACAAATACAGATTACATATGGTTAAACCCTAAGTGTAGTTGTAATGGACAATCAGCAGCCAAGTTTCATTATATATTTTATGAATTTTGCCAATTGACAATACAAAATTATTGTATATAATATATATGATGAAAAAGGTTCAACGACTATCCCGTAAGGGAGTAGGGTCGCAAGCGATTGGCGATCCGAAGTGGTGCGCATCCGTAAGGATGAAGATATAGTCTGGTCTTTAGTAAAAGCTAAAGGGCATTATGCCAACACAGGAGTAGCGTCCTGATATATCATTTTCTAAAATAATTATACAAGGAATAAATAAATGGAAAAGTATTTGTGTGGAATTTATTGTATAGAAAATACAATTGATAATAAAAAATATATTGGGTTGTCTCGAAATATTCAAAGAAGATGGAATGAACACAAGAGTGAGCTTCGTAGAAATGAGCATGCGAACGTATATTTACAAAGAGCATGGAATAATTACGGAGAAAGCGTTTTTGATTTTAGAATTATAGAGCTGTGTGATCCATTCATTATTTGCGACAGAGAGCGTTATTATATAAGGCAATATCATACATTATCTCATGAAAATGGGTATAATTTAACAAAAGGTGGGGAGGGCGCGGTAACATCTGGGAAAAAAGTCATATGTCTGGCGTCTGGCCAAATATACGATACTATAAAAGATGCTGCTGAGTATAATAATGTCGCGCGTGTTACAATGATAGATTGGTGTCGTAAATATCAGAATTTTATGTATTTAGATGAATATCATCTTATGAGTAAGGATGATATTGAATATTATACAAATTTTGATTGGACTTCATTTATTCATAAGAAGCGTAGCCGTGCTCATTCTCGCGAAAATTTAAGCAAAGATACTTTATTAAAATATAAAGAATGTACTTCTGGCAAAAATAATCCTAGATCAATGCCTATTTATTCACCAGAGTTGGGAGAATCATTTTGGGGTGCAAAAGAAGCTTTTGATAAATATGGAATTAACAGAGGAAGTATTGCTTCGTGCATAAAAGGGAAATTGAAACATGCTGGGAAACATCCAATTACCGGAGAGCCATTGACATGGCAAAAATTAGAAAATGATATTAAATGTTAAACACTTAACGAAAGGTTTACGCAGAATTTGAAAGACTCCTTACTGGCGTTGAAGATTTTGCAACTCTAGTCGGTAAGATTACCGAAGCTTTTGATCGTTATGTCAATCAGGCTCTTTATGAGGCTCTAATTGGCATTGGTAGCACTCTAGGTGCTCAGTGGTACAAGTCTTCTGCTATTAGCGAGGCTACTAAAGAGACTCTACGCACTCTATGCATGGATGTCGGCATGGCATCTGATTCTGAGGTTGTAATTATGGGTACTCGTGCAGCTCTTGCAAGCGTGTTTGCTCTTAATGATGTTTCTTGGGCATCTGGCGACATGAAGAATGAGATGTACACAACTGGACGTTTTGGTTATTGGGAAGGCATCCGTCTTGTGGAGCTAAAGCAGGGCTTCAAGCTAAACGATACCACTCAGTATCTAGTTGCCAATGATGTTCTATTCATCATGCCTGTTGGCATTGATCCTATGCTAAAGCTTGTCTATGAAGGTGATACTCGTATGTATCAGGTTCAGGACGCAGGGACTCATATGGATATGACATATGATTCTGAGGTTCAGACGAAGCTCGGCATTGGTGTTGTTACTAACGCTAAGTTTGGTTACTGGAAGATTGTTAAGTAATTATAGCAATACAAAATTATTTAAGGAATAAAAGGAGAAATTTAAATGGCAAATACAACAAGAACTAAAAAGGCAGAGGTTGAAGCCCCTGCAGAAAATGAAGCAGTAAAAGCAGCCCCAAAGAAGGCTCCTCGCAAATTTGCAATGGATGATCCAATCCTCTGCAAGTCTGTTACTTATGGTGAGCTTCTGCTTCCGGGCAAGAAGTCTCAGCTTTTGTATACATGGGCAAACTATGGAGATGCAACTGAGGTTGAATACCAAGACCTTCAGGCACTTAGGTCTACGAGATCTGCATATCTAAATGCTCCATATTTTGTTATTGAAGACGAAGAGCTTCTTGATCAGTGGCCTGAGTTTAAGGCGCTGTATGATAAGGTGGCGGCGGTTGATGTAGATCATCTATTCAGTCTACCTATTAATCAGTTTAAGAAGAGACTTCGTGAAATCCCAGTTGGATTTAAGGATTCTGTAAAGAATATTGCAAGCGATATGGTTCGCAATGGTTCTTTGGATAGCCTTGCGAAGATTAATGCGCTGGACGAAATTCTTGGGACAGACATTAAGCTGCTCATTCAATAATACATAAGGAGGTTGGAATATGACTTCCTATGATGTGGTTTTTAAGCGCTTTCTTAATCGTATTACAGATTATGATCTTCCGCTTCTTCCAGAAGAAGATCTGGATGAGATGATGTGTGGTTGGTTAACAAGCGCTATCGCAAATTTTACTAGATGCAAGTCTGATTTATCTAATAGAGATGATGAAAGTAAGACATTTAATGCTGATTTAACTAATTATGAGATTGAAGTTTTATCATTGTATATGGTTTGTGCATGGCTTGATCAAAGGATTAATAGTGTATTACTTACAAATCAGTTTATCGGTGGTAAAGAAGAGAAGTTTTTTAGTCAAGCGAATCAGCTAGAAACATTAAAAGCTCTCAGGGACGCTACGTTTACCGAAGCTAGAAAACTACCACGTGACTATAGTTATGTGACAAATGATTATTTTGGTTAAGGGTGGTGTTGCGTATGATTTTTAAATACGGGGTATTGCCTCAAAACCAAATTCATGAAGAAAAAATACGCCTTCAGGGTGCAATTTATAAGTTGCTACCATATAAAGAAGATGGATATGAACTGTTGGATAAATATTTTCAAACTCTTTTACAGCGCATTAGTGGACTAAATAGTTTATTTATGGAACAGCCTAAAATTATAACTTTAATGAGTATTTTAGAATCAGCACGTTATGAAACTGATTTTCTTAAGTATAGAAAAGATATTTTAGATGCATGTTCTCTTGTAAATGAAATAAAGGAGGTTGATTCCGATGTATGATTTATTTAATAATCGGATGAGGCTTCAAGGTCGTAATGTGGGAGAAGTGTTTAAGCACCAGTCTGATAAGATTATGGATGCTACTTTTACGAATGATGTGGCATATCGTAAATGCTATCTGCAAGACAAAGACGTTATCTTCCCAGAGCAAACGCTCGCTGGCTATAAAAAAGCGAAAGCGGTGTTTAATGGTAAGGAAGTATATAATCCACAAAAACTTATGGGCTTTGAGCCTATAGATGCCAAGTATCAGATCCATTCCTACGTAAATATTTCCTCAGATCAAGTAGATTACTATCTACAATTCAGGCCGTTAGAACATGGTAGAAATCCCAACGTAAGAGTTGGATCGTATATTTTTGTACCAAATGATCTTGGCATTTACGAACTGTGGCTTATTGTCGCTCGTGATGATAGACCACAGTTTCCACAATTTTATATTTTGAAATGTAATCTTTTGTTAAAATGGGAAATTGGTGAAAAAGATTGGCCTTCGTTTGAAGAAAGACATGTCGATGTTGGTTCATACGTCTCGTGGGCTGTGCAAAGAACGCAGAGCTCGTACAACAGTGGCGTCTGGATGGACTATTATGTTCAAAGTGTAGAGAACCAACTGAAGGCAATTGTGCCAACAAACCAAGATACCAATACAATTAAATATGACGAAAACTTTACAATTAGTGATAATCCTCTGAGGCGTGTTGTGTGGAAAGTTTCTAAGGTCGAAAATACAACCACTTTTGGACTTACAAAACTGACCTTTACTCAAGAGCTTGAGCACGATCCAGTAGATAATGTTTCTTGGATTAATTTCGCAAGCAACAATTTCTCCGATAGTGCAACTGGCGCAGAGTATGATTATTACAAGCCAAGGACTAATGATAGTGATATCCACTCTCCTGTCTCTTTGGAAAACATAGACGAAAGTGTAATCTCTTACACTGGCGTAGCGCCAGTTATGAAAACTGGTGGCAGTTATAAGACATTTACTGCGAACATATATAAGGACGGGCAACTATCTTCTAACAAGCCATATTGGAGCTTGGAGTATGCGAAGAATGATACAACAATTTGCCATGTTGAATTCATGTACGTAAATGATGAACTTGTTTGTGACAATAGTAATAATGATTTTATTGTTGACAAAAACAAAATCATTTATATGGATGAAAAGGAAAAATTGTTTGGTATTCAGTATTCGTATGATTCAAGCAAACCAATGAACTTGAAGTTGAAGTGCCTACAAGTGCTTAATATGCTCGGTGGTCTTATAACTATTAAAGCTTGTGGTAGTCTCGTAGATAACACTCAGTCTGCTATTTTGACAGTGGAGGTGGAAGGTCTATGATTACTCAAATGGGACGTGATTTGCAAAATCTCGATGATGACATTTTGTATGCGAAACGCCAAATCAAGGAAAAGCTTTGTAGGGATTTGGATATAATTCAATATTTACATAATCTTGAATTAGAGAGAGCCGACGCAGAGCCAGAAGATTATTTTAATTGTAATATTTATCCTTTTATTAGGATTCCGGGAACGCAAGATAAGGTGAAGAACTTTATCTGTTTTTCTGTGGATGACCAAGAGGACATGCGTTACAACGCCGTCATGAAGATGCAATATATTCAATTCGTTGTTTTTTGTCATGGTGATGATATTGACACTGGAGTAGGAATACCTAGACATGACTTGTTGGGATATTTTGTAAAAGACGTCTTCAACTGGAGCAATTTACTTGGCATGAAGCTTAAACTTGTCTATAACCGAGAAAGTATTATGGATAACGACTATTATTGTCGTACATTAAAGTTTGAAACTATTAAGCCAAATATGAGGCTTGACAGTGGGAAACTAATGCCTCAGCCAAGAATGAATGACGAGGTAGACGAGCATGGATTTATTAGAGCTTGATACATTGGGTCTTTATTTTGGAGATCCGTATATAATCAACGAAAATATTTCTGTGTTGCAACCTACTATTGGGGATATCTCGAAATACGGTGAAAAAAATTACTTCAGCCTTATCCACACGATCACGGCTATAAGTTCTGATCTTAAGTCGCAATTATGGGATATGGGGCTTGATTGGGAGGAAGTTGAAGATTTTCAATTATTCATGATGTTAGCTCCAACGCTTAATGTCGAGTCAACTAGAATTATTTTAGGAGATATAGACTTGTCTAAATTAAGACCATATAAAAATAATCAGAATGGCCAGATTGTCCTTGCTGACAAAGATACTGGGCTGATTATTGATATGCTTATTTATGAGCGTATTGTGAATTACTTGCGTAAAGTTCATGGGCTGAAAAAGAAAGTGGAACACGCGGGCAATAAATATACGAAAAAAATTCTTATTGAAGAAGACAGGATGCGAATTGAAGCAAACAAGAATAAACCTTATAAGTCTTTTTTAACTCCACTAGTTTCGTCTGTAAAGTGTCGTATGGGATATACAAAAGATTATGTTAGAAATATGCAGGTGTTTGAATTCTTTGACGATTAAGGGTCGAAAATTTGACCATTTACTTAGTCCGCTGTATTGGGAAACTATACAGTGTATCTCTCTGAATTGCTGGAAACTCCTTAGAGCTGTCTTGCTACAACGTGGCCTGAAAGGGCGAGCGTGAATGCTTGAAAAGTAGACAGATTGGACAATCAGCAGCCAAGCTTTTTGTGTATTATGTCTAATTGACAATACAAAATTATTGTATATAATATACATGAAGAAGGTTCATCGACCATAGACTGAAATGTCTGTAGAAGGAAGTCCTTCGAAGTTGAGAGCGCCTAAGTCGGAAGATATGGTGAATGATATGGTCAATACTTATATGAAAATATAAGAAAAATTATTTATATTATTTTGTTAAAAAGGACAGGACAGCGGGTTGCAAACCGTTTCATCAATGCTCCTAACATAATGATTACTGTCTTTTTTATAATTCATTTTTTAGGAGGAAATTGATTATGGGTAGTAAGATACCAAAAAACGAGTATGGAAAAATTGTTGATATGTATGTTAATGGATTTAGTCAGAAAGAAATAGGGCAACAATATAATGTTAGCGGAACTGCTATAGGATATATACTCAAACGAAACAATGTCGAGTGTAAAAATCGTAGATATAAATTAAATCTTAAAGATGATATATCTGAAATTATTCGGCTAAGAAATAGTGACAGTTCACTTACAGAAATTGCAGATATGTTTGGGGTTTCGTCTAGTAGAATTGGACAAATTTTAAGAAACAATGGAATTAACACTCCAAATAGTAGAAATTTGCAGTTTTCGTATGATGAAGTATTGTGTATGTATAATATGTATTTGTCAGGTGTTTCTAGGGTTGATATTGCAAAAAAATATAACATATGCGCAGATAGTGTATACAATTTGTTTTTAAAATATGACCTTAAAGTAAAATCGTTGTCTCACGCGAAACAACGGTACAAAATTAATGAAAATTATTTTGATAAAATTGATACTCCGAATAAAGCATATATTCTTGGGTTACTATGGGCCGACGGATGTAACATGCCGGAGAAGCATGAGATAAAAATTTCACTTCAAGAGAATGATCGACATATATTAGAGAGTATTAAAGAAGAACTTGAATTTGATAAACCATTATCTTTTATTGATTATACGAAAAAGAATTCTCGCTATAAAAATCAATATGCTCTTGTTATATGTAATAAACATATCTCTGAAAGATTGAATTTATTAGGAATGACAAAGGCAAAGAGTCTAACTCTTGAATGGCCACAATGTATAATTCCTGATTTGTATAGACACTTTATTAGGGGATATCTCGATGGAGATGGATGCATATATGTTGGCAAAGGTAATTCTGAGGTTAGCTTTGTTGGCACCATTATGTTCATTCAAGAACTACGAAAAATTTTGCAAGAAAATTTAGGAATAAATTTGTCGATCAAAACGCAAAAGTGCTACAAAGATGTGACTAAGATTGGAACTGTGCATGGGAATATACAAATACATAAGATATTGGAATGGATTTATCAAGATTCAGATTTAAAATTAACAAGAAAGTATGAAAAGTATCAACAATTTTTAAATAGTATAAATAATTCTTGTATTGCTTAACGAGCAAAACAAGTAATATAATAGGTTCAAAGACTTCAAATTATTCATAATAGTGATGCATTATTATCCGCTACATACAGCGGAATGATTGACACTAAGAAAATAAATAAACAAGAATTAAATTGGATGAGAGAGCTAGATAAAGACTAGCTCTTTTATTATATTAAAAATTAAAAATATTATTTTATGGAGGTAATTTATTATGGCATTTGATATGAATAACTTTGTCATTGATAGAGTTGTGCGTGGCGTCGCTCTTTCACAGACCGACGATTCTGTTATGTTCGCACTAAACCAGATTACTAACCCCAGCCTATCTTGTAGCTCTGAGAGCACAGACGCGGTGGATGCTTTAGGTACGCCTCTGGCAACATTTTATAGAAGTAAATCAGCCGAGTTTTCTGCCGAAAATGCAATTTTCGATATGTCACTAATGGCAGCACAGGTTGGTTCTGCAAAGCAGGTCGCTTCTGACTCTGATAAGATTACGACTCCTGCTTTTGAGACTATTGATATTGATGGCACTTCTGCTACTTATACTCTAAAGCACGTTCCTCTTGAGGAGATTAAGACCATTTATGCCTTAAATGGTGACGGTACTCTAGGCACTGTCTTTACAAAGAGCACTTCTGCTTCCGCTTCTAGTTTTGCAATTAGCGGCAGTACTCTTACTCCTCCTACTGGTCTTAAGAAGGGCGACCAGCTATTCGTGATTTATGAGTACGAGTCTTCTCAGGCAGTTGCAGTTCTTAACTCTGCTAATAACTTCCCAACTGCTTGTAAGTTTATTCTTGAGGTTCTTGGCTGCGATGTGTGTGATCAGACGAAGATGGTCTTCGCATATCTCATCTTCCCGAACTTCAAAATTTCGCCAGACTTCGACTGGAACATCCAGTCCGACGGAACTCATCCATTTTCTGGTAAAGCTATGCAGGAATATTGCGATAAGAATAAGAGATTAGAATTAATAGCCGCTTAAGGCAAATTATGAATAGTTTCCGTATAAAGTAATTTATATGATAAATAACACATTGAAATGCTGGAATGCCCTAAAGCTCATATACCAAAGCGGAAAGATGAAAAATGCTTAGACGTAACGGTTGTGAAAACAGAAAAAAGTTATGAGATAGACACACGGTTAAATCCTAAATGTCTGTTCAAATGGGTAATCAGCAGGTAAGCTTTGAATAGAAGAAACCTCAACGACTATTCCCGTTAAGGGAAGTACACAGCAAGCGTTTGGCTGTGGAAGTGGTGTGCCCCATGTTGATGGGTGAAGATATAGTCTATTCTTTGTTGAAAGACAAAGGACTTCTTATGAAGTCGGACGAGTGTAGCGACTTGTTTTAATATAAAGTATTCCAGATTATTGTTCCCGGCGATGAATAATTTGATATGGGGAGAGTCTCCTTACTCTCCCCATTTTTATTATATAAAAAATTTAAAGGAGGAAAACTAAAAATGCAGAACGTTAGAAAAGCTCGTAAGTGCATCTGTTGCGGCAAAGAATATAGCTACTGTGGCAACTGCGCCAAGGATCGCTATAAGCCAACATACTTTGCACTTTATTGCAGCGAGAATTGCCACGATGCATTTTCCGCAGCAAACGAATTTAATTTTGGGCACATCTCTAAGGAAGAAGCCCAGAAAAAGCTAAAGGCATGCGATCTATCTGAGCTTGACTCTTTCAATGAAATTGTCAAGAAAGATATTAAAAAGATTATGGCCGAGCCAGAAGAGAAGGTTGCTCCACAGCAGCAGTTCAAGAAGGCGCAGGCTTGAAACATAAAGTAGTTAAAACAAAATAAAATTCTATGGGATATTAACTACTTTAAAAAGATGTTAATATCCTATTTTTTTTAGCCGCTAGGTACATGACACGTGGATGTATCTGGTGGCTTTTATATTGGAATAAAAGGAGAAAAGAAACAAATGGTTAAGAGCACAATTACAGGGAAGCAATACAACCCTGATAACAGCTCGGTTGTTTATCTGAGCAATTTTCAGCAGATATATAAATATTTGTGTGCTGGTGCGGAAGAAGATTTAGTAGACATTCTATACACAAACACTAGGAACAATTGTCTAGTTTTTGTATTTAAAAAGTCGAGCAAGGTAAAGCATTTATACGAGCTATGGAATAATCATGAGCTGTAAAAATTATATACTTTATAAGATTTATTATGGGAATGAGCTTGTGTACATAGGCAGAACCTCACAGGACTTGATTGATCGTTTGAGGTTGCATTTTTTTGGGAAGCCAATGGTGAAGAAACTAGATATTATTGCTACGACACGTATAGAATACACTGTGTGTGATTCAGAGGCAGATATGTTCTTATTAGAGATCTATTTGATAAACAAATATAAGCCTCGCATCAACAGAGATGACAAGGCGCATGATGAACTTTCTTCGCATTTATATCTTCCTGAGCCAAAATTTTATTCATATTACAATCCACTGTTAGATAAGTGGAAAGAGAAAGAAATAGAACATATTGTTGACACTGCTCCATTGGATTATATTGATGGAGAATCAATATGGTTTTAAAACTCCATACAAAGAAAGGAGTGTGAGGCATTATATGTCTAATGTTTACGCGAGAATTAAATTAGCTGCAAATCACAATCAATTAATTCTTGTAAAAGATCAGCCACTAGCTGCTGGAAATTGCAATTCTATTTTTATTGAATTTGCGCTAAGAACAGATGACTGGCTGGCTTGTGAAGACCTAAAAGCAGTATTTAATAATTATTATGTTAGAAGTCTTAATGAAAGACTAGTATGTGATATTCCGCCAGAAGTTTTAGCCACTCCCGGAGAATTTGAAGTAGGGCTATATGGTGTTAATGACACTATTCGTATGGCTACGAACAAACTTGAATTTCATGTTGGAGAAGGCACTTATGGAGGAGTGTTTTCAGGATCAAGTGGCGGGTCGGATAATCCGGGTGGATCTGATGATCCTGACCGTTTGATTATATATGATGGTGGCGGTGTTCATGGTTATTAAAAGGGGGTGAACAAATGGAGACAACCACTGTAAAAACTGTTTTTCAGTTCAGAAGGGCAACGACTGATGAATGGGAAATTGTTAACCCTATTTTAAGAGAAGGCGAGCCAGCATATGACATTACAGCAAAAAAGCACAAAATTGGTGATGGGAAAAGCAAGTGGAATGAGCTTCCATATGCAGAAGGCAGTGGTGGCATTTCTGGAGATATTAATTGGGAACAGATTGTTAATGCGCCGACAAAGCTTAGTCAGTTTGAGAATGATTTAGATATTCCAGATTCTAGTTATATAGACACAAAGCTAGAGCAGAAGGCGGATAAAGATCACAATCATGATGGTGTATATCAGCCAGTTGGAGATTATTTAACAGAAGAAACAGATCCGACCGTTCCTGCATGGGCAAAGCAAGCAGAAAAACCGATGTACACATATGAAGAGATTCAAAACACTCCAGACTTGTCTGGTTGTGCTACGACTGACTATGTTGATAGTGAGATAGAAAAAGTAAAGTCTGGAATTGAAAAGTATGATGATACAGATGTCAAAAATCGTATTTCTGCGAATGAAAAATCCATTGAGGCGTTGTCTGGAAACGGAGAAGGCTCTGTTAAAGAAACTGTAGCTAATGCAATTGCTGAGGTTGTTAATGGGGCACCAGAAGATTTTGACACCCTAAAGGAAGTTGCAGATTGGATTAAAAATGATACTACTGGTGCAGCAAAAATGGAGAGTGACATTGCCAACCTTAATGAGAAGGTAAGCAATATTTCTTCTGGGAAAGACCCACTATTTATTTCTGCGCAAAAATTTCATAATCGCCCCGGAACTGAGTTGGCATATGATGTAGACGCAAAAGATTTTAGCCGTGTTGCGTCTGTTGGAGAAAAGGCGAATCTTTTAATTACAAATGCAGAAGATGCAGAAGGTGTGTGGTCATATTTTTGTGAAGCAACAGTTGAATCAATTCCTTTGAAAGACGAAGAAGGGAATGCTTCTATTTATGCGGTAAGACTTTCGTCTATTTGTGATTTAACTCCAAGCAACACTGGGTCTTTGTCTGTGACCTCTGTCAATGGTAAGACTGGGGCGGTTGTTCTTGAAGCTTCTGATATTATCAAGAATTCTACAGATAAAAATAAGATTTCTATTTCTTCTGACGGCACGTTGGAAGTTAATTCAATTACTATAGACAAACTTGTACAAGAAGAAACCAATGAACTTGTTATTGATGGCGGAAACGCCTAATTTTTAAAGGAGGTTTTTTGAATATGGCAACTAAAACACTAAGCACAAGAATTGTCATGAGAAACGACACCGCAGAGAATTGGACTACAAAGAATCCAGTTCTGCTCAAGGGCGAGTTTGGTGTCGAAACTGATACGAACAAATTTAAGATTGGTGATGGCAATAAGGCATGGGCTGATCTTGATTATGCTGGCGCTGATGAGGCCGCAATCGAAAATATTATTGCACAGAATAGGGACAGTCTTTATAAGTATACTCGTACTGATGCTTCTCAGTCTGATGATGCAGCAATTGCCGCAGCTCTAGGTTCTAACGCTGCCGTGCAGGGCGATATTGTCGTGATTACAACTACTGTTGAAGGCAACGCTTACGAGCAAAGTGCATTTATGTATGATGGCACTCAGTGGGCATCAATGACTGGCAATGTTGGCGCTGACAAGGTTATTCTACAGGACGACATTGTTATGGCTGGTAACTACACTCAGGTTGGCAATATGACTAAGTCTCAGAATGGTACTGCTACCTTTGCGACGAAGGGCAAATCTGTCTCCGACGCACTAACTGAGATTTTCTCCAAGCGTCTACAGCCCGGTACTCCTACCGCTCCTGCTGTGACTCTTACTTTCGGTCAGGCTAAGGCATATGAGGTTGGCACTACTGTAACTCCAACTTATTCTGCTTCTCTAAGCGCTGGTTCCTATACCTATGGCCCTGCAACTGGTATCACTGCCACTAGTTGGGAAGTCACTGATACTGCTGGCAACTCTGCAACCACTGCTTCTGGCAGCTTTGCTGAAGTTGTTGTTGCTGACGGCACCAACTATAAGATTACTGCAAAGGCTACTTATGGTGAAGGTGCTGTTGCAAAGGACAACCTTGGCTCTGATTCTAGTCCTGTAATTAAGATTGCTGCAGGCTCTGCAACAAAGACTTCTGGTGCTATTACTGGTTATCGTAATACTTTCTATGGTTCTGTGACAGAGAAGGCCGAACTAACTAGCACAATTATTCGTGGGCTAACTAAGTCCAATAAGGCTCTTGCCAATGGTAATTCTTTCACGGTTAATATTCCTGTTGGTGCGAAGCGTGTGATTTTTGCTTATCCCGCAACTCTACGTGATGTCAGTTCTGTTAAGGACGTTAACGGCCTAAATGCAGAGATTAAGAGTGCTTTCACCAAGACAACTCTAACTGTTGCTGGTGCGGGCGCTGATGCCGGTATCGAGTATAAAGTTTATACTACGGATTTTGCTGATCCTGTAGCAAAGGCAAACTCCTATACTGTGCAAATTTAATTGAAGGAGGAAGACAATTATGGCAATGACTTTTGGTACACTTGATTTCGCTGTTGCTTTTAATCGCCAGACGGCTTTTCCTCTGGACGCTAAAAGCTATTTTGAAAGCCTAGAAGCTGCTCAGACCGCTGCTGCATCTGCACAGGAGGCTGGTAGCTCTGAAACTACATATTATTATGGCCAACAGATTGCTGTTGTTGAGAGTGGCAAGGCTACTCTTTATGTAATTCAACCTGACAAGACTCTAAAAGAGGTTGGCGGGAACATCCTTATTGACGAGAATGCCTTTGTTAAGGGCGAGGATGGTAAGCTAAGTCTGCTTGGTTTTGCTGACGCAGTTGGTGGTGCCCAGCTAGTTAAGACCGAGGATGGTAAGGTTTCATGGGTGAAGCCAGACACCACAACTGTTGAAGGTCTTTCTACTGCTATTGAATCTCTAAAAACCACTGTTGGCGATGACAAGAGTGGTCTGGTTAAGCAGGTTGCCTACAATAAGGCGGCAATTGATACTCTTAATGGCGCAAGCACTGTAGAAGGTTCTGTTGCATATCAGATCGCACAGGTTGTCGCTGGTGCCGATGAGAGTTTCGACACTCTGAAGGAGATTGCTGATTGGATTACGACTCATAAGACTGATGCCGCATCCATGAATTCCCAGATTAATACTAATAAGGATGACATTGCTGCTCTTAAGACAAAGGTTGGCGAGACGTCTGTTGCAGACCAGATTGCTGCTGCTCTTAAGGATGGCGAGTCTGACAAGTATGCTCTGGCAGACGATCTATCTACGGCAAACGGTAAAATTACAGCTCTACAGGGCCTCGTTGGTGAAACCGCTGTCGCTACTCAAATTAGCGACGCTATTGATGGCGCTCTCAAGGTTGATGGTGCAGAAAAGTATGCACTAGCATCTCATATTCATGAAATTGCCAATGTTACTGGTCTTCAGGCTATTCTTGATGGCAAGGCCGCAGCTTCTGATGTTGAGGCACTACAGTCTACTGTTGACGGTCTAGAAGCTAAAGCCCATGAACATGCTAACAAGACTGTTCTTGATGCTATTACCGAAGATAAAGTTAGTGCTTGGGACGCTGCTCAAGCCAACGTTATTGAGTCTATTAAGCTTAATGGCGCGGCCATTGCTCCCGCTGCTGACAAGAGCGTTAACATTGCTATTCCTGCTGCAACTGCAGAGGCACTTGGTCTAGTTAAGGTTGATGGCGAGAGTATTGTTGCTACCGATGGTGTAATTAGTGTTAACGCTATTTCCACTGACAAGCTTGTTCAGGGTTCGGACACGCTTATCATGGATGGCGGCAATGCTTAATTTATGTTTGCAAATTAAAGGAGATTGATGAATATGGCAAATAAGACTTTTAATACACGTATCAAAAACAAGATTGATACTTATGCAAATTGGGTCGAGAAAGATCCTGTGCTACTAAATGGTGAAATCGCTGTTGTCGTCATTCCTGCTGAGACTGGCGCTGTGCAGGGTGAGCCTGTTACTCTGTTTAAAGTTGGCGATGGCACTAAAAAGTTTAGTCAGCTAGACTTTACTGGCGCTAAAGCAGCAGACGTTTATAGTTGGGCAAAGGCGTCAACAAAGCCAACGTACCAAGCTTCTGAAATTACTGGCCTTTCTGATTACATTTCTGGAGAAATTCAGGATAGCGATACGCAATATAAACTAGAGGCAGACGCGGACGATGGTCATAAGTTCTATCTATATTCTAAGCCACTAAACGGCTCTTGGGGCTCTACTCCTGTCAGCACCATTACAATTCCAGAGACTGTCTATACTCTAGTAGAGGGCACTGCTAATGGAACTGTAAAGTTTAATGGTACTGACGTTAAGGTTCATGGTCTTGGCTCCGCAGCTTATACTGCTGCAGATGCCTATGATGAGTCTGGTGCGGCTGACGCAGCACTAGCTTCTGCTAAGTCTTATGCTGATGGCAAGGATTCTGCTATTGCTGCGGCAAAGAAAGCTGGCACTGATGCTCAGAGCTCTGTAAACGCTCTATCTGGCAAGGTCGGAGATGTTACCGATGGCAAGACAGTTGTTGAAATGATTGCTGACGCTCAGGCTGCCGCGACTTATAATGATACTGCTGTTAAAGCTTCCATTAAGTCTAACGCTGACGCTATTGCTACTCTAAATGGTGCTTCTACTGTTGCTGGTTCTGTCGATAAGAAGGTTGCAGATGCTATTAATGAGTTTGCTACAAAGGTTAGCGAAGATGGTACAGTCAATACTTTTAAAGAGCTAATTGACTACGCTTCTACCCACCAAGGTGAATATAGCACCCTATCTGGTGAAGTTCAGAAGAATACTACTGCTATTGCTACACTAAATGGTAAAGATACCGATGCCGGTTCCGTCGCAAAGACTGTTAAGGACGCCGTTGACGCCGCCAAGGCTACTCTTCAGGGCAATATTGATGGCAAGGTTGACAAGGTAACAGGTAAGGGTCTATCTACTAACGACTATACTAATGACGAGAAGACCAAGCTAGAAGGTATTGCCGATGGCGCACAGGTCAACGTTATCGAGTCCGTTAAGGTGAATGGCTCTGCACTTGCAGTTTCTGGTAAGGCAGTTGCTATCACTGTACCTACTGGCGCTCTGGCTGATAAGAACGAAGTTGCAGAAGCAGATCTTGCTGCAGCACTAAAGAATAAGATTAATGGCAAGGTTGATTCTGCTAATTGTGGCGACATTATCTCTCATGACGCAGCAGAGTTTGCTACCGCAGGACACAACCATGACACTGTTTATTCAAAACTAGGCCACAATCATAAGATTGAGGATCTAGAGCAGGAGACTTATATCATTTTTGATTGTGGTTCGGCATCTAGCGTTATCTGAGTGGCATTGCCTCTTAACATTAAGTAGTTTTATTTAATAGGAGAGGCAAAACGCCTCTCCTATTTTTTTAAGACTACACAAAGGGGGAACAAAATTAATGGCTTTCATAAACAAGGTTACTGTTAGAGGCAAAACATACAACCTAGAGAACTTAACAGATGGCTCGCATGTTGTTAAGCTTCCAACTCTAAATGGCGATGATGTATTCGTGACAGAAAAGACGCTGGGGCAAGGAGTAAAAGTTTCGGCGCTTACGAATGGCACTTATACTGTCAGCTTGCCGTCTCTAACTCAGAACGACACATTTGTTGTTCAAAGCAGACAAAATCAAATTAACAACAATAAAGTAGACAAGGTGTCTGGTAAGGGATTGTCTACTAATGATTATACAGACGCAGAAAAGGATAAACTTAAAAATTTAGAAAATTACACTCTGCCTACTGCCTCAGAAAACGTGCTTGGTGGCGTAAAAGCTGTTCCAAAAGCAGACGATATGACGCAAGAGGTTGGTGTTGATGCAGGTGGCAAATTATATACAAAATCAGCAAAATCTGATATTGATGCGGCACTAGCTGATTTTCATTCTTATAGCATTGAAGTCGTCGACGAGCTTCCAGATTCAGGCGAAGACTACACATTCTATCTTGTTCCAAAGGCGTCTGGTAGCGGTTATGAAAAGTATTGGTGGATTACGGATAATGATGGCAATCAAAAGTGGGATGAATTTAAAGGAAGTTCCACTCTTGTAGTTACTGAGCTGCCGCAAACTGGTGATGTAGAAACTGATTATATCCTACATTCAGATGCAGGATGTTTTTATTATAAATGGATTGACAACTCTTGGCAAATGATTGCAGGGACTATGGCGAATGTAGTAGAGTCGTTGCCTGAAACTGGCAATGAATTTACTGATTACTATGTTAAAAATGACGATGGGCTGTACGTGCATTATCGTTATATTAATGATAAGTTCTGCATTATCGGTGGAGACAATTATACAAAATCTCAAATTGACAATAAGGTTTCTACACTTAAGGCATCTGTAGATACAAACGCACAAAACATCGAAGCAAACACGACTAACATTGCTTCTCTAAGTAGAAATATTGATACGCTAAGACAAACCGTTGACGGTATCGACACAGAAGGTTATACATACTATGCTACATATGGAAATGCTACTCTAGCAACTGGCGAAGAGAAAGAGAATGTTTTTACACTTTACGAAGTTAAAGACGAAAAAGAAGAAGTAAAGAGCCAGTTCGTAATTACTGGTGGTGGCGGGGGCTCTACTGTTACCACTACTCTTAAAGTTGAACGTATTACTGAGTCGCCGGTTATTGTTACTACAACAGACAAGGTAGAGATTAGCTTCAATTATTCTTCAGTGGATAGTGATGGAGAAGCTGTTGATGGCACTTACACTTGGAAGTCTGGCAGCACCGTTCTATCTACTGGCGCGTTGGTTCAGGGCGTGAATACGTTTGACATGTCTGATTATACAAACATTGGCACTCAGAAGTTTACTTTGACGGTTGTGGATGCCGCTGGCACTACTGCTGTTAAGTCTTGGACTGTGCAGAAGGTAGACGTAAGACTCGAATCTTCGTTTAATGACAAGATTACATATCAAGCAAATAGTGCGGTCAATTTCACATACACTCCATATGGTGCAGTAAATAAGACTGTGCATTTTGTGCTTGATGGCGTTGAAATTGGAACTGTTTCGACTGGTTCCTCTGGTACATTGCAGTCTTATACAATTCCAGCTCAGGCCCATGGTGCACATCTATTCGAGTGCTATATTACAGCAACTATTAATAGTAAGAGCATTGAAACTGAGCATATTTTCAAGGACATTATGTGGTATGACGAGAATAGTGATGTTCCTGTTATCGGATGTGTTTATAGATATGACCATTATGGCAAAGTAACTGCAAAGCAATATAATTCAACGAATATTCAGTTCTATGTTTATGATCCGAAGACGGCAACTCCGACTGTTACAAGAAGTGTTGATGGCAAAGTTGTTGCGACTCAGGTCATGAGTGGCAATTCTGATGTCTGGGCGTATAAATCTTCTGATGTTGGTGAGCATACCCTGCTCATTACTTGCAGAAATACAACTGTTAAAATCATTATGAATATTGAGGAGCTCGGTATTACTATCGAGCCAATTACTGCAAATTTGGCATTTGATTTCAATCCTACTGGACTTTCAAATAGTGACGAAGACAGACTGTGGAAGGATACTAATACTGATGTTGCAATGACAGTTTCAGATAACTTCGACTGGAGTAATGGCGGCTATCAGATTGACGAAGATGGAAACCAGTATTTCTGTGTTAAGGCTGGAACAACTGCCACTATCAATTACAAGCTTTTCGAGAGAGACGCGAGCGTTTACGGTTCTGAATTTAAATGCGTTTTTAAAACTACGAATGTTAGTAATGCAAACGCTACATTCCTGACCTGTCAGGCAGACTCTACTGTTGTTGGCTTGCAAATGAACGTTCACGAGGCGTATTTAAAATCGAGCATTAAGAATCTATATATCCCTTATAGTGAGGAAGACATTATTGAATTTGAGTTCAATATTAACACAATAGACAAAGATAATTCAGATGCAACTGCGGTTATTATGAGTTATGAAGATGGTGTTGGGCTAAGACCTATGATTTACGACTCAACGCACAGACTATATCAGTACGAGCCGGTGCCTATTACTATTGGTTCTACAGACTGTGATGTCCATATCTATAGAATGAAAGCTTATAGTGCTTCATTGACTGACTCTAACATTTTATCAAACTTCATTGCTGATGCAAGAGACTCTGATGAGATGATCGCAAGATATAACCGCAATCAGATTTATGATGAGAATAATGCGCTAACTCCTGAATCTGTGGCAAACGCCTGTCCACAACTAAGAGTTATTAAGATTGAGTGTCCTCGTTTTACTAAGGACAAAAAGGACTTTGTAAAAGGCGTAAATGTCGAGTGCATCTATAAGGGTGGAGACCCGGTGCTAGATAACTGGAAGTTCATGAACACCTATCTTTCTGGACAGGGCACGACTTCTAACGAATATGGTTACGCTGGTAGAAATATTGATATTATTGCTTGTGCTGACGGCAAGAAGCAGATTATTAGCAAGATTCCTCTGGACACGAGCTATGTAACGGAGCTTATTCTTGGTGATGGAACGAAGTATTCTGATGGCTCTGGTAAAATTACTCTGACGAGGACGTCTGTCCCAGCCAATTGGCTTAATATCAAAGTAAATATCGCAAGTTCTGAGAATGCAAATAATGCATTGTTGCAGAAGCGTTATAACGATTACCTCCCATACAAAACTGTTGCTATGGAGAATGACCCCAAATGCAAGAATAGTATGGAGTTTCAGAATTGTATAGTGTTTATCAAGGAAACCGATCCTGATGTTTCCAAGCATATGGAATTTAAGGACAATGATTGGCACTTCTACGGGCTGGGAAATATTGGTGATTCAAAAAAGACCGACGCTACGAGAGTTAATGATGTCTCTGACCTAAAAGAGTTTGTAATTGAAGTCAGTGATAATACTCTACCTAATAGCACTTTCCAAACTGGTGTAACCGACAGTGAAGGTAATATGGTTTATCCTATCACTAAAGACCAGTGGAAGGCTGGCAATACCGCATACGATGCTCTTTATAATGATTGGGACGGTTCCTTCGAATTCCGCTACGAAATGGGCGGAGAGACAAAAGACGGTATGACAACCGCTACTACTGAAGAGCAAGAAGCACAAAGAGCATTAAACAAGCAAGTATGGCGTGATTTCTATGAATGGGTAATTACCTCTACTGATGAAGAATTTGTTTCTCAGCTCGGAGATTGGGTAATTAAGGATTCTGCTCTGTATTGGTATGTATTTACAGAAAGATACACTATGATTGACAATCGCGCAAAAAATTCTTTCTATCATTATGCAAAATGTAAAGACGGCAAATATCGTTTTGAATTATGGGACTATGATAATGACACGAGTTTGGGAATAAATAACAGTGGCGAGCTTACCATGACATATGGTAAAGAAGACACTGACTATAGAACTGAAGGCGACAAGTCTTCAGGATACGTATTCAACGCAGCAGACAACGTGTTCTGGTGCAGAATTCGTGATTTATTCCGCAACGACCTTGCAATAATGTATCAAACTCTTGAAGGAGAAGGCTGCTTTAGCGATACTTCTTTAATCAATGAATTTGACAATTGGCAAGCACAATTCCCAGAAGAACTTTGGAGACTTGATATTGAGCGCAAATACTATCGTACATATCAAGGCGGGGGCCTCAATGCCGGTGCAACTCCAGAGCCAACCAGACGTTTCTTAGAGTCTATGATGAATGGCCGTAAGAAATATCAGCGTAGACAATTTGAGCGAGATCAAGCTGCTTACATGGGAACAAAGTATCTGTCTACAACTGTTAAGGCAGACCAGATTATGTTTAGATGTAATACGCCATCTGGTGTAGTCGTTGCACCTAATTATACTCTAAATATTGTGCCTTATTCAGATATGTATCTGTCTGTGTTATTTGGCAACTCTCCAAGCGCACAGCAGATTCGTGCAAAGGCAGGACAGTCTTATGAAATTCAATGTCCATTTACCAAGATGGATGATACGGCAGTACTAATTTATTGTGCTTCTCGTATTCAGGCATTGAATGACCTTTCTGCTTGTTATATCCATGATAATGATTTTAGTAAGGCTTCAAAGCTGAAGACGCTTGTAATTGGCAATAAAACTTCTGGTTATTCTAATGCATTCTTAACCAATCTAAACCTTGGCAACAATGCGTTACTTGAAGAACTGGACATTCGTAATTGTCCTAATTTGACTGGATCTATCAACCTATCAAGCTGTGGCAACTTAGAGAAGCTTTATGCAGAAGGAACATCTGTAACTGGTGTGCTATTCGCGGCGAATGGCAAGATTGCACTTGCTCACTTACCAAGTACAATCAATAGCTTAAGCTTTAAGAATCTAAGTTACTTAACTGATTTGCAGGCGACATATGATAACCTTGAATCATTAACTATTGAGAACTCTGTAATTGATGCTTATCCAATTGTTGAGGATGCAATTGACACGTTGCAGACACTTCGTTTAACTGGTATTGACTGGACTGTGACAAGCACTGAATTGTTAAATGCTATTTTGAAGATGAATAACAATTTACTTGCTGGTAAGGTTCATATTGCTGGACAAGCAAGACAGAGAGAACTCGATGCTTATGCGGCGGCATGGCCTGATTTAGCTGTCACTTATAATGGTATTATTACTCAGTATAAAGTGACGTTTATGAATTCCGATGGTACTGCTATTAAAGACAAGAGTGGCAATGATTATGTTCAATATGTTGACCAAGGTGGCAAGATTACTGATCCTGTCGCAAGTGGTGAAATTGACACTCCGACAATCCCAAGTACCGCGCAGTATAATTATACCTTCTCAGGTTGGGATGGCATTGATGTAAATGTTACTGCTCCTGTAACTGTGACAGCAAAATATAGCGAGTCAGTAAGAACATATACTGTGCGTTGGTTCCAGCAAGCAGGCGTTGTTCTTGCGACCAAGACTGGCGTAGAGTATGGTGCTGTGGCAGAATATGAAGGCGATTATCCAACCATGAGCGACAATGAGGATTCTTATATTTATAATCTATTCACTGGCTGGGATAAGAGTACAGGCTATATTACTGGAGATACTGACGTTTATGCAAAGTGGGAGACGCAAAATGGTCTTCCATCGGCAGGAACTGACTTGAAAGATATGACTCCAGTGCAGATTTATGCTGTTGCAACGGCTGGTAGAGCTAATGATTATTTTGAACAAAAGGACTACTTCGATGTCCGCGTTGGGCAGGATTTCTCATTCTCGAATGTAACTGAGCATATGCTTGGGGATGAGCTTACATTTGATGGCACTTCCTCAAAAGTAGTAGATTCTGGCGTTAAGCTATTTGGCGCAGATTCTGGGTCATTTACAATGGCTATAGATTTTGAGTTTGGAGAGAATGTAGCCGATGCGACACTACTGTCTTGCTTTGAATATGATGGCTCTGAAGGATTTAGACTAAAGTATAATGGCACAAATCCAGAAATCCAGTGGGGTAATACTAGCAAAGTAGTAGGCAAAGGAGGCCAAAGAGATATCGTTGTGCTTCGTCACCGCAAGGGAGAAAGTAAACTTTATATCTACTCGTTTAACTCTGGAGCTTCTACAACTGGTGTTTATGCTGACGAAATGGCTTATACAGAGCTTGTGCGCAATCGTACAACTAATACTGAGGCGACAATTATGCTTGGTGGATTTAAGTTCCTGTCAAATGGAACAATTGATAGCGTAACGCTAGGTAAGGGAATAATTCACTGGGCAAAAGTATGGCTTGATGATATTGGAGACACTGCGGCTAGACAACTTGCTGCATGGCCGCATGAAACTTGGCGTTATGAATATTATGGTGATAAGAGATATAGATGTGCTCAGGACTCTAGTAAAATTACTGGAGCTTCATTCATTCCAGTGAATTTGCTATCTCTCACTCACAATATGAATTCTACGAATACCAACCTTGGTGGTTGGAATGACTCTAAGATGAGAGCGTTCTGTAATAGTAGAGTTTATGCGGCGTTCCCGACAGAGTGGAAGTCAATTATTAAGCAAGTTCAGATTCCTGCAACTGCTGGTAATATGGCATCTGATATTGTTTATTCAAAAGACTATGTATATCTACCATCGTATGTGGAAATGTTTAACACATCCGAAGCGCCATATAGTTCTGAGGGCAAGGCAATTGAATTCTTTAGCTCGTCTGCGGACAGAGTTAAGTCGATTGGTGATACGGCGAGTATCTATTATCTACGTTCGCCAGAAGTGTCGTACAATTCTTACTTTAGAGCGGTTGGCATTCAGGGTGATATGAGTAGTTATATGCCATCTAACAGATCTCATGGTATTTGCCCATGTATTTCTATTTAATGGAGGCGACGACATATGAGATATTATAAACTAATTAATAACAATGAATTTGTTGGTATCGGAACGTCGCTAGACATGCGTAGATTTCAAAGGAAGCATGGCATTTTTCTTGTATGCGACGAGTCTGAAGCTCAATACATGCAATGCAATGGTGCGATTTATCGTGCTACTTGGATGCTGCCAGCAGATTCCAATGCAAAAGAAGCCCCTGTGATTCAGATTACAGAGATTCCGCAGGAAGAATATGAGGCTTTATACAATGCTATCAAGGCCAATCAACAGATTGATATTGAACAAGACGAGCCTGAGCAAGACGAGACAAAAGATAATGAAGACAATGATATCACAATTGATTATGTAAAAGAAGCAAAAGTTAAAGAAATGAAAGCAGAATGTAACAAAATGATTACAAACGGTTTTGATGTTGAACTAAGTGACAATCAGTCGCATCATTTTTCTTTAACGGTACAAGACCAATTGAATTTAATTACTTCGTCTCAAATGGTTGCAGACGGGGCAGAAACAATTCCATATCATGCAGATGGGGAATTGTGCAAATATTATACTTCCGAAGATATGGAACAGATTATTGCCAAGGCAAATGCTTTCAAAACATACCATGTCGCGTATTTTAATTCATTAAAAACGTATATTGGTTCATTGCGTAGTATGGCGAAAGTTGCAGCAATTACTTATGGTAGTAGTATGCCAAGTAAATATCAGTCGGAAGTTTATATTGCTTTAAAGTCTGAATTAGGACTGTAATTAATAATAAGGGGTGCTTATCATATAGAGTGCCCCTTATTACAACAATGGAAAATAATGGAGGTGAAACGATGCCTTACATAAATACTGTGGACATTAACGGAACAACATACAATTTAGAAAATTTGACAGACGGGAATTATGTTGTTGATTTACCAGAGCTAAAACAGAATGGCGTATTTTTGCTTCAAGGAGATGTCGAGGATAAGCTGAATAGTTATCAGTCGAACAAACCACTTTCGGCGAATCAGGGCCGTATATTAAATGAGCAGGACAATCAGCTCGACACGAAGATTTCTAATTTAACAAGCTCTGTAAACGAAAAAGATACAGCATTAGAAAATGAAATTAAACAGTTGTCGGCGGATATGAAAGAAAAAGACGCAGAGCTTGATGGAAAAATTACAACGCTAACTAATAGTTCTGATCAGAAAGACACTGAACTAGACGGGAAAATTACAACACTAAGAAGCGACATGGAGTCTGGTGATACATCTACACTATCCAGCGCAAAGACGTATGCAGATGGCCAGTCTAGTACAGCTCTTTCTTCTGCAAAAGAATATGCTGATACTGCGGTTGCAAATAGCAAGACGGAGACTTCTGCTGAGTTTAACAAGAAGTTAGATAAGGCTGGTGGCAAAGTTTCTGGAGATTTAGAGGTTGCTGGTGCATTGACTGCGGATCAAAAGTTTTACGCAAAATATGGAGTCACAATTTGTCAGCGTGGAGATATCTCAAAAGAGATTACTGCTTTGTGCACAGGAGATAACGCTGGAAAATTTATTGGCAAGTCTGAAAGCGATCTAGCACGAATGGCGGTTGCTACTCCTGTGAATGATGACGATGCGGCCAATAAAAAGTATGTCGTTGATGCTATTGCTTCTGGTGGTTTTGGCGCACTAGATGGGGCTACATTTACTCCATCTGTTTCTTCCGAAGGCGTTTTGAGCTGGACAAACGACAAAGGGAAACCTAATCCTACAAGCGTAAATATTAAAGGGCCAAAAGGCGATGCGTTCACGTATGCTGATTTTACTTCCGAGCAGCTTGCTGCTCTAAAGGGAGCAAAAGGAGATAAAGGCGATCCCGGAGACCCACTATCTGTTTTAAATGCCTATCCGGTTGGCTCTATTTATATGAGTGTAAATAGCACAGATCCAAAAACGCTTTTCGGAGGCGGAACATGGGTTCAGATTCAGGGCAGATTCCTTTTGGCTGCAAGTACGACGTATAAAGCTGGAACAACCGGTGGCGAAGCGACGCACACGTTAACCACGGCCGAAATACCGAGCCACTACCACGACGAATACTTGGGTAACGATGGCGGATCGGACAGCGCGCCAAGC